AATAATAAATATATATAATATAATATATAATATAAAATATATATAATATAAATATACACCCACCTGTCCAATTTTCATTTTAAATTTATTTTTTAAATTATAATGTTAAATATTATATTGTTAATATATATATTGTTAAGTGTACTAATTTTGGGACTTTTTGTGTCCCAATTTTGGGACTTTTTTGCACGTACAGTCCCATTTTTGGGACTCTTTAAAAAGTGTACTAATTTTGGGACTATTTTCATTAAAAAGTCCCGCTCATGGGACTATTTTGAAAAGTGTCATAATTTTGGGACTTTTCCTCTTGACAAACAAAAGATTTTGTGGTATCATCACAATACAAAATTATAGGAGGTGCCAAATGGAAATAACAGTCAACAAAACAGAGTCCGACCAAAACAATCCCTATTGCATTGTGAATATTGCCGCCAACCGATGGGCACTTGAAACTTTGACAAAATCAGCCTACTGTTTATATATGTACTTTATGCAGAATCAGGACGGTTTTACTCTTAAACTTCGTCGTAACCATGCAATGAGTATTACTAATTTATCTAAATCTTCATACCATAGAGCAATGGCTGAACTCATAGAAAAAGGATATCTTATAGACTGCGGCGACGGTTACGAATTTTATGAAGAACCAGAGGAGGAATTATAATGCGTGAAATTTTGTTTCGTGGCAAAAGCCTACATAACAATAAATGGGTATATGGCGTACCAGTACCAATTGAAATTAACTGTGCCAAAACAGGCCGCATTGAAATGGTTAAATGTCATAGTTATGATGAGTTAGACTACTACTGCCTATTGTCAGAAGATGAAGAAGTTATCCCTAGTACTATTAGCCAAAGCACGGGCTTCAAAGATAGTAATGGCAAAAAGATTTTTGAAGGTGACATTATAGAATTTGATGGCTCAAATTCACATAGAGATTTAATCTGGTGGAGCAAAGAGATGAATATGATGGACGCCATTCCACTAGATGGTATTGAATTCAATGGATATGATTACTGGAACGGCAAGTATCCTAAATTTACATACTCAGATTTTTGTCTTATGATGCAAGATCTTTGGGGTGATTTTAAAGAAATAAATGTTATTGGTAACATTTATGATAATCTAGAACTATTGGAGGAACAAAAATGAATACTACATTATGCCCAATCTGTGGATACGAACTCAATTTCTGCCAATGTCTATTTGGTGGATCTGCACATCCTGACAGAAATAAAGAGCAAGACATTGTTCAAAATCATCTATACCTACTATCAGGCAAACAACTACTGCACCTTCTTAAGTTGCAAAGATATTGGCAGACTTCTTATGGTGATAAAGAAAGAGCTAAAATGCTAAAATGTCTTGAGGAGAATGGTACTGCGGCAATATGGAGATTTAAAGATGCAAACTGATGATTCCCTCTTGACAAATTTACCAATTTATGTTACAATTACAATACGAAATTAATGGAGGTATAAACATGGCACAACTTTATAAAATGACATTGTATGTCTGTGACCTAGAGGATAATTTATCTCTGAGCGAAATTAAAACCCTAATCAAGCAAGATGCCTTAGATAGCGTTGCTGTAAATTGCATCTGCCACTTTGCAGATGAACAAATTGGCCCACAAGTTGAATGGGATGATGATATTGATCTAAACTATATAGACTGCCCTACTTCTACTTGGGAAAAATATTTCAAGTAAACAATACAAAATTAAAGGAGTTAAAACATGAACGAATTAAAGCAATGCCCATTCTGCGGCGGAGATGCAGAAAAAAGATATATTAAAAGAAAGAAGCTATTTGCCTCTATGCGTTTTCCATACAACACCCACTATGTCTACATTCAATGCCAACTTTGTGGGGCTACGAGTAGAGCTTGTGTTACCGTCGAAAATGCAATAGAAGCATGGAACAGCAGAGTTAGTAATTACGCTAATCTTTTTGATAAACAACAAAAAATTGACATTACATAAATGAAGATTATAAGAGAACTTAGAAACCTTAGTATGACGACAAAACATGTAATGCTAAGAACCATAGTGAAAATGAATTGTATTCGGAGGATTTGTACTGATGAATGGAGTAACAATTCTTAATAGTTATGAATATTTAATTAATATGAGCAACATCGTGGTATCGATGTTTTTATGCATGGGGTTTATTGCGGCTTCAATTGTTTTATTTATTACATTGCTTAAACAGGGATTTAAAGACTCTTGGATTGAATCTGCTCTTCTTATTATCTGTGTAGGATTAGCTATTACTTGCGGTCGTCTTGCCCCAGAAACGAAATATGAAACTCTCTATCAAGTAACTGTAGATGATTCAGTTAGTATGAATGAGTTTCAAAACAAATATGAAATCATTAAAGTTGAAGGTAAGATTTATACTGTAAAGGAGCGTGTTAAATAATGGATGCTATAGAATTTATTCATGAAAGAAATCGTATGTGTGCAACATATGCGCCTAAACGTTGTAAAGGTTGTCCTGCTGACAATTATGGAGAAAGAGATACCGCTTGTATTATGATTGATAAAATTGATGCAGAGAAAGTTGTTTCTATTGTTGAGAAATGGTCTTCCGAGCATCCTCGTAAAACACGTCAGTCCGTATTTATTCAACAGTATCCTGAAGTAACTTTTAATTATGGAATAATTAATATTAAACCATGTCAAATGGTTCAAAATTATACTCATGGAAATTGCAATACAACAGACTGTCCTCAGTGTCGAAAAGAATACTGGATGCAGGAGGTGGATTAATATGGACGCTTTGGGATTTGTGAGAGAACTCAAGAGGATGTGTAAGTCCTACTATGATGCAGAAAAAGGATATTGTTCTGATGACTGTCCTGCTCAAAATTTTGATTGTATGTCTTTGGATCAACCTCAAGAGGATATAGAACGTATTGTTAAGGTTGTCGAAAAGTGGTCCCAAGAGAATCATAGAAAGACACGGCAAGATTTGATCTTAGAGCAATGGCCGAATGCAGAAATTTGTAGTGACAACGTGTTTAGCGCTTGTCCTAAAGTTTTTGACACTAATTTTGTTTGCCATTTTGACTTTAAACATAACACTTGTAATGATTGTCGACGTAAGTTCTGGAGCCAGGAGGTGGAGTGATGCGATTAACTATCGTCTTTAAGGACGAATTTGAGGAATATATGAAAAGGCAGTTTGGAGCCTTTACGAATCCCCAGGTATATCACGTGAAATCTGTACACATAGAAGATGGGTATCTTTGTTCCACGGTTTGGGACACGAAACGGTGGAACTTGGCTAATATTTCCAGATTTTACTGTGAGGATAGTTAATAATGTCTGAACGGAGGGTTTATACCGCAGACATACCGCAGTGGTCAAGGGACGGATGCCAGAGAGATTACAGACTATTGTCCGCACTGTGGTGGAAGTATGACAGTAAGCGTGTTTTACAGTTTCTCACGAGATTACAGAATCTGGATAGACGGGCAACCGCGAAAGAAATGCAAGAAGTCTTTTGAGGGTCCTATGGATGTTTGCGCTGCATCGTGTAATGATTGCAGTACCTATTTGTACTGAAATAATACCATTTGGGGCGAAGATGGTGTATTCGTTCGAGGCGAATGTGTTGGCATATGAGGAGAAGATGTAGGAGGTGTAGTGATGAAAATCAATAAACTTACTTGTGGATTATTTATGTACCGTGGCAAAAATTTCTGGCGAAACATTAAAGACATTCCCATTTTTTTTAAACGTATTATTTTTGTTCTCAAGCACGGATATTTTCCTATGGCTCTTTGGGAATTTGATGAATATTTTATTGATATCATGAAGGAAATTCTGGAGTGGTACAGAGATGATAGTCATGGTATTCCAATTTTTTCAATGGAAGAAAGTGACGAATGGAATAAAGCAAAGTGGGATTCAATTCTGAATCGCATGATTGAGCTGCTTGATTTTATGGATGAAAGAAATCCTATTTATCATGAACTTTGTAATTTCAAAGACCATGAGGCTATGAAGGAAAATGCAAAAGAAGAGTTTTTTAAGATTTTCTGTGAGCACTTTAATAGTTTTTGGGATTAAGGAGGTTTTATATGAATTTTTGATGATATGTATAATGGACTTAGATAATAATACAAAATTAATGGAGGCGCTTTATGGCAGAAGTTTCTGTAGAATTTATAAAGGGACAAAAATATTTAACATGGTATAGTGATGATTTTGCAACCATTAGGCATATCAAGAAGCTACAGAGTGAGCACCCTAATGATGTTGTGGTGGTTGCTGAGGATGAAAGTTCAATTGTTGTACATGTACCAGTAAGCTGGTTCCGTGAACCAAAACCAAAAGCGAAACGTGAAATGACTAAAGAACAGCGTTTGGCGGCCGCAGAAAGGTTGGCAAAGGGACGTAGTTTAAAACATACATAAATAATGTATAAAAATCACTCTATTTTTTAAGATAGAGATTGCCGAGTGTAATTTCATAGGTAAAATTTTCGTTTAAATTTGGACGATTCTTTTAGATAAATAACTTATAAGGAGAAAAGGTATGAGAATTGTATTTTTTATGAATAGCTTCATCGTAGTAGGTGATTGATATGGAACAGGTATTAAATTTGATAGATACTCGTATTTCCGCAGCAAGGGCGACTGGAAATACTACCGAAGAAATCTTTACAAGAACAATCAAGAACGAAATTGAAAGAATTATTCATCAAAGAGATGCTTATAAGAGTGCTTTAGAGAGTGTGTTGCAAACAAATGACGCCTTATTGAAGAAAATTGAAGAGCTAGGTGGTGAAATGTATGAATAATTTATGTGAAAATTGTCCGCATAATGGACCATATGGATGCATTATTAATCCTTGTGAGGATTGCCCAAATAATGATTTCATGATTAATGGGACAATTCCAATTGTACAGCCACTTCGTGAAACAACAGATCATATAACTAATACAACTTACACAACCACCACTACCGATTGTAAAACAATTACTGTGAATAGTAACAGTACAAACACTGGTGATGTATTCATAACTGGACTAAGTAATGATTTGCCAACTGCCGATGAATACCGTAAGGCTATTGGTGCTACATGTATTTATCAGAGAGAATGGTCTGAACCAAAGTATATTTGCCCAAAGTGTGGTGGTGGGATGTGTAAACATGAAAATATTGTGTTTTGCAGTAACCCTCCTAGGTATGAGTACAAGTGCAACAAATGTGATTATATAGAATACCAGCTTGGCTAAAAAGAATTGGAGGATGAAAAATTATGGCTTTAATTTTGACTTTTATCGGAGGCACGGTTCTTGGTTTTATGCTTTGCTCAATGCTGACCGTAGGTAAATTTGATGATCTTGCCACTGAAAACGAGTACTTGCGCAGAAAGTTGAGCGAAAATAACGATTGGGGGTATTAATTTTGGGTGATTTTAGAGAATATAGGGCAAAAACTAAAGACGGGAAGTGGATATATGGATCATTAGTGTTTGATGGTGTGTTTTATAGCATTTATCGTAATAGACATGCTATTTATGATGTTATTTCGTCAACCGTAGGACAATGGACTGGTTGTTATGATAAAAATGGAATAAAAGTGTACGAAGGAGACATTATTCGAGACGGAAATAGGTTATTTATTGTAGTTTTTGAAGCTCCATTATTTTGTGCGAAAGAAATTGATAAAAATATTTTTTATCTTCTTTCGTTAAAAGAGAATATGGAAGTAGTCGGAAATATTTATGATGATGTTTGGATGATGGATTTAAACTGATTGGAGGATGATATCGTGTATATTTGTTTGGATTGTGGATGTATATTTGAAAGTCCTCGCAAATATGTAGAAACTCACGGACTTGAATCCCCTCCTTATGAAGAATGGAACGGATGTCCGTCTTGTGGAGGAGTTTATACAGAGGCTCGTAAGTGTGTTGGATGTGAAAAATGGATAGATGGAGAGTTTGTTGAAATTATTCCAAGTCATGAGGTTTATTGTGACAGATGTTTTGAATTGAAAGATATAGAGGACTAAGTTCCAATATGATTGGAGTGATGACTATTGGCAAAACAGCAAAAGAATCAAATTTATGTATTAAAAATACATAGTGGTTATTTATCAAAACATAATTGGCACTTAGATTTTAAGTTAAGTGAAATTAGAAAGCAACCACAAATGGTTGTAAGTTTGGGGTCTTCACAAGTTCTTAGGTGGCTTACAAAGCTACAAAAGAGAGAAAATGATGATCTTAGAGCAACAGAAATCAAAAAAGATATAAAAAACATTAAAAAAATGGAGAATTCTTATGAAAATAAGCAAAAAATCAATGATTTATACAATGAATTGTATGAAAAACAGTTCCAGCAAGATTATTTGATGCTTATTATGGACTCTCCAAATGATTATAGATATGTATGTAAAAATAAGTTTAGTATCACCATTGACTATGGACATAAGCAAGAAACAGTAACATATGTACACCTTCTTGGTACTGCTGGGTCTATTAAAAAGAGCACAATTATGTTTATTAACGAAGATAAACATGATGAGATTATGCGTAGAATCAATAATGGTCGTTATCAGGGGCCAAAAGATGGCGAAGCTGTTAAAACTCATAATGGAATTGAGCTTGGTTATAAATTTATACCTGCAAAACTGTCTGCATATTTTGCACTGCAGTGTTCTGCTAGTATAAGCGTACCATGGCCAAGGATAATTGTTGTAAGCGACGCAGAAGTGAAGTTTACAGATAGAGTTAGAATTGTAGAAAATTCGGGCAATGATGAGAATCCCATATGGCCAACAGTATCCGAACCACAAGATGTTGAGATTGAAGCAGATGTTTCGGACGGAATGGGATTTATTTCGCCAGAAATGAGTAGTATTTGGGCGAAATCTTTAAATGAGGGCGAAGAACCATTGTCTGGCTACAATACAAGATGCGCTTTTGTTAAAGGAATGGTATTTACAGTACCATTTGTACAGTTTGCAGAGGAAGTCGCTCATACTTATATTATCACGGATGCATGGGGAGATAAGAGAGATATAAGGGACGCAGATGTGATTTTAACAACGTCTATGCTTAAATTGTGGGATTCTTATGATGGATTTGAAGATTATTACCAAAATTGCATGAAGAACGACTATGATTTCTGCATTGCAAAGAGTTCTCCAAGAGAATTGCGTAATGTTCATACTACAAACTATCAATATTTACAAGATTTTACATTCACAGACGAGCAAATTAATGATTTGGTGTCACCTACTGTTGCAAAAATCAAAGAATGTCTTGGTTTAGATTGGAAAAAGCTTATTTTATACATGTGTGGCACTGGTTTGGACGAAAAAAATGTTCTAAGTATAGACCCAATGTGTAAGTCAATTATGGCGAATCCAGAACTTGTAAAAGACCCATATATACGTTCAAAAGTCAGTAGAATGATACAAAAACGTATAAATTCTGCAAAGATTGGTGTTTTAGATGTAGCCGGTGACTATGCAATACTAGGAAATGACCCATATTCTCTTTTGCAGCATATTTTTGGTGTGGAAATTACAGGACTTATGAAAGCTGGAGAGTGTTATCATAAATACTGGACAGATAAAAATGTAGATGAAGTTGTTTTATTCAGAGCACCAATGACATCTCATGAAAATGTTCAAAAATTAAAAGTTGTTGCATCGGATGAGATGAAAAAATGGTATGGATATATTAAAACATGTTGTCTTATTAATAGTTGGGATACTACAGCAATGCGTCTGAACGGAGCGGATTAATAAAATGGTCCCCTTATATTGTGAAGTATAAGTGAAAACTTGGTGAACCTGTAAATACAGGGTGTGGCATATGCCGCTAACGGTGAAAGCTAAGTCTATAAAAAATACAAATTTAACAATACAAAATTAATTATGAAAGGAGGTTTATAAATGATAGAAGAAAAAATTATTACAATTAGAGAAGTCGATTATATTGTTTCTTCTGATGGAAAAGTATATAGCACAAATAATATTGGAAGAGCAAAATATCATAAAGAGATATCTCAGCGCAAGAACTCAGATGGGTATATGCAAATTACGGTTGGCAAGACTGGTCATCGAGGACAATATAGAGTACATCGAATGATTGCAGAAGCATTTATTCCTAATCCAGATAATCTTCCAGAGGTAAATCATAAAGATAATAATAGAACAAATAATTGTGTTGATAATTTAGAATGGTGTACACACGTGTATAATATTCAGTATTCTATTGATAGTGGAAATCATATCAGCACTTCTGATTTAACTGGTGATAAAAATCCAAATTACGGAAACCATACACTGAAGGAAAAATATAAAAATAATCCAGAATTATCAAAAGAGAATCAAAGTCGTCCTGGTTCTAAAAACGGACGAGCAAAAAGAGTTAAAATTTTTGATATTATTGAAAATAACGAACTGGAATTTGGATATATAAGAGCCGCTGCTAGTTATTTAATAATAAATGGTTTCACAGATGCTAAAAAAGTAGATTCTGTTATGAATAGACTTTCTGTTTGTGCGAAAAGCAACAAAAAGTATAAAAATAGATTTTGTGTTGAATTTGTTGGTTAATGTTTATGGATATGCTAATACCGTGCGAAGCCTAGAAATAGGAACGTGTAACGACTAGAGCTATTGCTCGTACTGTGGCAGTGAAAGTCCGCCATGGGAAGTGCCAAGCTTCTGAATTTTCAGAAGAAGAGATAGTCTATTCCCTTTAAAATATGGTGAAAGCCAGGGTATAAAAGTATGATTCAGATACAGTATTTTCAACGAATAATGATGTCTTATTAAACGCTTTTGAATATAAAGATACACTGATGTGTATTCAGAGTAAAATGCCAAAAAAGGTTCCTACAGATGAAGATTTTATTGAGTCGGACATAAATGGATTTGGAGATTCAATTGGAAGTGTTACCAATAGAGGCACAAACATGATATCCTTGAGGGAAAAATTTGATAAAGATAGCAAAGAATACAACAGGTTACAATATCGTATCCGTACAATGATGAATTATCAGCAAAACGCAATTGACCGTATTAAGGGTGTTGTGGCACAGCCTATACCAAAAGAATGGCTTCAGTCAAGATTCTCTAGACCAAAAGATGGGGATGACGAAGATACTTTGAGAAAAAAGGAGGTTGATTACAATATAGCTGCAGAAATTAAGCCGTGGTTTTTTATATATAGATATTCTCAGCTAAAATCTGAATTAGACAAGTATATGAAATCAGTAAAGTCAAATTGCAAGATAAGATTTGGAAAAACCTTAGATGATTTATATGCTTCTGATAGTAGAACCGAAGAGGAAGAAGCTTTTATATATAATTATGAGAAGTATATGCCAATAAGCAGAGCACCTGGCACGATGAATAGAATTTGTTGGAAGATTGAGGACGAATTTAAGACTACTAATGTTTTACCAGATATTGAATTTGATAGATCTATTTTGAAAAGTGACGCCAAGTATTCACAAGAAGAGTTCGATGCTATTAAGGAACTTTACGATGAATATGGGAAGGACTTGTTATTAATTTCTAAAGCAAGAACAAAGAATGAGACACATAACGAAGATGCTGAGATTGGTGTATTTCAATTAAAAGAAAGATTTACGGATGCTTGTTATTCTATATGCTCAAATGCTAAAATTTTGACTAACATTGTAATAGATATTTGTTATATATCAAATAAAAATAAATCATTTGCATGGGATATGTGTGGGGATGAAATTTTTAAAAATGTTTTAAAAAATAGTGGTGGAAAAATACAATTCCCAATTAAAGATGAAAATGGAGATATAAAATTTTGTGGAAATACATTTTCGTTATTTACAAAAAGAATGGATGGTGATGATAATGATGATTCTGAATGAGGAATTGTATGCCAAAAACCTGCTTTTAGGGAAAAATAAAGATATTAAGTCTGCTATTAAAAAGATCGGGTATATTACAAGATATAACACCCAAATATTAAACAAGGATGAGGGCGAAAACTACTCTTCTACCGTTCGATGGATGAATAAACATCAAAATAATTTTGATGAATCTAGTTATTCAAATGTTATATCTAAAGCTATAAAAGGTTCTAAAAAACTGCCTTTATATAAAATAGATAATATTTCTATTACTAAAAATGAGCTTGAAATAATAAAATCATTAAACAATATAAGAGAAGAAAAACTATTATTTGTCTTACTTTGTATGGCAAAGCAACAATTTGAAGTCTTTAAATTTACAGACGGATTGGTTAAGTATACAATCACAGATTTGTGTAAGTCCGCGAGAATTTCTGTACCAGCAGATGAACGAGAATATATTTTACATGATATTCTTATTAAGGGGCTTATTAGTTGCCCTAAAAAGAACGATACAAAATGTTTGCGAGTAAATTTTATAGAAGAAGGTGGAGAAATAGAACTTGTTTTAAATGAGGTTGATTGTCAAGAACTGGCCTATGTATATCTGAAATGGAAAAATGGAAGTGGTTTTAAACGTTGCCGGAGATGTGGTAGACTTATGAATAGCAGAAATAAAAAAGATCTTTGCCAATATTGTGAACAGTCTACTCAAGACAATAATTATATTTGGTGTATAGATTGTGGTAGTGAGGTTGAAGTAAGTGAATTTGACTCAAAAACATGTAGATGTAAAGAGTGCCAAAACAATGCTGATTTATTGAAATATAAGAAATATAACCATAAACGTAGAAACAAATTGACCACCTAACCTCAAAATTAACAATACAAAATTAATGCCGAAAGCCCAGTAATACCAATGGTTTGCTGGGTTTTCATTTTTTTATGTCGAGATAGAACTATATGGTCATATAAGACATAAAAATATAAACAGAATACAAACAAATGGAGGTACAAAAATATGGAAAATCTAGCCGTTGTAATTCCTAACAATGCAGCAAATCTACAACTCCCAGACCCAGTGCTTCGTGATTATTATAGAGACGAAGAGCAAAGAATCTATTGGGTAGATGGTGAAATTGATTCTTCCCTACTCGACTTAGTGAAGATGATTATGCATTGTAATAAAGAGGATAAAGACAAGCCAGTTGAAGAAAGAATGCCAATCAAGGTATTTATTGATTCCCCTGGCGGTGATGTACAGGCGTTATACACTACAATTAAGGCAATTGAAATTAGCAAGACACCAGTTTATACAATCAACTACTGTGGTGCTTATAGTGCCGCTGCAATCCTATTAACCGCTGGCCATAAGCGTTTTGCTCTTCCTGGTACAAGTGCAATGTTCCATCGTGGTTCTTGTTATTATGGTGGAGAGCAAAGCGTTGTTGAATCTATGAAGAAGTATTTTGATGCGCTAGATAAGAAAGTTGACGAGTTTTTATTTTCTCACACAAGTATTGATCAGAAGGTCTATAAGAGAAAGGCTTCTTCAGACCTATATATGGATGAGAATGAGTGTTTAAAGAATAATGTTATTGATAGTATTATATCTGACTTTGAAGAGATTATGTAACTAGGAGGATCTATATGGTAGCAAAAAAGAGAGCTGTTACAAATGAATATTCTAAAGATATACCCATGACTCTTGACGATCATCCATTCTTTGGAATTGTCCCAGATAAGGAACAGAAAGAGCTTATAGATGCCGTTTGGAAGAGAGATAAAAAAGTATTTCTCGTTGATTCAATTGCTGGATCTGGAAAAACTCTTATTTCTACCGCTCTAGGAGTGTTGATGGTTAAGTATGGGATATATGATAAAATAGTTTATATAACATTTCCTGGGATATATGAGAAGACTCAAGGATTTCTGCCTGGTGATTTATTGACCAAATCTGAACCATACTTCCAACCATTATATGATTCCTTAATTACTATTGGAGAGTTACCAGATCATGTTTGTAACACATCTGCGGTTGCATTAGAAAATGGAACGGCCTATATTGAGTGTGCAGTATCTACATATATGAGAGGAATTAATATTAATAATGCATTTGTGATTATTGATGAGGCCGAAAATGCAGATTTGCAAACACTAACTAAAGTTATTAGCCGTATTAATGATAATAGTTCTGTAGTTATTATTGGAAATATGATCCAATGCGATATGTATGATAAAACAAAGTCTGGATTTTCTGCGTGTATAGATTATATGACGAAAGAACATTTTGAAATTGCACAAAGATTTAGCCTCCATACTAATCATAGAGGTAAAATAAGTGCATTTGCAGATTTAATGTTAAACGAATACAAAGAGCCTCAATATGGATTTATTTACATGACTAGAAATAAAATCAATGGTAAGTTATATATAGGTCAGCACAAAAGAACTATGGATATTACAGATATTGATGATTCATGGTATCTTGGTTCTGGAGTATTGCTAAAAAAAGCGATACAAAAATATGGTGAAGAAAATTTTGAGCGCACTATTTTGTATGAGTGCAAAAGTGCAGATGAGTTAAATTATATGGAGGAAGTTTTTATTGGATATTATAATGCTGTTGACGATGAACAATTTTATAATATTGCTAAAGGCGGATCAGGAACTGGTGGTTTAAAATTTAGCGAAGAAAGCATTGAAAAAATGAGAAAATCCAATCTTGGTCAAAGTAGACCAATGAGCGAAGAACAGAAGAAAAAATTGAGCGAAATAGCAAAAAATAGAAGTGAGGAAGTTAGGAAAAAATATAGTGAAGCAAGAAAGAAATATATTGAAGAACACGGTACATGGCCTGGTGCGGGTAAGAAAAAAGTTGTACAAATTGATAAAAACACATTAGAAACTATCGCAATGTATGATAGTGAAACAGAAGCTGGCAAAGCAATTAATCGTGAATATACTCATATTGCACAAGTATGTCGTGGTGAAAGAAAGACAGCATATGGATATATCTGGCGCTTTGCAGATGAATTAGAAGAATAAATACAAAACAAGAATAATAGGAGGAACAAATTATGGCAAGTAGTATTACTAAGAAGTACACAATAAATGCAAAGGGTATTCTTCATATTGATGGAGAATATATCGGAATTGAAAATACTGATACAGGAGAGATGTTTTCTTTACCAGAGTTAGCTGCTGATTTTGCAGATAAGACTGTGAAGTTTACTCTAACTTATGATGAAGATTATGGTTCTGAAGAGTAAGGAGTTGTAGGACAATGAAGAGAGTACTTAAAAAGAAGGATATTGCCAATGAATTAGCTAAGAGATGTGATTTTTATAAGTATTCAATGGAGGCAGTCGTTGATGCCCTAGAAGATATAATTGTTGAAAATATGGGTGAGGCAACATTTGATGAAAATTCAGAAATACAATTAGCAAAAGGCCTTACAATAGGTGCTCGTAGATTCCCAGAGCGTGAAGTAAGAGATCCTAGAAACCAAGATAAGATAACAACTCCTGAGAAGGTAATACCATTCGCAAAGTTTACATATACATTTAGGCAAAAAATTAACGAGTGAGGTACAAAATATGGGGTATAAAAAATTAAGCGAAGAAAATGAACAGCAATATATACTGCGTATATGCTCAATGAAGGAGCAAAACAACTGGACTTGGCAAGATATTGCGAATATTTTAAATGATTCTTTAGGATATAGTTATGGAGAGAGTAAATATCGCAAAGAATTTCAATCATTTAATAAAATGATGGAAGCTAATGAGAGCACATTTTTTGCAGATGATGAGTATCTAAAGAAAGTCCGTGAAGAGAAGGAAGAACTTTTTAAGGCTAAAAAGCAATTTCAAGACCAAAGACGTGAATATAATAAAATCCTTACTATGGATGCACGTTCCGATCATTTAACGGAAGAATTGATTAATATTGCCAAGGCTCTTCCGATCCGTGGGCTAAATAATTTTTCAGATATTCCAGTGGTTGAATCTGGGAAAGAAGCTATTTTAGTTTTGGCTGATTGGCATTACGGGGAGGTTTCAGATAACATCTGGAATAAATATAATACAGATATATGCAAGCAGAGAGTCCAGAAGTTATACGAAAAAACATCTTTATATTTAAAGCATCATTGTGTTGAAAAACTACACATTATGCTACTTGGAGATGAAATTCACGGAGCCATTCATTCTAGTTGTAGAGTTATGTCTGAAGAAAATACATGCGAACAGCTTATACATGTTTCTGAAATATTAGCTGAATTTATCAATGAGTTGTCATCAAAAGTGAATCATATTTACGTATATTCAACATATGGAAATCATGCAAGAACAATTCAAAATAAAGACGATAGTATTCATTCAGATAACATGGAGCGCATTATTCCGTGGTGGATAAGACAAAGATTGCAGAATAATAACCGTGTTAATATAATTGATAGTGATTATTATGAATTTATTGCATTTAATGTATGTGGGTATAATGTTGTTGGATGTCATGGAGACCTTGATAAAGTTAAGAATTTTGGTATTGTTGCGAATACTATTTTTTCAAAGCTTTATGGGAAAACTATTGACTACGCATTTCTTGCGGATAAGCATCATATTGAAGAATTTGAGCAACTTGGAATTGAATCTATTTTAGTTCGTTCTTTGTGTGGCGCAGATGAATATTCAAATAATAAAAGATTGTATTCTGCTCCGGGTCAGACTTTGGTAATTTTTACACCAGAAGACGGAAGGCAGTGTACATATAACATTAAACTATAAACAATACAAAATTAAGGAGAATTAAAACAATGGAAGAGAAGAAAGCAAAGCTAATTTTTAACATGGGAGTAGCTAGATCCCTACTAAAGAAGGGCGCAAAGGTGATTGATGTAAAGCCCGATAGAGATAATCATGATAAGACGATAGTTGTATTTGAGCGTGATGAGGCGTTTGAAAAGGCTTTTGCCGAGCTAAACGAAGAGCTAAAGGCAAAGTATAATACCGAGGAGAAGTAATCACATTTTATAAAATTCTAAAAGAAGGGAGGAAGAGTGGTTATGGCTGCAAAAAGTCCAGGTAGGAAAACTACAAAGAAAGAAATGGAGCCTAAGTATCTTTGTCCATATTGTAATAAAGAGAAAAAAGCTTCTGAATTTTATATGTCTTCTGACCCACTAGTTATGACCGGCAAAACAACTATGTGCAAGGATTGCGCAGAAAAGATAGCAAGAAATTGGGACGGAAGAACTGGTGAATTTGGAGATTGTACAAAAGCATCAGTTCAAGAGGCGCTTGAACGTTTAGATAAGCCATATTTTGATAAGCTCTGGGATTCTAGTTACTTTGAATATATTAATGATAACAATCCTAAAAAGCGTACAAATATATGGGCATCTTATATAAAAAACATTGGATTGCCACAGTATAAAACGCTTCGTTGGAGAGATGGAGATTTATTTACTAGTTATAAAGAAACTGCATTAAAGCAAGCCCAACAGGAAGTTGGTACTGCTCCCGCTGAAGAAATAGCGAAAAGTCAAGAAATAAATGAAGAATACGAAAAGAACCGTGCTGATGTAATTAGATTACTTGGATACGATCCATTTGAAAAAGAGCAAGAAGAAGACAAGCCACTCCTCTATTCTCAATTAATTGGATATTTGGATCTTGGCGGAGATAATGATGACATGATGAGAACATCTTCTGCCATTACTATTGTTCGTGGGTTTTCACAACAGGCAAAGTTAGATGATATGATTGCAAAAGCCATGGCATCTCCAAATGTTTCTAATAAATCAGGAGAAATAAAAGCATATCTTGATTCAAAGCAAAAAGTTAGTTCTACAATTTCTCAATTGGCCGAACAAAGCTGTTTGAGTTTAAAACATAATAAAAATGCTTCCAAAGGAGAAAATACTTGGACTGGTAAGATTAAGAAGATAAAAGAGCTGAATCTTCGAGAAGGGGAGGTCAATGGCTTTGATATTGCTACATGCAAAGGTATGCGCCAAGTTATGGATTTAAGCAATGCTTCCATATTGAAGCAGTTGGCATTAGATGAATCCGAGTATTCTGATATTGTAGCGGAGCAAAGAAAGCTTGTAACTGAACTTACTAACGAAAGAGATAGTTATAAAGAGATAGTCAGAATTTTGCTTAGAGAAAATCTTGATTTAAAAGATGTTTTGTCTGAGAATGATTTATTGCCGCCAGATGATCTCACTGATTTGAATGATTTATTCTCCGCATTCAGTGATATTGAAACTGATGAGGAGGTGCAAGACGATGAACAGTCAGATGAAAATCAAGATAGTCGAGGAGATGAATGACGAGTATTTGTCTGATTTGATAAATGGTGGGAATACTGTTTATGTTAAACCAGGCATATACGCAATGTCAACTCGTAAAATAGAAGCGCTTATAAAGATTGCAGAATTGCAGAAATACTATCAATGTAATCCAGTTAGATTTATAAGTGATTTTTTCGGTATAGAATTAATTGATGCACAAGCATGGATAGTTCAAAGGTCTTGGAATTGTCCAAATGTTCTTGTTGTGGCAACTCGTGGATTAGGAAAATCTACGGTAATTGATTTAATTCTTATGTCTAAAGGTATGTTATTCAATAACTTTTGGAGTTATATAGCGTCAGGATCAGGCGGACAGGCTGAACAAACATTTACAACGCTCGAACGTCTGGCAAATGACAATATTGATGAAATGGTTGGTTCGACTGGATATATTTTTAAGCACGAAGTTGAAGTTAAAAATGCCGCTGGTGATGGTTTTAGTCATTCTAGTAATGGATTTACATATTCTTTGTATAATGGTTCAATGACTCAGACATTGAACTCAAATATTGATGCCAAAAGAGGTTTAAAACTATAAGCGATTTGCTTATTTTTTTTATTATTCAATTATTTTTTAAAGGAGAACGAATAATGATTACAATTAAAAATTATACAAATGAAGAACTTAATTATATCAAAAATAATTATAATAATAAAACTATTAAAGAGATATCTCAAGGAATTAATAAAAACTTTAATAGCGTATGTAATGCAGTTAGAAAATTAGGATTAAAAAAGCAAATTCATAATGAATGGACAGAAGAAGAAATAAGTTTTTTAAAATCTAATTATATTAATATGACATCTGCAGAAATATCTTATCATATTGCCCATAGTGTTGACGCTATTAATACAATGAGAGATAAACTTAATTTGGTTAGGAATAGAAATTGGACAAATGAAGAAATTCAATTTTTAAAAGATAATTTTGAATCAATAATGTTTTGTGATTTAAGTAAAATAATGAACAGAACAGAGGGTGCGCTTAGGGCAAAATGTTTTGATTTAAATTTATTTAAGAATACTCCATGGAGCGATGATGAGATTAATTTTGTCAAAGAAAATTATATGGAAATGAAAACTTCTGATATTTCTAAAATATTAAATAGGACTATGAGTGCAATTGAATTAAAAGCAGCAAGGCTTGGCCTTAAAAAATATCCTTATACGTGTGATTATCATTATTTTGATGAAATCGACACGGAAGAAAAAGCTTATTGGCTTGGGTTTTTGACTGCTGATGGCTGGATTAATAAAAGCAAAAAAACAAATGCTGGAGTTACTGGAATTGAACTACAATATGGAGATATTGGGCATTTAAAAAAGTTTAATAAATCAATTGGTGGCAATTACCAAATTACAGATAGATGGAGAACATGTTCTATTTCCACAAAAAATCCAAATAAAAAAAATCATATGTGCATTATCAGGATTTTTTCCACTACTATGTATGAAACATTATATAATTTGGGGTTTACAAATAATAAGTCATATGATTTCCATATACCAGCAATAAGAGAAGATTTGATTAGACATTATATTCGTGGATATTTTGATGGAGATGGGTGTCTATGTTTTACAAATCGAAGTTTTCATATCAATTTTACAACTGCATCAAAAACATTAAGCGATGATGTTTTAAATATATTAAGATTAAATAATTTTAATATAAATGAAGGTAGTTATACTAATAGTTTTAATACAATTATGTATAAAATAGATATATGCCGTTTACAAGACAAAATTAATTTTTTAAATTGGATTTATGAAGATTGCAATGTTTATTTAGATAGAAAATATAAAAAATATTTAAAAGTCAAAGAATATTATAAGTGTACCCAAGATGGCCTCGCCGTATAGAAATATACGGATAAAGTTAAAGTGCTGAAGAAATCGGGAACGCTGGAATGCCAATCCGAGTGGAAGGCTGTGTTTAAAAGCATAGTCACACGCAGAGCATAGAGATTGAACCTGTATTATGCAGAATATAATATCTCCACGAGTCAGCGCCACCTAAACGTAAAGTCGTAGGTGAAAAGTTATGCCGTACTTACAAAAATGATAATTGTAAGAAGTTTTGGATAAAAAGCCAAAATGATAACATATTAAATGAGGGGCACCGTAATATTTGACGAGTCTGGCTTCCTATCTGCTGAAATGATGAAGGTTTACGGTGCATTTGCCATCGTAAATAAAAGCTTTAAAACTGGTAAGGACAGAGACGGCAATCTTATCGACCCAATTAGACTTCGTACATTTCCAACAAATATACCTAACCAAAAGTTTTATATCAGCTCTGCATCTAGTACGGATACAGAGTTTTATCGTTTATATAGGGAATTTTCAAAGAGACAATTGATTGGCGATCAGGATTATTTTGTCGCACATATAGATTGCGAGGTAGCTTTTAGACCAACTATGCATGGAAAGGTTATTGCCCCGCTATTGATGAAAAGTACTGTTGAGACAGAAATGGCTACAAATCCAGAAAAGGCACGTCGTGAGTATTATTGTGAGTTTACGACAGATGCTGGATTGAACGCAATCATTAAGCGTGGCACAATTGCACGTAATAGTGAAACACGTGTGCCATTGTTGTTTAATGACACAGATAAAAAGAAATTTGTATTTGCATACGACCCAGCTCGTTCAAGGGATAATAGTGTTATTCTTGTAATGGAAGTTTATATTGACGAGCATGGTGATTATAAAGGTCGTATCGTAAACTGCGTTAATTTACTTGATGTCGGTAAAAAACGTAAAAGCCCAATGCAAACACCAGATCAGATCAAATATTTAAAAGAACTTATATTGGATTATAATGGTAATGCTCCTGATTATGAAAATATAGAAGCAATTTTAATAGATGCGGGTTCTGGTGGTGGAGGTGTAAATATCGCAGACTATTTGATGGAAGATTGGGTAGATAATAAGGGAAACAAGCATAGAGGCTTGATAGATAAGGAATATAGTGCAGATTACGTAAGCAAGTATCCTAATGCTATTGACAAACTTAAATTGGTTTCCCCTACTCAATATAAGTCAATTATTTATGAGGCTCTTATTGAAATGATGAATTTGGATTGTATTAGTCTTACATCTGATTATGACAATAAGGGTTATTTAACTTTATTTGAAGTCGATGATAAATTATATAATTCAGAAAAAAAAAGAATATCTGACGAATTGCAAAAACAAAAAGTTCCAGAAGTAGAATTTAATATGAAGCTTGAAGAAGAGATGAAAAAGTCTTCATGTATTAAAACAAAGATAGTGCATCTTGATCCGTATCAAGAAATAGCGCTTAAAAACATAGATGCTATGAAAGAAGAAATGGTTAACATGATGCGTAAAAAGAGAGAATCAGGCAAGGATTCTTTTGAACTAATACCTGAAAAAGCGAACAGACTGCACGACGACCGTTCATATTGTATGGCTCTATGTGCGTGGTTTTTATCAGAAAAGAGAGCAGAACGTATTCGTAATAAGAAAAGAAAGTTTGATTATAAGCTTATAGATATGTTGCCAGTTACACCACGCAAACAGATTGAAAAAATTTTTGGATAAGAAAGGAGGCCGATGCCTTTGGATAGTTTTGAACAGAAAAAGAAGGAGTTAACAGACGAAGAGCGCATAGCGGCTCTCCAGAAAGAAGAAAGAGCTAGGGCTAGGTTTGCTGCGGTTAAGGATGTTCTACAGTTAATCGACCTAGAAAGTAGCAAAACTCAATCTTATACAGTATATTCTAAGGATAATCTTCGTACATATTTGCAGAATCCATCTACGGAAGCAAACCAAAAGAATTTGAGGAATCTGTCTGAATTTTTATTTACTGTTAGTTATGTATATAGACGATTGGTTTTAAATAAAGCAAATCAGTTTGATGCAAAAAGTTATATTGTTTATCCTAGATTAAATGACAATGGAGAGGTTGAAGACTCTTCTTATCAGAATTACATTAAGACAAGTAACTATGTTCAGGGCATGCATTTAGATACACAAATTCGTAAATGTTTGATAAAAGCTTGGTTAGATGATGTTGTATATGGTTTTTGCTATGGTAATCCAGAAGATGATAATTTTTTCATACATATATTAAACCCAGATTATTGTAAAATTTCAAGTGTTGATTATTATAGCGGGAAAATAAATTTCGCATTCAACTTTTCATTTTTTGATGGCGCAAATAGTTTTTATCTTGATGTGTATGATCCTATTTTTAACAAGATGTATAATTCATATAAATCTGATAGTAAACTTCGTTGGCAAGAATTACCACCAGAGAGTACTTTTTGTATAAAGATTAATGAGGAAAATTTGGATTATCCTATTCCACCATTTAGCGGAATGTTTAATTCATTGATTGATCTTGTAGACATATCGCAAATTCAAGCAGTGAAGGATGAATTGTCTGCATATAAGCTTATTTGGGCAAAAATTCCAACTGTTTCTGGCTCTCAAGAAGTTGATGACTTTGCTATAGATTTAGAATTGGCAAATCAATTTTATCAGAAATTACAAGAAATTGTACCGAGCGGTATTGCTCTTGGATTATCTCCTATGGATTTACAAGATATTACATTTGAAACAAATGCCGCAGATGATACGAACATTGTAAATAAGGCATATCAAAATTTGATAGAAGCTAATGGTGATATAGTTTTAAATTCAAATAAAATTACAAATAGTACAAGCTTTAAGTATGCAATGATGGCCGAAAGTATGACGGCTATGGCTGTTGTTAAACAGTTCAATGTATGGGTTAATTTTTATATTAAAAATAATTTTGGTGTTGAAGATGTTATTGTTGAGTTTTCTGATGTTAGTAAATATTTTAAAGATGATAAGGTTGATCAATTGTTGAAGTTGGCTCAATATGGCTTGCCAGTTAAGACACAAATGGCTTCGTTGCTTGGTATTGATCCTGCAAAATGTCGTTCTTTAGAGTATCTAGAAGATAAACTTGGTTTAGCAAAAACAAAGTGGATTGCTCCGTTGGTGTCTAGTAATGTTCAAAGCGGTATACCTGAGAATGGAGATGGTTCTGATGGCCGCCCTATAAGCGATGAACCATTAACTGATGAAGGCGAAAACACAAGAGATGGAAATAAGAATGATAAATAAGGAGGCGGCACAATGAACCGAAAAAAGTTTATAATTACTAAAGATCCAGAAGTGGCGAAGCGACTTGCCGCCACATTTAAACAAGTGAATAATGATAATGGAACGTGGGTATTTCTTAATGAAACACTCACGTCTTTTAATTTTGAGGAATGCAATAAAAAAGTTGTGTTTACTAATATTTTAAGCCTATAACCTCTTTTGAGAGTTGTAGATATACATCTTAATAGAAAGGAGGGTAGGATGAATGGCTAAGAAGTTTTATACTATGGATGATTTACTTCTGTTTTGTAAAAACAATAAATTTAGTCATTTTAGTTCTGAAGAATATGGTGCCCCATTAGTTATCCAATCTTTTGAAACATTTGAGGTTGAAGAAGACAATGAAAATAAAGGACTATTGCCGGTAAAGCTTGCAGCTTGTCATATTGGGCGTAATAGAAATGGTTCTGCTATTTCTGAAGAGAATATGAATAAGTATAAAGACACATTTAAAGGTCGTCCAATTTTAGGTTCTATTATTAAACTTGATTCTGGGGAATACGACTTCCATTCGCATGACATGGAACTTGTTGAAACAGAGGATGGCGTGGAGGTAAATTATATTGAACAGCCTGTAGGTGTAATTAGTCAATTGGGAGATCCGTATTTAGAATATGATGAAAAAGAAGATAAAACATATTTGATGGTTAAGGGTAATGTGTTCGAAGATTATTCTAAAGCCGCTGAAATTCTACAGAGAAAGCAAAGGTGCAAATGTTCTGTTGAGATCGCGGTTGAAGAGATGAGCTTTCAGGCAAAAGAAAATTGTTTAAGCATTGATAAGTTTTATTTTACTGGAGTCACAATTCTTGGTTCTGAACCAGATGGTACAGAAATTCAAGAAGGAATGGCTGGTAGTAATATTACCATTGATTCTTTCAGTAAGAATGAGAATGCCGTTTTTAAATCAGAAGAAAATTACCAAAAATTGCTTGATACGCTCGAAAGATTAAATAATACTCTTTCAACGTTTCAAATAAACAATAACACAGAGAAAGGAGTGAGAAGCGAAATGTCTCATTTCGAAGAACTATTAGAAAAGTATGGGTTTAGTGAGTCTGAGCTTGATTTTGATTATGCAAATATGTCAAATGAAGAACTTGATGTAGCTTTTGAGGAATTTAAGAATAAGAAATATGCAGATGATGGGGGCGATGCGGGTTCTGATACTGGTGATGGCAGTGAAACTGATCCTGGCGCTAGTGATGGCGAAGGCACAGGCTCTACAGGCACAGAACCAACAGACCCACAGCCCGCGGATCCAGAACCAACCGAAGACGAGGATTCAGAAGACGGAGATGATTCTTCTGATGACGATGAATCTAAGAAGAAGTTTGATAACTTCGTAAAAACGTTTAAGATTGAGATCTCTCATGAGGATATTAAATATGCTCTTTATAACCTTCTTGGTGAATACGAAGAAAACGATAATGAGTGGTATGGTATTTATTCCGTTTATGATGATTATTTCGTAATGCAAGGTTGGTGTAGCGGCAAGTTCTATAAGCAGGGATACTCTATTGATGGTGACAATGTGTCTCTCGACGGTGAGCGTACCGAGTTATTCCAGATGCTTTTGACTGAATCTGAAAAGATTGCTGTAGATAAGCTACGTGATAACTATGCTGAACTTGAGGCAAAGTATAATGAGCTAAAGACTTTTAAGGATAATTATGATACTGCAGAAATCATAGCAAAGAAAGATGAAATCTTTGCAAATGAAATTTATGATGGTATTCGTGAGTCCGATGAATTTAAGACACTTGTGAATGATGCAGAAAAGTATTCTGTTAAGGAAATTCAGGATAAGTGCGACCTACTATTTGCCGCAAACGAGAAGAAGATTAAGTTTGCTGCAAAGGATAAGAACCCCCATAGTATTAGTTTTAACTTTAATAAGAAAGAAGACAAGAAAGTTTCTGCCTATGGAAACCTATTTAAAAATGACTAAAATATAAAACTTTAAAGCGGTTATTTATGGCTGCTTTTTTGTTATAAAAAATTAAAATTAGAAAGGAAATGAAATAGTATGAACGTATATGATCAGATTACTGTAAACAAGCATGTTGTTTGCGAAAGTTCTCTACTTAAGGCCACTATCACTGGTCACATTTATTCTCTAAAGATGATTGCCAATACTGATAATGGATCAATTGTTTCTCGTGGTGATTGGGTTGAGGATCAAATTTTTAACGCCAAGGCTTATGCTGCTGGTGAGCAGCCTCTACTAGTCCTAACTCCTCCTTATGGTTACAATAGCGACCGCAGAAGTTATCAGGATGAGTGCAATTTTTACAATGCTACTGGCGAGGTTGCTAGAGCTTATGAGCTTTGCGAAGGTGACATTTTTACCGTTTCTTCTGATGCCATTACTGCTTTAGCCGAAAATCCTGTTCTTAAGAACTATGTAAGCGTGAGCAATGGTCTATATCAGGAGGCCGCAACTCCTGGTCAGACGGGTTTTGTTGGTCAGATTATAGAGAAGGTAAATTATACCAATTCTGTTTCTTACAGAATCCTAGTCGTTAAGACCGGTGTATAATTGAAGGATTAAGAAAGGAGGAAAATAATTATGAATAAGTTTATGCAGTTTGATATGAATGTAAAGAATGTATTTGAAAATGATGAGAGCAATTATGACTCTTTTAACAAGCTAATGCTAGATTACTCTCATGATATGCTAGATGGAATTTCTGCTAGAGAGGCTAATGATAAGATTGTAGAAATTTTCCGTAATATTATTGGTTGTGACGAGAAATCCACTAAGGCCGAAATTCGTAGAGGTATTCGTAGAAATCAGAATCTAATTTTTGATCTAATTGAGGTTGTTATTGATGACGCTCTAATTAGTGGCTGGCAGGATAATCCTTTCTTCAAGGAGTTTGTTGAAGTTCGTAACCTAGCTCTACATGACAAGAATGAGTTCTATGTTCCAGATGATAGTGTTCTATCTGTAATGAAGGTCTCTGGTAATCACCATGATTTACTACGTCAGAGACTAGGTGCTGGCAAGACCTTCTCCGTCGAGACCAGTTGGTATGGGATTAAACTTTAGTTCCCCTACAGTGAAAGCTGTTTGAATAAAACAATGCATTGAATTGCTGGAAAATCCTAAAACTGTATTGGCTACAACGTGGACTGTAAAGTCGAGCGTGAATGCTACGAAAGTAGAAAGAACAAATACAGGTGACACATGGTTAAATCCTAAATGTTTTAATAATGGACAATCAGCAGCCAAGCATCTTGACAAATAAAAAATTTATGGTATAATATATAATACAAAATTAATGTTAAGATGAAGGTTCAACGACTATCCCGTAATGGGAGTAGGACGCAAGCGATTGGCGTTCGAAGTGGTGCATACCCATAGATTTGGGTAAAGATATAGTCTGATCTTTAGTGAAAGCTAAAGGACGTTAAGTCAACATGGGAGTAGCGTCCCAATATCATTTTTCTAAAATAATTGTATAAGGGTATGGATTAATGGAAAAGTATCTATGTGGAATTTATTGTATAGAAAATATTATTGACAATAGAAAATATATTGGTTTGTCACGAGATATTTATAGAAGATGGGGAGAGCACAAAAGCGAACTTCGTAGAGGCACACATACGAATGTTTATTTGCAAAATGCATGGAACAAGTATGGCGAAGACAACTTTGAATTCAATATAGTGGAATTATGCGACCCTTTTGTTGTTTGCGATAGAGAGCGTTACTATATTGCAGAATATCATACACTATCTCATGAAAATGGTTATAATTTGACGAGAGGTGGAGAAAATGCATCTACCACTAATAAAATAGTTATAAGTTTATTGTCTGGTACGGTCTATGAATCTGTAAAAGATGCAGCGAGGAATAATAATGTCGCAGATATAACGATGATAGATTGGTGTCGCAAATATTATAATTTCATGTATTTGGATACATATAATTCTATGGATAACAATCAAAGAGATTACTATAAGAATTTTGACTGGACGACATTTATGCATGAAAAATTAAGTAAAGCACATTCTCGTGATAATTTAAGTGAAGAAACATTATCAAAATATAAAGAGTGTACTTCTGGAAAAAATAATCCTAGAGCAACTCCTATTTATTCTCCAGAATTAAATGAATCTTTTTGGGGAGCAAAAGAGGTATTTGATAAGTATGGAATTAATAGAGGTAGTATTGCTTCATGTATAAGTGGGAAATTAAAACATGCCGGTAAACATCCTATTACCGGTGAGCCATTAACATGGATAAAATTAGAAAAATGATATTTAATGTTAAACATAAAATGTAAGGTTTACGCCGAGTTCGAGAGACTACTTACTGGTCTTGAGGACTTCTCCACTCTAGTTGGTAAGATTACTGAGGCTTTTGATCGTTATGTCAATCAGGCCCTATATGAGACTCTAATTGGTATTGGTTCAACTCTAGGTTCTCAGTGGTACAAGGCTTCCGTTATTAATGATACCACCAAGGAGACTCTACGTACTCTAGTTATGGATGTTAGCATGGCTACTGGTAGCGAGGTAGTTATCATGGGTACTTATGCTGCTCTATCCAAGGTTTATGACCTAACTAATGTTTCTTGGGCTTCTGGAGACATGAAGAATGAGAAGTATACTACTGGTCGTTTTGGTTACTGGGAGGGTATCAGACTAGTTGAGCTAAAGCAGGGCTTCAAGCTAAACGACACTACTCAGTATCTAATTGCTAATGATGTTCTATTCATTATGCCTGTTGGTATTGAGCCAATGATTAAGCTAGTATATGAGGGCGACACTCAGACCTATCAGGTTCAGGATGCCGGTACTCATATGGATTAACAAAATAGTCCACGTATTCAGAAATGAGTATGAAAAATAATGTATCGAATTGCTGGAAACTCCTAAAGCTTAGTACGCTACAACGGAAGTTTAAACACTAAACGTGAATGCAGCGAAAGCAGAAAAAAGTATTAAGATGGTGCATGGTTAAATCCTAAACACTATTATAATGGATAATCAGCAGCCAAGTTTTCATATTAATATAACAGTGTAAAATTGATATGGAAAAAGGTTCAACGACTATTCCGAGAGGAAGTACACATATAAGCGATTGATATGTGGAAGTGGTACACACCCGCAAGGGTGAAGATATAGTCTGCGCTCTATTGAAAAATAGAGGATCGAAAGATCAACAAGGGGTAGCGCCCTATATTTACTTTCAATTTTAATATTATTGCGAAGGAGGCGATAATATGCAAAAGAAAATAGGAATTTATTGTATCGAAAATATGGTAAATGGGAAAAAATATGTTGGGCAATCTGTAAATTTAAAAGATAGATTGTATGGGCATAAAACAAAACTTAAACATAATAAACACAAAAATAGACATTTACAATTTGCAGTAAATAAATATGGGCTTGAAAATTTTACATTTAACATCATAGAAGAATGTGATGTTGCTCATTTGGATGAACGAGAGAGATATTATATATCACTTTATAAATCTGACAATGAAACTTTTGGGTATAATATTGAGCCAGGAGGTTCTCGGAGTATTAAAACAATGTCGAAGCAAACGAGAACAAAAATTAGCGAGTCTCTTAAAGGAAGAGAGTTTACAGAAGAACATAGGGCTAAAATTAGGAAGGCTAATCATGAAAGAATTATATCAGAAGAAACAAGAAAAAAAATGTCAGACAATCATTCAGACGTAAGTGGTAAAAATAATCCTAGAGCTACAGTCCCTCTATATTGCCCCGAATTAAATGAAACATTTTGGGGCGCAAAAGAGGTAGAAGATAAATATGGGATTAATAGACATCATATTGCAAGTTGTGCAAATGGAAAGTTAAAACATACTGGTAAACATCCTATTACCGGTGAGCCATTAACATGGATAAAAGTTGAAAGTAAAAATTGTTAAACATAACGGATGACGTATGATTACGAGGTTCAGACCAAGATGGGTATTGGTGTAATCACCAACCAGAAGTTTGGTTATTGGAAGATTCTAAGCGCTTAATGGTACAATACAAAAATTAATTATAAAGGATAAAAGGAGAAATTTAATATGGCAAATACTACAAGATCCAAGAAGAGTGAATCTGTCGAGGAAATTATTGAGAAACCACAGAAGAAAACACCACGTAAGTTTGCACAGGATGATTTAATTTTGTGTAAGTCTGTTACTTATGGAGAGTTATTGTTACCAGGAAAGAAGTCTAAGCTTTTATATATCTGGTCAAATTATGGAGATACTACCGAAGTAGAATTTCAAGACCTTCAGGCTCTGAGATCTACTAGGTCTAGTTATTTGATGAATCCATACTTTGTGATAGAAGACGAAGAGCTACTAGAGCAGTGGCCAGAATTAAAAACTTTATACGATAAGACAATGGCACTTGATATTGATAAGCTATTTAACTTGCCAATTAATCAATTTAAGAAGAGACTTCGTGAGATTCCTATTGGTTTTAAGGAGCCAATTAAGAATATTGCTGGAGCAAAAATTCGTGATGGTTCTTTGGATAGTATTTCTAAGATTAATGCACTTGATGAAATTCTTGGTACAGAATTAAAATTAATGATTGACTGATAGGAGGTACTTAAATGAGCACCACCTACGAAGAAATTTATGATTTAGCAAGTAGAAAGTTAACTGATGTTGATCTTACACTACTTTCAGAAGAAGAGTTGGAAGATACATTTCATGGTTATCTTTTGAGTTCAATTGCACAATTTAGAAAATGTAAGAACGACCTTTCTGATCGGGATGAGAATGAAAAACAATTTAATATAGACTTATTGGATAAAGAAAAGGAAATTCTTGCTGTATTGATTGCAAGACAATGGCTTCAGCCTCAAATAAATTCAGCACTTTTAACAAAGCAGGTATTTTCAGATAAAGAGTCAAAGTTTTATTCACAGAAAGAAATGCTTGCGGGTCTTATGTCTTTAGATAAAAAGCTAAAGATTGAGGCACAAAAGTTAAGTCGTGATTATACATATGACTCTGGCTCTTACTGGTCTTGAGGAGGTGCTCCAATGAATAATGTTTACGGAGAAATTCCTTCTTCTCAAATATCTGCTCAAAAGCGCTATTTGTACGGGGCAATTATTTCTACGTTATATGAAAGAGAAGAAAATAGCCCTTTTGTCGATGCTCACATTCAAAGTTTAATTAATCAGATTTGTGGATTAAATAAATTGTTTAACTATCAGCCGGAAGTTTTAACTATTGTTAGCTGTTTGGAAACTGCACGTATGGAGCCATCGCAGTTTCGCAAAGCAATACTTGATGCTGCTAATTTAGTTAATTCTTTGAAGGATGGTGAATCAGATGCTTGATTCTTTTAAGTCTCGTATGGAAAGACTTGGAAAAACTCAGGGTAATGCATATCTGCAAAATGCAGATATGATTATAGATGCAACATTTAAACGGGACCCTTCTTATAGGGAAGTTTTTTTAACACATGCTTTAAATAAGATCGAATTACAGAAGATGGATGCAAAATTTATGATTCATACACATCGGTCAATTACCGGCGATAGTGAGGATTATTATTTACAATTTCGTCCTCATGTAAAAGTTCCGATTGGTTCATATGTTGATATCCCTAATGATGAAGGAAAGTATGAAAGATGGCTAATAGTTGAAAAAGACAATAGGCCACAATTCCCGCTTTACTATGTATTGAAATGTAACTGGACATTAAAATGGTATGTTAATGAAAAAGTGTATAAATGTTTGGGCGTTTTACGAAATCAAAATAGTTATAACTCTGGATTGTGGCAAGACAATATTTTTGAATCTGTAGAGAATCAAAATAAATTCTGGATGCCTACTGCACCTTTTTCTCAAACACTTAATTATGGGCAGTTTGTTTTAATGAATGACGAAGGTAGAGAAATACCAATACGTTGGAAGGTTTCTAAAATTGAAGATCTTCAGCCAAAAGGGGTTACAAAGGTTACATTTACACAGGAGCAAACGTCGTTAAGTGTTGATTGTGGTAAATTTGGTATTGCAGAATGGTGTAAATATGAGGACCGCACTACTACTAAAAATGAAGTTTGTAAATATTGTAGGTTAGAAGAACCTTGTTATATTGATGCAGGGCTTGAGATGCCACAAGTAAAGTATCCATGTGGAAGAATTACATATAATGGTAAGGACTCTACTCTTCGTGTTGGAGGCAGCTCAAAGGTGTTTGTAGCAGAGTTTTGGGACGAATTTAACCTTGTATATACGGCTGATAAACCAATATGGAAATTATCATTTATGGATGATAATGTTTTGTTGTGTTCGATAAATCTTCATTATCATAATAATGATTGGGAAATTGAGCCATCAGATGATTGCCCTGAAAATATTGTAATATCTGATTTGAGTTTTAAAGATGATATTTCTACCCCATCTGATGTCGATGCATGTGATATAACATGTAGTTCTAATGGTAAAGAGATATTTAAAATTAATGTTGCTCCAGCAGAAGATGATTGGAATGCACTTAAACTACGTTGTTTGCAATTATACAGTATGGTTGGTAAAAAAATAGTTGTATCAGCAGCTAATAAAGATGGAAAATATGCAATAGAAAAGGTTATGGAGGTGATTAGCTAATGATTAGAGATATTCAAAATATTGATGACGATATATCTAGTATGAAGCGCTTGATTCGTCAGAAGCTCACATCAGATCCAGACATTATTGAAACTTTGAACAATCATGAGCTAGACCCTTCTAGTCCTGATGATTATTTAAATACTAACATCTTTGCATATATACGTGTACCGACTGTACAAGATGTCGCTAGAAATTTTATTTGTTTTAGCGTAGATGACATGGAAGACCACCAATACAATAGCGTTATGAAAATTCAATATATACAATTTGTTGTGTTTTGTCATGCGGATGATATTAAAACGCAATTTGGAATTGAACGACATGATTTACTTGGGTTAATTAATAGCCCCTTTATGCAGCAATGCATATAGCAAACCCTTTGAATTGCTCGAAACCCCTTAGAGCCATCTTGCTACAACATAGACCAAAAGGTCAAATGTGAATGCTTTAAGAAGTAGGTGGATTGGGCAACGAGCAGCTAAGACTCTAAAATTTTATATATTTCTAATTATTTAACAATACAAAATTAAAGAAGGAGGTGTTTTTGTGAAAATTACATATCAAGATTTTATACAAAATATTTTAAATACTCGTGGAAGATTTGCTTGTGAAGATGAGTATCATGAGAGGCATCATATTATTCCAAAATGTATGGGTGGAAACAATGAAGATGATAATTTAATTGATCTTTTTGCAAGAGAACATTTTATTGCTCATAAATTGCTTGCCACAGAACATCCAGATAATAATAAATTGGTTTTAGCATGGACTATGATGGCGTTCCCAAGAAACAAAGATCAAATCAGATATGAGCTTTCTCCAGAAGAATATGAAGAGGCAAGAAAGGCAATTAGCAAAGCAATGTCTGGAAAAAAATTATCGGATGAGACTAAAAAGAAAATAAGCACGGCAAAAATTGGACAATCTTGCTCCGAAAAGGCTAAACAAAGAACTATTGAGACTCATAAAGGTATACCTTTTTCTGAAGAACATAAAAATAAACTAAGTGAGTCACATAAGAGAAAGAGTTTTTCGGATGAGCATAAAGAAAATATCAGTAAGGGGAAGCGTGGAAACCCCCTTTCCGACGCACAAAAGGCAGCCTTAGCAATTGTCTCCGAGATGAACAAAGGGAGAAAACATTCTGATGAATCTAAAGCTAAAATTAGTATTGGTAATAAAGGTAAGGTTGTATCTCAAGAATCTAGAGAAAAGATGAGTGCTTCAAAAAAGGGGAAAACACCTAAATGCGCACAGCCAAAGATGGTTGGGCAATATGAGATTAACACTGGGTATCTCATTCAAGAATTTGATTCCGTAGTATCTGCGTCTAAATTTATTGGGGTAGATAATAGCTATTTAGGTAAATGTATTAAAAATAATAAACCTTTGCGTGGGTTTATTTGGAAATATATATAAAATTAAGAGTAAAGTTCAACGACTAAGAGCCTCAAGTGAGGACAGTGGAGGGAACCCTTTTAAGGGTTATGAAATAGTCTCTGCTATAGTGAAAGCTATAGAAAAGTTGCATTGGCAACTCTTTGTGAAATTAACGACTTTACAAAGTAAGATAACAGATTTAATTCGTGATATTTTTAATTGGTCGAACATGTTTGGTATGCAGGCAAAACTTGTATACAATAGAGAAGGCGTTACTGATACTTCATACTCTACTCGTACTTTAAAATTTGAGCTTACTAGAACTAATTCTTTAAATAAGGCTATAACGAGGAATAAGCATGAGTTCTGATATGTTTGATGTAGATCAACTTCAATTATATTTTGGAGATGATTATATTATCAATGACAATATCAAGATTAAGCAACCAACTATAGGTGATATTGTAAAATTTGGAGAAGCTCAATATTTTAGTATGGTACATACAATTACTGCAATTCCGTCAGATATGAAATCTCAATTGTGGGACCTTGGTCTTGATTGGATGGAGATTGAAGATTTTGATTTGTTTATAATGTTGGCACCAACATTGCAGAAAGAAAAAACAGCATTGCTATTTGGCGATTTAGATTTTACTAAATTGAAGCCATATAGAAACCGTGAAAATGGCGATATTGTTTTGGCGGATTTAGAATCTGGCGTAAAGATCGATAAATTAATTTATTTAAGAATCGTGAGTTATCTAAGAAAGGTTCATAACATTACGCCAAAAATTGAACGTGCCGCAAATAAAACAACAAAACAAATTCTTATTGATGAAGACAGAATGAAGATTAGGTTAAATAAAGAAAAACCTTTTAAATCATATTTATTGCCACTGATTTCATCTGTAAAAGTTCGTATGGGATATACGAAGGATTATGTGAGAAATGAGGGGTTTGTTGAATTTTTTGACGATGTAAATCGTTTGCAGATTATTCATAATGCAGATCATCTTCTTGCTGGATGCTATGCTGGAACTATAGATATGAAGAAAATAAATAAGCAAGAGTTGAATTGGATGAAAGAGATTAATTAGTCTCTTTTTACATTAAAAATATTTTTATAGGAGGAAATTATTATGGCTTTTGATATTAATAACTTTGTAATTGATAGAGTAATTCGTGGTGTCGCCCTTTCTCAGAAGGACGATTCCGTACTATTCTCTATCAACCAGATGCAGAACGTTTCTCTAAACTGCGCTTCTGAGTCCACTGATGCCGTTGACGCACTAGGCACTCCTATTGCTACTTTCTATCGTGCTAAGAGCGCAGAGTTTTCTGCCGAGAACGCTATCTTCGACATGAATCTAATGGCCACTCAGCTAGGTACTGCCAAGAGAGTTGCTAGCTCTGGTTCTAAGATTACTGCTCCCGCCATGGAGAGCTTTACTTATGGTACTGGCACTTATGAATTAAAACATGCTCCAAAGGTTGCGCCAAATGAGATTTATGTACTAAACGGCGATAGTACCTTTGGTAAGAAGTTCAAACAAGGTACTAATGCTTCTGAGTCCGAGTTCTCTATTGCTGATAAGACGGTGAAGCTACCTACTGGTCTAAATGCCGATGATGAATTATTTGTAATGTACGATTATGAGACCGAGAGCGCTGTTGAAGTTGTCAACTCCGCCAGCGAGTTCCCTGTTGGTTGTAAGTTTATTATGGAGATTTTGGGCTGTGACGTATGTGACCAAACCTCTCTAATCCATGCTTATTTAATTTTCCCCAACTTTAAGCTAAGCCCTGATTTCGATTGGAGCATTGCTACCGATGGTTCTCATCCATTTTCTGGTAAAGCACAACAGGCTTATTGTGACAAGGAGAAGAAATTATTTAATATCGTAATCCCCAGCGAGGAATAATTTATAAAAGCACTTGACAATACAAAATTAATATGATATAATATAAACACAAGATAGGAAGAGAGGTAATTGGCTCTTTTGATAAGGTAGGGTGCCTCCACGCCCTACCTTCTTGTGGTATTTCAAAGTGGAGATATTATTATGGAGGTAATATTTTATGGGACGTAAAATTATAAAAACATTTTATGATTGGTGTATCGAAAATGATCGACAAGATTTATTAGATAGATTTGATGTTGAAATAAATAAATGTACTGCTAAAGACGTTTCGTGTAAAGCTAATAAAAAATATTATTTTAAATGTGCAAGAGGTTTACATGATAGTGAATCATTTTATTTGTGTCGTCTTACGGATGGCAAGCACGCATTAGCTTCTTGTAGTAAGTGCAAAAGTATTGCTCAAATTATTATTGACAAATTTGGAGAAGATTATTTATGGAAAAAATGGAGCGATAAGAATAATGTGTCACCATGGGACATTTCTGGGAATGCAAAAGTGGAAATATTGTTACAATGTGAGAAAAAAGATTATCATATTTATTGGCAATATCCACAAAATTTTATAAATGGTTGTGGTTGTTCTTATTGTAACGGTAAAAAGACGCATCCATATGATAGCCTAGGAGCTTTATATCCAAAAGCCGTAGAGCTATGGTCTGATAAAAATGATCAATCTCTATACGACTTTTCTCCTCGTTCTAATAAGAGTGCGTGGTTTAAATGTCCAAATCATAAACATAAAGATTTTTATCGTACAATTACAAGTGAAGTGGAATGTGGTTTTAGATGTTATGAATGTGTGAAAGATAACATGAGCGTAAATAAACGTGGTGAAAATAACTATTTTTGGAACGGTGGAGTGTGTGATAAAAATGATGCCGTCCGACATTATAGAGAATATAAAAATTGGCGTACATTAGTATATGAACGTGATAATTATACATGTCAGTGCTGCGGTAAAGTTGGCGGGAGATTTAACGCACATCATGTTTATCCATTTTCTGATTATGAAAATCTTAGGTTTTGTGTAGATAACGGCATAACCCTATGTGAAGATTGCCACGACTCTACCAAAGATGGTTCTTTCCACAATCTATATGGCACTCATAATAATACTCCAGGACAACTTCGTGAATACATTCTAAACAAATCTAGTATTGACATATTTGAAACACATCCTGAAATATTATCTCTTACAACCAAAACTAACATAAAGGAGTGATAGCGAATGAGATATCCACGCAGATGTCTATGTTGCAATACCACATATGAGTATTGTCCTTCATGCTATGACTATCGCAATCTCCCACTATGGATGAACTCCTTCCATAATGAGAACTGCAAGAATATTTTTGAAACATGTACAAATTATAATTTTAAGCTAATCACCAAAGAGCAGGCCAAGAAGGCACTATCTAATTATGATCTATCTAATCGTGCTAGCTTTAGTGACTGCGTAAAACGTGATATAGATGCTATCATGACAGAAGAGAATTCTACTGAGAACTTTTCTTTTAAAAAAGTAAAGTATTCAGATAAGGCTGAATAAGCCACACACGAAGTAGTTGCAAATAAAATAACAAGGTGTTGAAGTTTCGTGTGGAACTCAACACCTTATTTTTTTACATAGATTAAAAGGAGAAAGAACAATGTCGATTGCAAAAAGCAATATAATCCCAGGTGTACAATATCAAACAGATTCTGTCGCATATATTGCCAATATGAAACAGTCATATTTATATCTTCGTAATGGAGCAAATTTGCTTGATATTCTTTATTTTAATACAAAGGCAGACTCGCTAGTTTTCGTATTTGAGAAGAACGACGACTTGCGTGAATTATATAAGAAATGGAATAATCATGAACTTGAATAATTTATAAGGGAGGTGGTGTAATTGGCAAATCAATGTTCAACTTTTGCAACTATTATAATTGGTGTTAGGCATAATAGATTGTCTGTAGTGAGAAGCGCTGTTGGAACGAGTGGAATTATTAACACATTAATGTGCAAATTTGAATTTAGGACCACCGATTGGGCTGGCATTCAAAAGATGGCAGTATTTCAGAGCATGAATGATTATGTAAAACATAAAGATGAAAATAAAATTATTGTTCCATTAAATGAGCAAGGAGAATGTTATGTCCCTGCTGAAGTTCTGACAGGCCAAGGAGAATTTTTAATTGGTGTATTTGGTGTATATGATAATAATAGTAGAATCGTTTCAAACTTTTTGGCATTTAAATGTGATAAAGGCTGTTATTGCATTGGGTCTACACCTTGTGGTACTACTCCTGGTGACTATGCAGAAATCATTGCTTTAATAAATAAAAAGCAGGATATATTAATTCCGGGTGATGGAATAAGCATTGACGGGAATAATGTAATAAGTTGTACTTGCGAAATTACACTAATAAACGGAGGCGACAGTAATGAGTAAGACATTGAATAATGTTAGGATTCAACTCAGAAATGATACCGCCGTCAATTGGCAGAATTCCACTGTGGTGCTATTGCCTGGTGAGTTTGCCATTGAAAATGATACCGGATTATTTAAAATTGGTAATGGAACTGATGTTTTTAAGGATTTAAAATATGCAAATAAGTCTGGAGAAACATCGCAAGAATTAGAAAATTTAAAGGCCCAAATTGGTGAAATCCCAGAAGGAAAAACTATAATTCAAATGATTGAAGAAGCGGCAGCAAGTGGTGGTACTGTTACTTGGGATAATATTGAAAATAAGCCAACCAAAGTAAGCGCTTTTGAGAATGACGCAAATTATCTTACTGAACAAAGTTTGTTAAACTATGCTACTAAAGCAGATCTTAATACAAAGCAAGACAAACTCACTGCCGGTGACAATATTACCATTGTAGATGGCGTTATTAGCGCTACTGGTGGAAGCAACTAGCCTATGCTGGTGCAGATGAAACCGTTATTAAATCTATTATTAATGCAAACCGCGACGCCTGTACTTATGTTGACTTAACAGAAGGGCAGGAAGATTCAGATGGTCTAGCCACTATAACATCTCCAAAGCAGGGTGATACTGCGATTGTTCGCAAAGCCATTGATGATATTCATAAGTCTTATACTGCTTATGTTTATAATGGTACGGTTTGGTCTGCTATGGATGGTAACTATAACGCAGATAATGTTTATCTTGATATGGATATTACTATGGCTGGTAATTATACTCAGGTTGGCAACTTGACCAAATCTCAGAATGGCACAGCTACTTTTGCCACGAAAGGAAAGTCTATTGCTGCAGCCCTAACCGACATTTTTTCCAAGCGTTTACAGCCAGGCACTCCTACGGCTCCTGCTGTAACTCTAACATTTGGTCAGGCTAAAGCTTATGAAGTTGGCACTACCGTATCTCCAACTTATTCTGCTTCTCTAAGTGCTGGTTCTTATACTTATGGTCCTGCTACTGGTATTACTGCCACTTCTTGGGAGATTACTGATACTGAAGGGCATACTGCGGATACTGATACTGGCTCTTTCGCTGATGTAATTGTTGCTGATAATACCGATTATAAAATTACTGCTAAGGCTAATTATGGTGAAGGTGCAGTTGCTAAGGACAATCTAGGGTCTGATTCTAGCCCTGTTGTTAAGATTGCCGCTGGTTCCGCTACCAAGACTTCTGGTGCAATTACTGGTTATCGTAATACCTTCTATGGCACTGTGACTGAAAAGGCGGAAGTGACGAGCACTATTATTCGTGGTCTATCCAAATCTAACAAAGCCCTTGTAAATGGCAATTCTTTTACTGTTAATATTCCTGTTGGTGCAGTTCGTGTAATTTTTGCATATCCCGCTACTTTACGGGACGTTAGCTCTGTAAAGGATGTAAATGGTCTAAACGCTGAGATTAAGAGCGCTTTCACTAAGTCCGCTATAACTGTGGCTGGCGCTGGCGCTGACGTTGGTATTGAATATAAAGTATACGTAACTGACTTTGCAGACCCTGTTGCAAAGGCAAATTCTTATACTGTAACAATCTGATAAAGGAGGAGAAAGATTATGGCTATGACTTTTGGTACACTTGATTTTGCTGTTGCTTTTAATCGTCAGACGGCTTTCCCTCTGGATGCTAAAAGCTATTTTGAAAGCTTAGAACTTGCTACAGCCGCTGCTACTTCCGCACAAGAGGCTGGTAGTTCTGAAACTACTTATTATTTTGGTCAGACTATTGCTGTTGTTGAGGGTGGCAAGGCTACTCTTTATGTAATTCAGCCTGATAAGACCCTGAAAGAGGTTGGCGGAAATATTGCTATTAACGAAAATGTTTTTGCCAAGGATGCAAGTGGCGCTCTAAATTTACTTGGTTTTGCAGACGCAGTTGGTGGCGCTCAATTAGTAAAGACTGAGGATGGTAAGATTTCTTGGGTGAAGCCAGATACTACTACCGTCGAAGGTCTATCTACTGCTATTGAATCACTAAAGACTGTTGTTGGTGATGACAAGAGCGGTCTTGTAAAGCAAGTTGCTGACAACAAATCCGCTATTGCAACACTAAATGGTGATAAAACCGTTACAGGCTCTGTTGCTTATCAGATTGCACAGATTGTTGCTGGTGCGGATGAGAGTTTTGACACTCTAAAAGAAATCGCGGACTGGATTACAACTCATAAGACTGATGCAGCTACAATGAATTCACAGATTAATACAAATAAGGACGATATTGCATCTCTTAAAACTCTTGTTGGCAGTACTGCTGTTGCAACTCAGATTGCAGATGCTATTAATACAGCTCTTAAAGACGGCGAGACAGACAAGTATGCACTTGCTGCGGATTTGACTTCTCTATCAAATGATGTTGCTGCGATTAAAACAAAACTTGGAGAAAAGTCTGTCGCAGATCAGATTGAGGCAGCATTAAAAGTTGATGGTGCAGAAAAGTATGCATTGGCTTCTCACACTCATGAGATTGCAAATATTACTGGTCTTCAAGGTATACTTGATGGCAAAGCATCTGATGCTGATGTGCAGGCCATACAGTCTACTGTTAATGGTTTAGAAGCGAAAGCACACGAACATGCTAATAAGACTATTCTTGATACTATTACCGAAGATAAGGTTGCCGCTTGGGATGCCGCTCGGCCAAACGTTATCGAGTCTATCAAGATTGGCGGAACCGCTCTAACTGTTGGCGCGGATAAGTCCGTAAGTATTCCTGCTGCAACTGCTGAAGCTATTGGCCTTGTTAAGGCAGACGGAACGACCATTGAGTCTACCGATGGCGTACTCGGCGTTAAGGCCGTTGGCATTAGCAAGGTCTTCGTAGAGGATGGCGTCGAGCTTATTATGGACGGCGGCAATGCTTAATTGTTATTTTATGATTTAAAGGAGATTGACATATATGGCTAGCAAGACTTTTAATACAAGAATTTGTATGAAAAATGATACCTACGCACAATGGATTGCAAAAGATCCTGTTCTATTAAAGGGTGAAATTGCCGTTGTAGTTATTCCTGCTGACACTGGCGCAGTACAGGGAGAGCCTGTAACCCTTTTCAAGGTTGGCGATGGCATTAAGAAATTTAGTCAGCTAGAGTTTATTGGCGCAAAGGCCGCTGATGTTTATAGTTGGGCTAAGGCCGCTAATAAGCCAACATATTCTGCTACTGAAATTACTGGTTTATCTGATTATATTTCTGGCGAGATACAGGATACAGATACTCAGTACAAACTAGAAGCTGATGCTAAAGATGGTCACAAGTTCTACCTATATTCCAAAGCAAAGGGCGATGCGGATTTTGGTATTACGCCTGTAAGCACCATCACTATTCCTGAGACTGTATATACTTTAGCTACTGGTACTGCCAATGGTACTGTTAAGTTTAATGGTACTGACGTTGCTGTTGCTGGTCTAGGTTCTGCCGCTTATACTGAATCTGATGCTTATGATGTCAAAGGGTCTGCGGATACAGCATTAACTAATGCTAAAGCTTATGCAGACGGCAAGGATGCTGCTATTGCAGCAGCTAAGAAAGCTGGCACTGATGCTCAGGCAGCAGTAGATACTCTATCTGGTAAGGTGGGCACAGTTACAGAGGGCAAGACTATTGTCGAAATGATTTCTGATGCTCAGGCTGCCGCAACTTATAATGATACTGAGGTTAAGGCTGGTATCAAGGCAAATGCTGATGCTATTACTAAACTAAACGGTACTTCTGCAGTCGAAGGTTCTGTTGATAAGAAGGTAGCAGACGCAATTAATGAGTTTGCTACTAAAGTTAGCGACGATCAGACTGTTAACACCTTTAAGGAGCTAATTGATTATGCTGCTTCTCACCAAGGTGAATATAGTACTCTGTCTGGTGAGGTTCAGACCAATAAGACCGCTATTGCTACTTTAAACGGCAAAGATAGTGAAGCTGGCTCTGTGGCAAAGACTGTTAAGGATGCCGTTGATGCCGCAAAGATTGCCCTTCAGGGTAACATTGACAATAAGGTTGACAAAGTAGACGGTAAGGGTTTATCTACTAATGATTATACCACTGACGAAAAGACTAAGTTAGAAGGCATTGCCTCTGGCGCTCAGGTAAACGTCATTGAAACTGTTAAGGTTAATGGCGTTGCACTAACTCCTACCGATAAAGCCGTTGATGTTATTGTTCCTACTGGTGCTCTTGCTAGTAAGAGCGAAGTAGCTAAGACTGACCTTGCTGTTACTCTAAAGAATGAAATTGATGGTAAGGTTAACTCTGCTGATTGTGGTGACATTATTTCTCACAATGTTTCTGAGTTTGCTGCTGCTGCCCACAATCATAAGATTGAGGATTTAGAACAGAGTGCTTATATTATTTTCGAATGTGGGACTTCTAGTACCATTATCTAAGTGGCATTGCCTCTTCACATTAAGTAGTTTATTTAATAGGAGTGGCATTACGCCTCTCCTATTTTTTTAGACTATAGAAAGAGGAATGAAAACTAATATCTTATATAAATAAAATTTCAACCATATCTTATGGTGATGATATTCCAGCTAAATATTAATCAAAGGTTTATATTGCAATAAAATATGAATTTTGATTATAAGAAGGGATACTAACGAAAGGTACTTATGTGTCTCTCGTTTTTATAATTCATAGTGGAGGTGAAAAAATGTCCTACATAAATACTATTGATATTAACGGAGTAATATATCATTTAGGTAATTTAACTGACGGTAATTATGAAGTTAATTTACCAGAATTAAAAAATAAAGATGTTTTCTTATTGCGAGGAGATGTTGTTGGCGATTTGGTAACACAGTCAAATATGCCGCTTGCTGCAAGTCAAGGTAAGATACTTAATGATAAGATTAGTGAGCTAAAAACGAGTTCTACAAACCAAGAAAACGATATTACACAGTTAAGAACGGCTATAACAGAAGGAGACTCTACAACATTATCTAGTGCAAAGTCGTATGCAGATAATAAAGATGCAGAACTTGATGGAAAAATTACGGCACTCAGAACAGATATGGATACCAACGATACATCAACATTGACATCCGCAAAATCATATACCGATACAAAGTGCGGAGACACATTAGCTTCTGCAAAAGCATATTCTGACAATGGTTTTATAAATAAAACAAATATAGCAGATAACCTTACTACTGATTCTGTTGATAAAGTTTTATCTGCAAAACAAGGCAAAGAGTTAGAAGATAAAAAGTTTGATAAGGCAGGAGGAACTATTTCTGGAGCAGTAACTATAAATGATACTCTTACAATTGGCGGTTCTAATGGAATTAGTGTCAGCAAGGTACCAACCGCAAATAATGATGTAGTAAATAAGAAATACGTTGATGATAAAGTTTCTGGTTATAGTATAGCTGATAATTCGATAACAACTTCAATGATTGTTGATGGCGCGATTACAATGGCAAAACTAGGAGAAGACATTGCTTTAGACTCAGGTGAAATTGGTACAACACCAGAAGGTTGGACATATATAAAAATGAGCAACGGTGTTGCGATTGCTTGGGGTAGTTTTAAAAATAATATTGGAGTTGGTTCTAGTATTGAATTTTATAAGGCATATCCAGCCGGATTGTTTATAAATGCACCGGCTTGTACACCATTTTTGTATGCAAGTGGGAAAGAGGTTATCCAATTTAGTAAAAATGCTGGCGATAAGGATAATACGCCAAAGATTGGTGTTTGCCCATTAAGTGCGATACTTAAACCTGGCACAATAGAAACGTTGGAGACTATCAAAATTGATTATATTGCAATTGGTAAATGGAAATAATTATCAATAAATTTATCGGCATATGTCGGTAATTTTATTTTGTATTAAGGAGGTAACACAAGTGGCGAATAAAACATTTAATACTCGCGTTAAGAATAAGCGAGATACTGCCGCTAATTGGGAGGCAGTAGCAACTACATTCCAACCGCTCGATGGTGAATTGATTATTGTTGATACCTCTGCGGGGAAAACTCGCTTCAAGGTTGGCAGATATGATGCGGCAAAGGGAAGGCTTTTATATTATAATGAAATTCCTTTTACGGATGAATATTTATATAATGATTTGAATGAAAGTCAGGGGAAGATTTATGATAAGCTCAAGAGTATTGATGAACGAGAGCCGCTAATTGGCACAACAAATACATTATCTGTAGAACAAGTTAAAACCGCTATTCTTGCTGGTCGTCCCGTTGTTATAAGTTATACTGATGCTACTTATGGTGAATTAAAGTTTACGAATTTTACTTACGGTACAGTAGAAGATACAATTGTTTCTGATATGATTGCATATTACTCTGGTCATGGATATATTTTAGCTGAACTTATTGGTATTAATCAATGGAGCTTTAAGACTACAGTTATAGCAGAAAAATCAGATATGTCTCAATTTGCAACTAAGGAATATGTGGATAATGGGTTGGATGTGAAAGCTTCTAAAGATATTGCAACCACATCATCAAACGGATTGATGAGTTCTACAGACAAAACCAAACTAGATAGTATTGCCGAAGGTGCAAATAAGACTATTGTAGATACTGAATTATCAACTACTTCTACTAATCCTGTGCAAAACAAAGTTATAAAGTCTGCGCTCGATGATAAGCTTTCGCTTTCCGGCGGCACTTTGACTGGTAACTTGACTGGTAAATATATAACCGGTACCTGGCTTAAGACCGCTGATGCATCCGAGCTTTCGACAACTCCAGAGAAGATTGCTGTTTTAGATTCTACAGGATGGATTTACTATAGAACATTGGATCATTTAAAGAGTGACCTTGGTGCGAATTATTTTATAAATGTAAAAGACTATGGAGCAAAAGGCGATGGCGCAACTGACGATACAGCGGCTATTCAATCAGCTCTTGACGCTTCAAACACCAAGGGGATTCCATATGTCCGCTTTCCATCTGGGACTTACAAAATTAGTGTCACATCTACTGATAATAATTTTTATACTGCACTAAATTTATATTCAGGACAACATCTTATTTTTGACCAAGTTACTTTACAACTAACTGCTAACAGTTATGATTTTTATGCAATTATAAATATTCACAATATAAGTAATGTTGAACTATCTGGTAATTTGACAATTATTGGTGATCGAGAGTCTCATACTGGAACAACTGGAGAAAGTGGTCACGGTATCCGTATTGTCAATAGTAAGAATGTATATGTTCATGATATAAATGTACAACATACTTGGGGTGACGGCGTATGCGTAGGCGGCAACGGGACCATGGATGAGATTTCTAAAAATGTGACCATTGAACGTGTGCAAACATATAAGTGTAGTAGAAATGGATTGTCTATTATTGAAGCACAAGACGTTGTTGTGCGAGATTGCGATTTTTCTTACACCGACCGCACAAACCCTCAATATGGCATTGATATAGAACCGAATCTTGGGACTGCCACAAATATCCTAATTGAAAATGTTAGGATGCTGAATAATGGCGTCGGTTCTTTTACATTGTACATCAAGAAAGCCACCATGCCAGGAACTATTGCACTACGAAACATTGAAACCGATAGTAAAACGAATATTTACACAAGTAGCGATTCCGGTGCGACGTTTGATGTGTCTGTTATTGGTTGGAAACATACTCAGAAATCAACAGTAACTTCATCAAACAGTCCTTCGCTTCGTCTTAGTGGTACTGGCAGTTTAAAAGTTGACCAATTAACAGTTGTAAACAATAGTTCAAGAACTGTAATATATCCATATAATGCAAAGAATATTTACATTACGGGTATTAAAGTTATTGACGATCCAAGTGTAAGTACTGCGGGTACTTTATCTATTCAATCTTCTGCCGACGTTTCTCTAGATAACGTCATTATTGATGGATTTCTTAGTAGAAATTATCATGAAGTAACTTGGCATTCAGGTAATAGTATTGTTGTAAACAATATTCAAGATACCAATGTGAACTTAAATAATCATCTGACTACAGGAGGTAGTAACGAGAGTTACAAATTACTGCTGTGCGATAAAACACTAGTGCTGGGTACTGCCCTCAGTGCAAAGGCTCGTGTATTCATACCATATACCTATGGCAACGTGAACCCATTCCGAGTGGTGAATACCACAGCCACTGATGTACAGTTGTACACTACTGTGTCGGCAGGCATTACGTTTGTTGGCGACGTCCCCGGCGGCAGCTCCGCAAACTCCGCCGAACTGACCGGAAACGCTAGCTATGAGGTTACGCCTATGATGGTCAACGGGTTAGTGTATGTGCGAAAGTTGAATGCCCGTGTGCCTGATAAGACTTCTGAGATTACCAACGACAGCGGGTACCAGACAGCAGCACAAGTTGAATCAACGGTGACAGGCAAGGGCTATCAAACGGCAGCACAGGTCGGAGCCGCTATCACGGCAGCAGTTGGCGCTGCAATGGAGGCGAGTTATTAATGGGAAAATATAATACACTAAATGAGTTGTTTACAGCGATTGCTGATGCCATTAGAACAAAAACTGGTGGAGGGGCAGCTATTGTTGCCGAGAATTTTCCTACAGAGATTAAGAACATACAAACAGGAGGAGGCGTCAATCCTTCTGATGCTACAGCAACTGCAAATGATATTCTGTCTGGTATGACAGCGTATACTGCGGAAGGAAAAACAACAGGAACATTACAAATAAGGATTGGCTCAATAGAATTAACTAAATCCGTTACATCCTCTTCATATGTTACCATTTCTCATGATTTGGGAATAGTGCCAAGTATAATTCTTGCATATGTCGAGAACGATCCTATTTTTGATTCAACTACCACATATAATATTGTAAGTGGATATGCAATCAATTTTCCCACCGGCCTTATTCCTGGAGTGGGAGAAAGTAAATCAGCCGCGAATTGTATTAATAGTCAAGGTGGCGGGGAAGGTGACACTACCTCTAACAGTTCTACCGTTTGTATTTGTGACCAAATTACCGCCACTACATTTCGACTCAGAGCAAGCGGTTCGTCTAGGTGCTGGTCTTCTGACGCGATTGTGAAGTACGTAGTTATGGCATTATAATTAAATGAATAGAAAAATTTTGTAGATTCATTTCTACGGAGTTTAGATTAAAATAATAAAAAGGAGAGTGTTTTTTATGGCAAAAGTTTTTTTATCACCAAGTGAACAGTTTAACAATGCTTATGCATGGGGCAATACTACCGAAGGAGTACAATGTGGAAAGATTGCCAATGCTTGTAAGGCCGCACTAGAGCGTTGCGGCATCTCTGTAAAGCTACAGCATGAAGGTACAATGGCTAGTAAGTGTCAAGCTTCTGATGCTTTTGGAGCAGATTTACATGTTTGTATTCATACCAATGCTTGCAATGGTAATGTGAGCGGTACTCGTATGTTCTGCTATGACGCAAGCGGTAAAGGTATGAAGGCTTGCAAGGCTATTTTTAGTATACTTGCACCCTTGACTCCTGGCAAGAGCGAGAATATTTCAGTCAATCCACAGCTATTTGAAATTCGTGTGCCAAATGCTCCTACTGCTTATATTGAGTGCGAGTTCCATGATGTGCCTAGCGTAGCAAAGTGGATTGTGGAGCATACTACTGATATTGGCGAGGCTATTGCTCATGGTATTTGTAATTACTTTGGTGTTACTTATAAGACAGCAAAGCCTGCTCCTGCCCCTACTCCAAAGCCAACTCCCACTCCTTCTAAGAGTGAATTATACCGTGTACGTAAGAGTTGGACGGATGCTGCTTCTCAGATTGGTGCATTTGCAGTACTTGACAATGCTATTCGCGCTTGTAAGGAAGGCTATAAGGTATTTGATAGCAAGGGTAACGTTATATATCCAAAGGCCGCTCCTGCAAAGAAGCCTATTTCCGTAATTGCCCAGGAAGTCATTGCTGGTAAGTGGGGTAATGGCCAGGATAGAAAGAACAGGCTAACTGCTGCTGGATATAATTACGACGAAGTACAGAATTATGTGAACAAGCTACTGTCTGCTCCTGCGAAAAAGAGCATTGATGAGGTCGCAAGAGAAGTTATTGCTGGTAAATGGGGCAATGGTGCAGACCGTAAGAATAGACTAACCGCTGCTGGTTATGATTATGATGCAGTACAAAAGAGGGTAAATGAAATCCTCTCATAAAATGGAGTTCTCAAAGAAAATATTGATAGTTGCTGCAGTAATTAATATTGCGGTAATTATATTTTCTTGTTACATGATGTGGAAGACATGCGACCTGTCTCCATTGGCATATTTGCTGCCATCAGTTGGCGCTGAAGTTTCAGTAGGCACCGGATTTTACTATGCAAAAGCAAAAGTAGAGAATAAAATTAAACTAATGAAGGAATATGGCGTAGAGCCAAATGATACGAATTTTACGGAATAAGGAGGAAAGGTTATGGAAAAGTGGGTTGAGCTTGTTGTTGCTATTTTAAGTGGTCTTGCTGCTTGTATTCCACTAGTTGTACAGTTGATAAAGTATTGTCAGAAGGCCGTGAAAGAAAAAAACTGGAATCAGCTTTTGAAGTTGGTTATGAACCTAATGGAAGAGGCTGAAACCAAGTTTGAGACCGGAGCCGATAGAAAAGAATGGGTCATGATGATGATTAAGGCTAGTGCAGACACAATTAACTATGAGATTAACATGGATGAGATTTCTAAACTGATTGATTCTCTATGTAGTATGACTAAGGTTGTAAACGGGAAAACGGAAGAAATCGTACAAGAATAATGATTAAAAATGGGGGGGGGAGTTTACGCTCCCCCTTTTTTAAAAGAATAAAAGGAGTTGCATTATAGGTTTGCGTAAGTTTGCAACTCGTAATGTAGGTTTACGGAAATTTATAATGACAAGGAGGAGTTATATGAGAGTAGTCGGCATAGACGCCAGCACAAATAAAACAGGCGTGAGTTTATTTATAAACAATGAATATAGCGGGCATATGCTTATAGATTTACATAAGATTAAAGATTCAAATATACGTGTGCCAAAGATGATGCAAGAGATAAAAAATATTTTAGATTATTATAAACCAGACATTATTGTCATGGAAGAATGTTTATTAAAAACTAATATTGCAACAGTTAAGCTCTTGTCTTATTTGGCAGGTGCCATTATTTCGTGGGCAGCAGATAATCAGGTGGAGTTTAGGTTTCAATTGCCTTCAGAATGGAGAAAACGTGTCGGTCTAATTCAAGGTCCGAAAATATCTCGAAGTGAGCTGAAACAAGAAGCTATTGATATGGTTAAAAGGGATTTTGGATTAGATGTAAATGATGATATTTCAGAATCAATATTAATAGCAAAGAGTGCATTTTATGATAAAGAAAGTAAAGATATTGATATTGAAATTTAGGCGGTTTTATGGAGATTTATAATGGCAATACAGTAGGTTGATTTAAATTGATATATTCGTTTGATTATTATTCAAAAAAAATAACGACTGAGGTCGGTTTATATAAAATTTATTTACATGGAGGAGTTATTTATGAAGATTAATGAATTTGTTCAAAAGGTAAGCGAAAATAAGGCAAAGCTATACAATAAAGCAGATAAAAATGCTCTGTCAAATTTTATTAAACAAACTTTAAATATAAAAAGTTATATCAGTATTAAAGAAAAGAAGCAACTTGTTGAAGATATTGTTAGTGAAACAATTATATATGAAAATGGCCTATTGAAATTTAATGGCATTGATCAATATATTGTTTATGCTATGAAATGCATTGAAGCATATACCGATCTTGAGCTATCTAACGATATTGAGGATGATTATGATGAATTATCTAAAACTGGATTACTTGAAGCAATTACATCAACATTTGCAGAAGAATATAAGACCGTTCTAACACTATTACAGATGCAATGTGATTATATACTTATGGATAATTCTATTTCGTCTAAGGTTGGTGTTTTTTTAACTATGGTGTCTTCAATTATTGATAAATTAGCAAATAGTTTGCCTAATTCTGTAGATAATTTTGATATTAGTAAGTTAAATATTGACAAAAAGGACATTGAAAAGATTACAGAATTTCTACAGATTGTTGGGTGATAGCAATGGCAAAAAATACAAATGAGCAAATATTTGATGAACTTGAAAAGCTTATCAATAGGGCTACAGAAACAGCAGTAATTGAAACTGGCAAAAAGGTTAGAGAGAAACTAAGAGATCAGGCTCGTTTAGGTGTAGCTCGTTATTATGCTCAATATGACCCATACATATATGAAAGAACCGATAATTTGCGTAGAAATGTTAAACATCGTAGGCTGCCGTTACAGATTGAACGAAATGTTAACTCGCCTTCTTGTATTGTCGGTATTGAATATCATGGTTGGGAAGATATGAATCCTTATAAAGATGGTTCATTTACTACAGAGCAAGTATTTGAAAATTTTTGGGAGGGCGAACATCGTAATGCTTTAGAGAGCCATATAAAGAGCGAATTTATCTCCCAAACAGAAATGATGGATAAATTTGTTGATAGGCTAAAATTTAAACAAGATATAGAAAATATAATGCAACAAGAATTTATGAGGGCACTTAATTTATAAAGTAGGTGATTAAATGAAAAGCTTTGAAATAAAAATAACTGGTAATGCCAAAAGTCTTGTTGATAGTATAAAAAGCAGTCAATCTGCTATGGATGCCCTTATAAAAGGTATAGATAAGGCAGATAAAAAATTAGAAGTATTAACTCAAACAGGTAAACACCTATCTAATATTGATAAACAATTGGCAAAATTAAAAACTGATTACCCAGATATATTTGAAAAAATTTTTCCTAATATTGATTCACAGATAAATGAGTCAATGAAGCCTATTCTTCAAATGCCGGAATTAGTAGAACAGACCATGACAAAGGTTGCACAGAAAATGAAGGCAATTGATAGTGGCACTTTGAAAGCTACAGATGATGACATTAAAGAGTTGGGCAATGATATGCGTATCCTTGGAGAAACTCTACATCTTGAAAATTTAGATATGAGTTTCTTGGATGGAACAGCAAAAGCAGAAACTAAAATTAAGAGATTGATTGATGTTATGGGCAGACTTGTTGAGGCTTATTATAATGTCAATATGGCTATGACAAATGTCAATATGGGCGAGGTTGTGACAAATAAAAAAGAACCAAAAAAATCTAAAAATAAAGATAAGCAAGAATTAACTGTCGATACACTAAGAAAAAAAGTAGAAGAAATAAAGGATTTATCTAAAAAATCTTTTGATGATGATGAAGCATTTGATTTAATGGACAAGAAAATTCAATCTTTAATTAAAATGTTTAAAGTCAGTGATGATATTGCTGCAAAATTAGACGAAGAACTTCAAAATGTAGATAATAGTATTGAAGAAACTATGTCTAAATTAGAAAAATTGCTTGGTAATAAATTTCCAAAGGCTATGGGAAATGCGGCAGACGCAGCAGATGATGCTAGCGAAAAAATTCAAAAATTACTTCCTACATCTGAAGGATTAGAAAAACTAAGAATTATTCCAGATGGTGATCAAAAAGCAAGGATTAGTGAGTATGCAGAAGAATATCGTGTTATCTTAAAACTATTAGAAAAAGGAAACATTGAGTCAAAAGAAACGGTACAAGCTCTAAGAGAAAGAGCAAGAACACTCAAAAATATTATCAAAGATGTAAATCCTGGTGATACCACATTAGACAAACTACTAACGGATGGTTATGGGATCTCTAAAGGTACTGCAGATACTGTGGCAAGCCCCAAATTATCTTCTAAGTTTAAGATTGATGAATTTAAATCTGAAAATATTAGCAACGATGCTAGGCAAGAGGCAATTGATTTAATATATCGCGAAATTAGTGCCGAGAACCAATTGGCTAAAAAAAAAGAAGAAGCGGTTTTATCATATGATAAATTAATAAAGGCAGTAGAAAGATATTATGAGTTGCAAAGAAAACCTGATAGTGTCACCGATAGTGATAAGTTTGACGAAATAGCAGATGAGGCAGATAAAATAGCAGATAGGTTCGCAGAGATGAATAGTTCTTCTTCTGGCGTATTTAACGCGATACAAGACGGACTTGGTAAAGATGAGGCTTTAAAACAGTTAGCGGATATATTTGGAATTAAAATTCCAGAAGCAACGAAAAAGGCAGAAAGTGGCATAAAAGATGTTACATCTGCTCTTTCTGAAACATCGGACGGTTTAGCTAAAATCATGTACCATAGAGGGAATCTTTTAAGTTCTAAGAGTGGAACGAGAGATAATTTTGGACAAATGCCAGGTAATTTAACAAAATCTGTTGAAGATGATGAGACGTGGAAGTCTCTTGGGTTTGGCATATTTGGCGGTGGATTATTTGGTGTTGCAAATCCATCAATGATTAATGGGCCTTTGTCTAAATTAAGTGGTAGTACATTCATTCAGAGTATTGATTTAAGTAAATACAATATGTATATGGCAGACACAGAAGAAAGAGCGGCTAATCTTGCAAAATTTATGAGTCAGCTTCAAAAGTTTGCTATAAAAAGAGAGGTTCCAGATTTTACAGGATTTGACACAGAATTATCTGGAGTTTCCGAAGAGTCATTATACAAACAATTTCAAGGAGTGTTTGATGCCACAGATATGACGAAAGAAAAGTTCTTGGCTTTTATTTCTGAAATGAGAGTGCTTTTACAAGAAGCTGGCATTGAATTTGATAAAGATCTAAATGAATTAACATTTAAAAATAAGGATAGTTCAATTTTATCTTCTGATAATATTTCTACTAGATTATTAAAGCAACTTGGATATCAAGGAGTTTACACAGGAGAAACTTCATATGGCGGCTTCGGGCAAGGTTCTGTTTTATTTGATTTTGATGTTACTGATATTATTGGATATTTTAATACTGTAGAACAAGCAACACAAGATTTTCAAAATAGTTTAAAGAATGGATGGACTGGTTCTAATGAACAGTTACAGCAATATCTTTCTAATATAGAAGAGATTTCTGCCAGAATAGAAGCGACAAAGACCAAACAACTAAGTTTTAATCCAGACTTTGATATTTCTGCATATGATAATACATTAAATGCACTTAATAGTGTTAAAGAAAACATTCAAAAAGTACTATCAGGAGAATCTATTATTACTGATTCTGGTAAAATTTCTGGTGAGTTTAAAACAATAACTAGTTCTGCACAAGAAGTCACTTCTGCGGTAGAAGGAACTAGTGCTGCCATTGAAAATACGTGTGCCATTGGTTCTTCTATTAAAGGTTTAAATGATGGAGTAGAAAAAGCAAAAAGAACGCTTGAAGAATTTCGAGCGTTACAAGACGAAATTCTTGGCAAAAGTGCGTCGGCAGAAGGCGGCTCAATGGACGGAGAGGCGATTGGTAGATATACAGAACGCGTAGAGGCTGCTAAAGCCAAACTTGATGAGCTAGCCAAACAAAGCTTATTAACAGCAGACCAAATAAAAGAAGCAAATGACATATATGAAACGGCGATTGGAAACCTAGAGGGCAAAAGTAGAACAAATAATGAACATATTGAAGATTTGGAAGGTAGAGAACAAGTTGGAAGCTATGATAGTGGTTATGACAGAGGATATTATGATGCTCGTAGTGAGGCTGATTCTGAATTAGATAATTTACGAAAACAACTTAATGAAGCTGAGGCAGAATTAAATCGTGCTAAGACATCTATGGATTCTGGCACACCTATTGATATTTCAACGGAATTACAAAGCTTAGAAAATCTTCGTACTAAATTAGAAGAAGTAAAGAATACAATTATTTCTAAAAATAAAGCTTTTAATGATGAAGGCATTATTGTTGGGCAAGTTGTTGGTGAAGAAGTTAGAGCGCTTGATTTACTGTTAAATAAAATTAATGACATTACAAATGCAATAAATACTAAGACTGAATCATTTCAAACCAAAGGTAATGCAGTATATGAAAGTGTAAAACAAGCCGAGAAGCCTAAAGAAGCAACAGCTTTGCAGAAAGAATCATTTAATGATTTATTGGCTTTTCAGAAAAAATATTATGATGCACAAAAAGCCCTTGCAAATGGTGTTGGAACCGTTAGAGAAGAAGAGTTAATAAGAAAAGCAGCAGAAGCGGAAGATTTGTACAATAAAAAGAAACAAGAAGTCAAGCTGACTCAAGAACAAGAAAATCAATTGCTCGAAAAACAGGCAGAATTAGAGAGAGAACTTGCTGGAGTTAAAACTGATAAAGAAACAACATCTGCTGCCGTTACTGCTAAAGCGAAGCAAAACGGTATATTAAATGCGATTAATCAAGAAGTATTAAAGAGCTATAAATCAACTGGTATAAGTGTTCTTGACGATGTACCAGAAGAACTTACTGATACAAAAACCGCATATGATGCTTTAATTGATAAAATTAATGATTACAAGTCAAAAGGTGTTGTTTTATCTGATGATATTATTAGTAGTCTAAAAGAAGAGGCAAAAGCAATTAAGGCAGTAATGGATGCATATGCTGAAAAAACGAAGCAACAGGCTAAATCAGATGCAAAACAAAATTCAGAAAATCAGAAGCCTGCATATAAAAATTCTGTAATGAATTCTTTGCAGAAGAAATACTTCCAATCTTATTCTATTGCTACCGGTGAAGAATTCGCTATTTCTCCAAGTGTAATTTCTGCATCAGAAAAATTAAAGTCTACTTGGGAAGAATTAAACCGATTAAATAAAGAAATTGGCAATACGAAGCCAACGGAGGCTCAAGAAATTGCTTTTAATAGATTAACTGATGAATTTAATCAGGCAAAAAAAGAACTAGACGGAATAATTAATTCAACACGTAAATTAAGTGAGAAATCTCTTGGAACATTTAATTTATTTGATGCCGAGGGCAAAAGCGAGTTTGACCTTACAGATATTGAGGATAGAAAAAGGGCTTTACTAGAGGCTGTTAATATTCTTTCTGAAGGAAAGGCCAAAATCGGAGAATTTGATGCTACGTATAAAGAATTAAGTTATACTGTAAAAAATGCAAATGGTGATTTAGTTGACATGAAGGCTAGCATTAATGCTGCTGGTACTGCAATAGAGGTTGTTGCAGGAAAAACAAAAAGTAATACTAGCGCCATCGGACAATTTATTGATCAGTTAAAAAATAAATTCAAAAGTATTGCACAGTATTTGATTTCTATGGCTGGATATCAAGAAATAATCCAACAGATTAGAAAAGGTATTCAGTATGTTAAAGAGATAGATTCTGCCTTAACAGAACTTAAAAAAGTTACTGATGAAACCGATGAAACTTATGCGAAGTTCTTAAAAACAATGTCTCAAACTGGTGCCGAGGTTGGAGCCACAGTAAAAGATTTAACAAATATGGCTGCAAATTGGGCAAGGCTTGGTTATTCCATTCAAGAGGCTGGAGAACTCGCTAAAAGCACCGCTGTTCTATTAAATGTATCTGAATTTACCGATGCTGATACTGCATCAGAGGCATTAATTAGTACCATACAGGCTTATGGATATGCTGCAGAAGATAGTATGCACGTTGTTGACGTACTTAACGAAATAGGAAACAATTTTGCTATTTCTAGTGACGGATTAGCAACAGCTCTACAAGATTCAGCAAGCTCACTAATGGCAGCGGGTAACAATCTTGAACAAAGTGTTGCAATGGTTGCTGCTGCTAACAAAGTACTTCAAGATCCAAATAGCGTTGGAGCTGCTCTACGTACAATTTCGTTAAGAATTAGAGGAACTAGCGTAAAAGTGTAAATTTTTGCACCCCTATGTGGTGACACATAGGTAAACAATCTGCTCAAAACGGGGAAACTCCAGAAGTGGACAATCCCGTGGGGAATTTTTTCTAAATTATTTAAAATAAAAATATAGGGAGGTGAATATATGTCTCGCAAACGAACAAATGAAGAATTTTTGTTGGAAATTGAAAAATTAAATCCAACATATGATATTTTATCGAAATATATTAATTGTGATGCAAGTGTATTATGCCATTGTAATGTTCATAATGTTAATTTTAATGCAACTCCATATAATTTGTTAAAAGGCAAAGTTGGATGCGAGTTGTGCAGAAGAGAGAAAATAGGAAAGAAAAATAGACGAGATAAAGAAGATTTTGAGAGGCGTCTATTTGATGTCAATCCTAATATAGATGTTATCGGTGAATACATACAATGTAAAAAGAATATTGAATGTAGATGTAAAATACATGATGAAATATTTTTTGCAACACCAGATCACTTAATTCAAGGAGAAACTGGATGCAAACAGTGCATTCAAGATAAATATCATATTGGCGGGCTAAAATCCCATGAACAGTTTATAAATGAAATGGAAATCATACAACCTGACATTCGTGTTATTGGACAATATGATGGGGCTAAAACGAGGATTGATGTGCAATGTATAAAATGTGGTCATAAATGGAACCCTGTTGCTTCATCTTTGATATCTGGATTTGGATGTCCAAATTGCGCCTCGTCTCGTGGAGAAAAGCGCATTAAAGAATTTTTGAATGATAAAAATATTGATTTTGAATGTCAGAAAAGTTTTGATAATTTACGAGGTGTTGGCGACGGATTGTTGTCTTACGATTTTTATTTGACTAAATATAATCTGCTCATAGAATATCAGGGAGAATTTCATGATGGAATTGCTTGGCAACAAACCGAAATTGATTTTTTGCGTCAGCAAGAGCACGATAAAAGAAAGAAAAATTATGCAAAGAAAAACAACATTGGCTTGTTAGAAATATGGTATTGGGATTATGATAATATAGAGCAAATTTTAAATGAAGTATTAAATAATTTAGAAAACTCCGTAGAGATCACAGTGTTATAAGTAATTATAATGCGTATGCAGATTATCTCATTTGAGATAAAGGTATGATCCGCTCTGCACATATAACTTAATAATGAAAGTGCAGAATCAGGCAGAAATGACCTGATCCTTTTTATTTTTTAATAAAAAGAGTAACAAAAGGTAGAAGAAATGGGCGAGGAAACTGATGGCGTTATCGAGAGCGTCAGCAAACTCCAAGCTAAAGTCAAAGGATTAAGCGGCGTAGACATCCTAACTGATACTGGTGCCTACAAAGATACATACACGATTATTAAAGAAATTGCCCAAGTATGGGATCAAATGAACGATATTAACCGTGCTGCGTTGCTTGAATTATTAGCCGGTAAGAATCGTTCGAATGCAATGGCAGCATTATTAACTAATATGGAAGACCTTGAGGGTGCGTATGAAGATGCTATGGCCGCACAAGGTTCGGCAGAAGCAGAGAACGAAAAATACATGAATAGTATTCAGGGTAAGATTGACCAATTTAATAATGCTTTGCAAACAATGTGGTCAAGCGAAATTGATTCTGGTTTTATAAAATTTATTGTTAGCGCTGGTACTGCATTAGTAAAATTTATAGATACAATTGGTTTGCTTCCATCTATCCTTACTATGATTGGAGCAATTAAACTTGGTAAAATCTTTTTGCCCAAAATGTGGACATCTTTAACTGTTGCGGTTACAACCCATATTGCTGCACTTTCTGGAGAGACGGCTGCTATTGAAGCATTAAATGGAGCAAAAGTAAAAGCCGCAATTATGGATTCTACTAGCATTAGTAATGACGCAAAAGAAATTGCGATTAAAACTTTATTAACCGGAGAAATTGGCAATGAAACCGTTGTAACGGATTTAAATACTGTCTCTAAAATTAAAGCAGCTTTAGCTCAACAGGGGCTTAACGATGCACAAATTGCCGGTGTTCTTTCAGCCGTGGGTTTAACGACTTCAAATGTTGGTCTGGGCACATCTTTTAAATTGCTTGCCGCAAATATATGGAAGTCAATTAAAGCAATGTTGGCATATATAGCTACAAATCCATGGACATGGGTTGCAATTGGAGCTACTGCGGCTATTATAGTAATAGCTAAGCTTACTAAAACTCACCAAGAGTATGTAAAAGAACTTAAAGAAACATCTGATGAAATATCTGATGTAAAATCTAATTTAAGTTCGCTTGAAGACGAATTAAAATCCGTAAGTAATCGTATTGACGAACTAAATTCCAAAGATAAGCTTTCTTTCACAGACAAAGAAGAATTAAAAAATCTAAAAGCACAAAATGCTGAACTTGAACGATTAATTCAAATTGAGGAACAAAAAGAAAAGAGATTACAAAAGAAAGCCGCCAAGAATTTAAATGATGCAGTACAATTAGATTATTCAATTACTGGAAATACACAGGTATATAAAAATGCAAGTGGAGAGTATGTATCTGAGTCTGAGGCAAACGATGTAAATTCAAACAATTATGCGGTAAATGGCGACGCTTTAAAAGAAGGTTATTCTAAAGAAACGGCAAGTGTTATTCAGTCTAAGATTATTGAATATCAAGTAGCACAAAAAGAATTAGAAAAAGCAAAAGATGAACTTGCAAATTTAGGGGAAGATGCTACAGACAAGCAGATAAATACCGTAGAGGAAAAGATTGAATATTTGCAACATAAGTCTGATTTTGCGTATAATGAAATATCCAATATAATGGATAAAATACAAGAAGATTATTTAAACCAAGATGGTGTTGAATGGCAATATGGTAATCCTGACGAATTAGAGGATTGGCAAAAACAAATGAATGCCAACTTAAAGATAATTTACGACGCTCAGGATAAATTAGCTATTGGGGCAGACAATACTGGAAAAGCCATCAAATCAGCATTTTCTCGTGTGACCTTACAAACAGAATTTCAGGATGAATTAAAAGAAATTCAAGATACAGCCGGAATTACCGGGGAGAAATTAAAAGAAATGTATGAAGCTGATAATTCTACTGACAATACCGGTGTGAAGGCATTAATTCAATCCCTTATTGACTGTGGTGTTATTGCCAATGCATCTGCCGAAGAGTTGCAAAAAGTAGTAGATTTGTCATTAGAATTAGGAGATTCTGCATCTGATGCCGCAACGGCAAATAAAAAACTTGCTCGTTCTCAAAAAATGTTACAGTATAGCAGACTATATAAAGAACTCCATAAATATGCAGATGCATTAAGAGACGGGCGCAGAAGATCCGGAGAATTATCTGCCCAAGATAAAAAGTCTGTGCAGGCCATTAGAGAAAAAATGGCAGCACTTTCAGAAGAAATATCTAAATATGATATTCTGGGCAACCAGATGAATGAAGCGAAAGAAGCATTTATAGATTTTGAAAATGCAAAAAAGTCATCAGAAGAAAATTCTGAATATATAGATACTTCCGTAGAAATGCTCCAAACGGTAATTGATGGATTCCATAGTGCAGAAGTTGGTTCCGAAACGTTTAAGGCAGCATTTAAAGGACTAATACCAGAAAGTGTATATAATGATTTAGATACATTAGAAGAAAGATATACCGCCGCAGGTGAATATATTAAGAATACACTTAGCAAATATTTCACGATTGAATATGATGATGATGGTGCAGTTAAGAGTGTTGAAACGACAACTAAAAATATTGAAACATTTATAGAGGATGCAAAAGAAAAAGGCATAATGTCTTTCTCTGATGGCGTTTGGACTGTTGAAGAAACTGATTTTAAAAAGTTTGCAGACAAAATGGGCATCACAGAGTCTATGCTGGTCGCTATTGGCACACAGATGGATAATATTGATGCGGACTGGATTATGGGGGATAATAGTAGCTTCTTTGATTCGTTTGATATGGGTACAGAAGCTAATATTTATAAAACCACAAAAGCTCTAACTGATTTAGACCAACAGTTTATAGACGGCAAAGTAAGTGTAGATGAGTATACTCAAAAATATCAAGAGCTGCAAGACAAATTATCAGAAAATAAAGAAAATGCTATAAACGACATTATAAATTATGATAATGCTACTAAACAAGTAGACAATCTGCAAAGTCAGCTTCAAAAGGCCACCGAGGAATTAAGCAAATTAAAAAATGATCCAAACGCAACTGAAGATCAAATTGCTGAAGCAGCAAAAAATGCTAATGAGATAGCAACGAATTTACAGACTGCTCTTCAGAATAAATCTGATCTTGAAAAGCCATCCCAGATACTTGTAGAATTTGCAGTTGCCAATATTGAAGATGAAAAAGCAAAAATTGTTGCTGAATTAGGAACAATAGATGCCTCAATTAAACTTACTACTACAGATAAAGATGGCAAGGAACAAATAAATAGTAGCATAATAAAACAACTTGATGATGGTACATACGAAATAAATGTTGATGCAAATCTTACGGAAGAATCGAAAGCAAAAGTACAATCATATGTTGATTTATTAAATAAAGAAGCACAAATAAATTCGTATGTTGAAGGAGATCAAGGCGCAAAAGAAAGTGCAGATGATTTAAAAAAGACTTACGAAGATTTGTCTCAGGTAATAAAAGATTTGCCAAGTCCAAAAATCAATACATCTTCAGCACAATCTGCGGTTAATACTTTAAAGAAAACTGTAGATAAGCTAAAGGATTCTTTTGATGATTTACCAACAGAAGTTACTACTACCGTTACTACTGTTAATAAAACTGTAAACGAAACAGTGGAGAGGAAGAGCACTGGCTTTGGATGGCTAGATAAAATTCTTGGCTTTAATTTTGATGGCAATGCCCATTTTGATGGAGTTGCTAATGCCTCTGGTACTTTGGGCGCAGAAAAAACTGAAACATCTCTGGTTGGTGAATTGGGTCCAGAGCTTCGTGTTCGTGGCAATCGTTGGGAAATGCTAGGAGAAAATGGCGCTGAATTTGCAGATGTACAAAAGGGAGACATAATTTTCAACCATAAACAAACTGAAGAACTGTTAAAGAATGGACATATAAGTTCTCGTGGTAAAGCTTTTGTAGGCGGTACAGCGTATGCCGGTACAAGTGGAACAATATTTACAAAATATGCGACAGAAAAAGACTATGGCGGTAAAGTTCCTGATTGGTATGGTCACGCCGATCTTCTTTATGACGCTGCTAATTCAATATCTGACGCTGCCGGTGATGTTTCCGACGCCGCTGATAAATTCGAAGAAATATTCGACTGGTTTGAGATTCTTCTAGAAGAAATTGAAAACAATATTAGCTTAATGAATGCTAAGCTAGAAAATACAGTTGGTATAAGTGCAAAGAAAGGTATTTATTCTGAAATTCTAAATACAGAACAATTCAAGTTACAAGAATTATATGAGGGTGTCAAACTATATTCTGATTATGCCAATAATCTTTTTGCCAAAGTTCCAGATCAATATAAAGAAATGGCTAAAAATGGTGCGGTTGCCATCACAGACTTCCTTGGTGAAGCAAATCAGGAAGTTGTAGACTCAATTAACAACTATCGTGAGTGGGCAAAAAAAGTTACAGATTTGAATCAGCAATTAGAAGAAACAAAGAAGACTATTGCCGATACTCATGTAGAAATACAGAATATGCTTAAAGATGAATATGATAATCGTATATCTTTAATTACTTCTGTAAATGACCGTATACAAGACACAATAGATTTGCTCGATGAAGAAGGAAAACGTTCTTCCGCTGTAATGTATGAAGAAATGATAAAAAATAGTACAAAGCAATTATCAGAGCTTCAAAGCAAACGCGCAGAAATGCAGAGAGCATTAGACGAAGCTGTGAGAAGTGGAGACGTAGCTAGAGAAAGTTCGCAATGGTATGAGATGGTCAATGCAATTAATGATGTCGATAGTGAAATTAACAATTGTAGAATTAGCCTTGAAGGTTTCCAAAATTCTATTAACCAACTTCATTGGGATAACTTTGAAAAGTTCATTGACGCCATTGACAATGTTGGCAACGAAATCTCCAATCTAGGAGACCTAATTGATGAAGAAGATGTTGTCGATGAAGTTGGTAATTGGACAGACAAAGGTATTACTGCACTTGGTTTATACGCACAAGAGATGGAACGTGCCAAATATAGAGCAGAACAGTATGGTAAAGAAATTGAGTATTTAAATCAAGAATATGCGGCTGGAAAATATAGCGAAGATGAATACCTTGAAAAACTACAGGAATTAAAAGATGGTCAATGGGATAGCATTAAATCTTATGAGGCTGCAAAAAAATCTATTATTGATTTAAACAAGACTCGTGTTGAGGCTATAAAAGATGGCATTGAAAAAGAAATTTCGGCATACCAAAAATTAATAGACAAAAAGAAAGAAGAATTGAATTTACAGAAGGAGTCGCATGACTTCCAGAAGCAAGTAGCTGAACAGCAAAAAAATATTGCAAACATTCAAAAACAATTGGCTGCAATGGCTGGAGATAATTCTGCCTCTGCGATTGCTAAGAGAAAACAATTAGAAGCAGAACTTGCTGCAGCACAAGAAGAACTTGATGAGCTATATTACAATCATAGTATTGAAAAGCAACAAGAAGCACTTGATAAATCTTCAGAGAATTATCAGGACAATAAGCAAGATGAAATGGACGCTCTTGACGAGTCTCTCAAGAACGAAGAACAAATCATTGCAGATAGTTATGCCACTATTACGGCAAATACGGAATCTGTAGCACAAACATTATCTGATATAGCAAGTCAGTATGGGATTACCCTATCTGATTCTGTTATGCAGCCTTGGCTAGATGGTGCTAACGCCATTGGTACTTATCAAGAGCAGTTAGACACCTCTATGAGTTCTTTCACTCAGCAACTAGAGGCTCTTAAGCAGATGTATGCCGACTTACAAAATCAGGCTGATAGCGCTGGTAGAGGTATGGTTGATGCGATAAATGGTAGCAAGTCTAAAACAGAAGGTGCGACATATACGCCACAAACTCCATCACAACCAAGCACTCCATCAAAACCATCAAAGCCATCTGCTCCATCTACTGGTTCGTCCGTTACAGTGAAAAAATCTGCAACACGCTTTTCAAGAGATGGTGGCAATGGTACTAGGATGCAGTCATGGGTCCCTGGTTCAACATTTACTGTTTATCAGGTTAGCGGTTCAGAAGTTCTAATTGGAAGAAATGGTCAATATACTGGATGGGTGCGTCTATCTGATATTGAAGGATATGCAAAGGGCACTAAAAAAATTCAAAATAACCAGTTAGCAATGCTAGACGAACTTGGAGACGAATTGATTTTACATGCTGGTAAGAATGGTAGGTTGGAATATCTAACCAAGGGAACATCTGTTGTCCCAGCAGATATTACAAGCAACTTAATGAAGCTTGGTTCTCTAGACCCGAAGGATATTCTTGAAAGAAATAGACCTTCTATTGGTGCTCCACATGTTATTGATAATAGTATAGAGTTAAAAATGGAATTTGGCAGTCTTGTACATGTTGATACTGTTTCAAACGATACATTGCCATATTTGCAAAAGATGGTCAGAAATGAGTTTGATAATTGTATGAAACACGTAAATCAAGGGCTAAAGAAATTTGTTCGTTAAATGATATAGGGGGGGTGCTTCGGCACCTCTCCTTTAATTACATAAAGTAGTTATAGGAGGTGTGGTCTGTTGATTTATCACCCTAAAATTAGATTTAGAGAAAAAAGTAATTACGACGAAAGGCTCGTAGTTTCTACTTTTGAACCAGATTCTGGAGAGACTGATTCATATTTAACTATGGAACCAGTTTATACAGATAGCTATGATGGTACGATTCGTACAGATTATGGGGCCAAGTATAGCGATGTTGCGAGACCTTCTGTTACTCTTATAGATGTTGATGGAGATGATATCGTACCATCTAAAGTTAGGTCGGTTTTAAGATGGCTTACCGGTTCAAGAAAAAATTCCTGGATGGATGTTTATAACGTAGACGATAAGATTGTTTGTTCTTATCTTGGTAGATTTACGGATGTTAAGTTACAAAAAATGGATTCAAGGGTTATTGGCATTAGAGCCGAATTTACTTCTGTTAGTCCTTGGGCTTATTCAGAAGTGAAAGAGCTAGAAATGGAGATAAATGGGAAAACGAATTTCAATATAGATAATGATAGTGATGATCTATATTCCTGTGTTTATCCACAAATGATATTTACGAACAATCAAAATGGAGCAGGACTTTCTGTTAAGAATAATACGATTGGGGAAGAAACGAAGTTTAGCGGTCTTCAGCAAGACGAAATTGTAACGATAGATAATAATTTTGTTGTATATTCAAATAATAAATCACGAATTTTTAACAATGATTTCAATTTTATATTCCCTGCGTTATCTTCTGGAACAAACAGCTTTGAAGTAAATGGAAATGGTATTTTAACAATGAAATTTCGTTGCCCTATGAAAGTATCAGATGGCTTATTAGACGAACATGAAATAAGGAATAGCGTTGTTATTTATGTTGAAGGGACAACTGTCAAAATCAAGGGAGACACAAATAAAAATCCTCCAAGTGGTGTAAATATTAAAGTTGATGGTACGACTATGTTTATAAGAGGAGAACTAAAAGGCGTGAGTAAGGTCCCGAGTGAAGGCTCTGTATTCAGTGAGAGTAATAATGTATGCCCATTTGATAAGTTTAATACAGAAGTAGAAAACGAAACATTGATTATAAAAAAAGGTTTTAAAGATGTAGAGATTAAAAAATAGGGAGGTGACATAAAATGATATTACCTAAAGATTTATTATCGGAGAGCTATAGAAAACCAAAGGTTATATTGTGTCAGACAAATAAAGATAAAATTTGTCAATTAGATGTAACAGGGTTGACGGGAACCTTTAAGTTTAATGGTTATAGTGAAATTTCATTTAATGTCGCCTCTATTTATCATGATTTAATTACCGGAGAACAAAAACGTACCCCATATTATGATTATATTGAAGGACTTAGACTAGTTTATCTTGATGGCTTTGGATACTTTCAGCTTCAGAATCCAGAGTTATATAGTGATGGTATTCAGGAATATAAACAAGTAAATGCTTATTCTTTGGAATATACACTGTCTCAAAAATATCTAGAAACATTTATTATAAATAAGGGAGACGTAGGAGAAACAATCGGTAGTATTGATGGGGTTATTTTATATAATCCATTAGACGTTGGTCATAGTTTACTTCATCTTGTATTACAAAAGGCATATGGTTGGACTATTGGACATGTTGATGATGAATTAGCATCGCAAAGTCGTAGCTTCGAAGTTGATAGAGAGTCAATTTATGATTTTATCATGAATGATATGTGCGACACATTTAAATGTTATGTTGAATTTGATACTATTAACAATACAGTAAATGTGTATTCTGAAAATGAAATTGAGCGTTTTATCGGAGATGGAGAAACAGGTATGTTTAAATTATCAAATGGTATTTCTGAAACTACTACTGTTACCATCAATGGCCATGTAGTTACACAGTATAAATATGATGAAAGTACAAAAGAGCTAATGCTTATTCCTGCTCCGGCTCAAGGAGATATTGTAGAAATTACGGATGAATTCAAGCATAAATATGATACAGATATAATTATTGCATTTGAAAATCTGTCAAATGAAATGAATGTAAACTATTCTTTAGATGATATAAAGACAGTTCTTACGGTAAAAGGCGCGGATGATTTAAACATTCGTAATGTTAATTTTGGGTTGCCTACGATTATGAACCTTGACTATTATTGCACTCCAGAATGGATGGGCGAGAAGCTTTATAATGAGTACCTTTCATATGTTGACAAACAAGATAAATATATGAGCGGATTCTATAGCAGAGATATTACAGGTTCTACAGAAGAAACATTTAATGTTGAAACAACCAAAGAAAGTTTTGTTGTTGGCAATACGCAAGAATTTATAGCAGAAGGATCACAAGAATCTTTTAACGCAAACGGTGATGTGTCCTATTTTAATATAGATAAAGCACAAGTAACCTATCTGATAAATTCTGTTAGCGCAGAAAACACTATTGATTTGTCTCAACATAAAGATAAAGTCATTGTATCTGTTAGTGTTGGAGAAAATGAAATTAATTCATATACATTAGAAAATTATAGGCTAACCGTCAATTATGAAGTCAATCCTGGCGATGAAATAATTGTTAAGTTAGTCAATAATAAATTCGCCGCTCCTCAAGTAAAAGATAGAATATTATCAGTTGAGATTGATTCTAGTAACATTCAAGATTATTCATTTTCTTTTATTAATGATATACTAACCATTAATGAATTAAAAGTTTTATACAATGGCACACAAGTCATATTGAAGTCTGTTGACGAATACTTTATTTTAAATAAAGAAGGCAGAGCTACGTCTGTTTTTATTGATGGTGTAGAAATTGGCGATAGTGAGTTTTATTATGTTGGTAATAAGTTAACTATCACGTCAAATTTAATAGCACCAGAAAGCAACATAATAGTATGGTTAGTGGGCACTTCTTTCTATTTAACTATGAGTGGAAAAATTAGTTCTGTTAGTATTAATGGAAAGAAAATAGAAAATTATATCTTTGATGAATCAAAAAGAATGTTAATTATTAATGATGAAAGTTTAATTTCCAATTGTAAAGTTATTGTAGAAATAATTAACAATATATTTTATTTATCAAATATTCAGGAAAATGTGTCATTATATGTTTATATTAATGGAATAGAAACAAAAAATTATGAACTTAAAAATAATGCATTAACTATAAAAGACGCTCTGAAAGTAAAAGATATTGTGTTTGTTGAATATACAGACAACCATTTCCAAATATCGGGAGATATTGGATTAAGACATGTAGTTGAAAAAAAATCACCAGATGGCTCTTTAGAAAGTATTCAAGAAGGAACTGGATATAAATATGATGATGTCACTAAAATATTAACAATCAATATTCCTCTTAAAGACGGAGAACAGATAGTAGTCAAAAACATTGATACTACGAACGCTTTAAAAGTTGTTTACTCAAATGCAAAGGAAGGAGAAATCCTACTTGAAGATGTAACCCCAACGTTGAAATCATATAAACCAAAGGTTGGAGACTATGTTATAAAAATAGAAAGTTATACAACTATTTTAAAACAACTGTATGCGTTAATAGATAAACGGTTAACAGAAGAAAACTCTGTACCAGATAATTATAAAATTATAGAAATAAAACTAAACCCAGATAATTTCAATGATGCTGATAAGTTTTTACCAGAAGCAGATATAGAACATCTTGGAAATGTTTATAAGATTACCAACCAAGAGAAAATTGTCGATGAAAGTGGCGGCGTTTCATATAACGACATAGCTCATAAGTATTATGTCTGTGAAATGAAGACGTCAACATACGTAGACGATGAGGGGAAAGAACAGCAACAGTATAAGTATGTTTGGAATGAAAGGGAATTAGTGTTTGGCGGAGACGGTATAAACTCTCTTAAGGAAAGAATAGATATTTATTCTGCTATTAATGATATACAAATTGCTGCGGAGTGGGATCAAAAGCCACAAGATAGTGATGAATATCAAAGCTATTCTGATAATTTGAAGAAGCTACAAGATACTAAAATGGAATTAGAGGAGAAACAAAAAGCAGTTGATGTTATAGAAGAAGAAATAAAAAGCATTCAAAATAAAATCAAAACGATATCGGAAGATATCAATGTTAATAGAAACTTTTCATCAGAGAGTTTAGATAGGCTTTCTTTATTCTTGCGTGAAGATGAATATTCTGATGATTGTTTCTGTACTACGGATATTGATACGGATTTAGACATAATCAATACACAAAAAGAGTTATTGGTTGCTGGATATAAAAAGTTGAAGACCATTTCAAGACCGACATTATCATTCTCTACTTCTATGAAAAACATTTATGCAATTCCAGAATTTGAGCCAATATTACATCAGTTCAAACTTGGAAATTTTATAAAAGTTAGAATTAGAAAAGATTTTATTAAAAAGGCAAGATTACTTGAGGTACAATTAGATTTTGATGATTTAAGCAATTTCTCATGTACATTTGGAGATTTATTGTCTGCAAAAGATCAAGGAGATATTCATGCTGATTTGTTAGCACAAGCAATTAATGCCGGAAAAGCTGTGGCGAGTGGTTCTGCAAACTGGCAAAAGGGTTATAGCGTTGCCACTGCGATTGATGAAAAGATTAAGCAAGGGTTGATCGATGCAACAACTTCTATAAAATCAAATTCTGCAGGTCAAGACATTTCATGGGATAATTATGGTATTCATTTACGTAAAGTTGTTGATGGAATTTTAGACAAACATGAAGGATGGATTACTAACAATAAATTTTTATATTCCGATGACAATTTCAAAACCACAAAGTCTGTATTTGGAAATTATACTATTGAAGGAGAAACATATTGGGGTATTCTTGCCGGATGTGTTAGTGCTGGTCTTATTGAAGGTAGTCATATTGTCGGTGGAGAAATACGTATTGGTTTACAAGAAGATGGAACTTATGCGTTTAAAGTAGACAAAGATGGAACTGTGACGATGAATAAAGGTGACGCGGCAGAAAAGTTATCTTACTTTAGTTTTGATGGAGATAACGGTTTGATTGTTGGTGAAAATAAAGAGGGGGATTATTTCTCAAGAGTTTCTGCACAAAAAATTGAATTTTGTCGTAAAGCAAGAATTATTGTTGTAACATCTGAACCAACGCATATATACGATAATTATGATTATATTCTATATCAACATACAGAAGGTTCAACTAATTATTTTGATTATTATAAGAATCCAGACTTTATATATAAAGACGAAGAGCCATTATATGAGGCGCGTGCTATTGGAGAAAATTTTGAAGATCCTGAAATAAAATTTGGCATTCCGATTACTTATTTTGCAAATAACACAGCATATATGAAACAAGCAGAAGTAGAAGGAAGTTTAAAAGTTGGGACAGAAGAAGAAACTCCATATATTTCTTTGAAGAATTTTAGAATACAAATAGAAAGCAATGGTAGTTTGTCAATTATAGCAACATAATGGAGGTGAAAATAGAGTGGGAGTATCAAGTGGAGCGTTTGAAACAAACGCAGTTAGTACAGAAGGGCCTAAATACCCTAATAGAATCAGAGTAGAATGGTCGTCTTCTCAAAGTGTCACAAATAACACATCTACTATATATTGGAAAGTTAAATCAGCAGGTGGTTCAGGTGGATTCACTATGACTGGGCCAGTAACAGTTAACATAGCTGGTGTCACTGTTTTTAGTAGATCGGATAGATTTGAAATGTGGTATGATACCGTTCTTGGTTCCGGCAGTTTTACATTAACGCACGATTCTCAAGGAAATAAAACGCTAACAGCATGGGCGGAAGCTGCTGTTTATACATATGCTATTAGTAGTACAAAATATGGATATTCTGTTGATTTACCACAAATTCCAAGGTCATCTAATTTTAGTATAAGTGGAGATACAATGGGTTCTCCGTTGATTATCCAAATTTCAAAAGCAGTATCTTCTTTTACACATACATTAACTTGGCAATTTGGGAATAAAACAGGTACAATAGCAAATCAAACTTCCAATTCTTCCGTAACATGGACTCCTCCATTAGATTTAGCAAACCAAATTCCAAACGCTACATCTGGATATGGAACCATTTGGTGTACAACTTATAATGGAGGTATTAATGTAGGAAAAAAATCATCTAATTTTACTTTAAATGTTCCTTCTAATATAACTCCGTCAATCAATAGTTTTACATCATCTATTGCAAGTACTAGGCCGCCTGATTGTGGAATATATGTTAAAAATAATTCAACAGTAAAATGGGATGCATCAGTATCTGGGATTTATGGGTCAACTATAAAAAAATGCGTTATTAATGGCCCTAATTTATATTATGAAACTACAAGTTCTTTTAACTCATATAGTGCAACGAGTTCTATATTAACAACTTATGGCAGAAAAGAATATACAATTACAGTTACAGATAGTCGTGGAAGAACAGCAAGCATAACGCAAGGAATTGATGTAGTGGACTATAATACTCCATTAATTACCTCATATACTTCATTTAGAAGTGATTCGTCTGGTAATATCAATGGATCGGGTACATATGTAACTCATAAAATTACAGCGTCATTCTATACATTAAGTGGTAAAAATAATATAAAAATTGCCGTATATAGTAAAAAAAGTACAGATGCAACATATCCTTCTAACGCTATAATAATTAAAGATGACTCAACAAATCAAGTGCAATATACTTATACGTATCCGAGTGGTTCCTTCCCGGTTGATTTGACATATGATTTTAAAATTATAATTTCTGATAGTGTCGGTGGATCTTATACGGTTTATACGCATGTTGGCACTAAAAATTTGCCAATAAATATTGCCGGAGATAACAACTCTATAGCAATAGGTGGATTTGCACAAGCATCTAAAAATAATACCGGCAGATTTGATTGTTTTTGGGAGACGCATTTGCCATCGGAACCTATAATTGGTTCGGACAGAAAACTAAAGACAAATATTGAAAATATTGATATTGATATAATAGATCTTCTTCGTCCAGTGAAATATAGGCTAATCAATGAATCCTCTGGAACTATTCATTACGGACTTATTGCACAAGATGTAGAAGATATTCTTTCTAGTGTTGGAGTAAATTATAAAACTGGAATTGTCCATTATGATGAAGACGACAAAACAAATGAGCGTTCAAATTACGCATTAGCATATGGGGAAATCATCCCACTGCTAGTAAAGAAATGCCAGGAGCTTCAACAGGAGATAAATGAGTTGAAGAAAAAACAATAAAAAAATGGATTAAAAGGAGATAATTTATTATGAATGGGTGATTTTTATGGAATTGATAAAAGATATTGCTGCTGTTATTGGTTGCATATCTGCTTTTATCGCACTTATTACTACGATTTTTAAACCAGTTAGAAAAAGGATCGTCAATTGGATTAAACATACATCTGAGGCAAGTGAAACTTCTGCTGCAATTAAAGATATTAATGCTAGCATTATGGAGCTTAAAGGCAATATGGAGGCTATTCTAAAACGTTTAGAACAAATAGAAAAGAGTGTTAAAACGTTAGATGGGAGAGTATTTGAGAATGAGCGTGATAGAATTAAAGCAGAATTATCAGAGTGTGCGTCTCGTTGTGCTCGTGGTATAAAGCTTTATCCAGAAGAGAAGCTTCATATTGATGAAATTTATTCTAAATATAGCAATGAACTTCACTGTAATTCTACTGGATCTGAGGCATATCATGAAATAGTGAAATATTATGAAAGCCAAAATTGGCTAAAAGTATAATAAATATTTAAGGACTGAGATTAATTTCTCAGTCCTTATTTTTTTGCATTAATTAATTTTTTTAGTTTACTTATTTCTTCTTGAGTTGTGTTATATGGCATACAATATATTCTCATAAACACTATCATAATAATAAAAGGGACGGCAAACGCCGCCCCTTATTTTTTATTGTCCTGTAGAACCAAACCCACCAATACGTTGAGTGGTTGATTCATCATTGTCTGTTATTAGGTATTTAATAAACATACCTTGCCCAATGCGATCTCCAGTGTGAACCGTATATATTGTTTTACCAAGGTTAAACAGTCTGAATCCAATATTTCCATCGTTATCAGGGTTGTTTGCATAGTCACTTTCAATCCACCCTTGGGTATTTGCAATCATCACTGGCTGTTTTCCCATAGAACTACGAACATTGATAAGTAGGGCCTCATCATTTTCAAAAATTGCCTTAACATCTGTCCAAATCATCTGAGAACACATTGGTTCAATATCTATGCTAATTGGACTATAGAAGTCATATGCAATACTATTCTTTGTAGCACGAGCGGGGAGTCTAATATCCCCACTATTTTTTCTGTGCTCATCTTTAACTACTTCAAAGTGTCTCATTAAAACCACCAACAAAGTAGATTAGATAGAGCAGGAAAATTATCGTAATAATATTCTCCAAGTTGTATAGAGCCATAATCCTTACAATAGTTGTTTATAAGTTCTACTAGTTCCTTATATTTCTTTTCAATTTCGGCCTTGTTAGCAGCCTTCTTTCTATCCTTGATTTCCTTCTCTAGCTTTTCCTGAGCCTTCTTTTTCTCTGCAAGGCACTTAGTTTCACAAGCTGTCCGTTCGCCAATTGTCTTATAAGATTTTCCACAGATACCACAATGATATAGAGTCTTATTAGATAAATTCTTATCGTCATAATTTGAAGAAAAAGTCTTGTTAATGTTGTCGTTATTATTCATAATATCAATCCTCCATTAATTTTGTATTATTAACCACAGTGGCTATACCCACATGATTTACAAATGTCACATCCGCCTTCGTGCTCAAGTGGCTCTCCGCACTCTGGGCATCTCCCGTCATTTTCAGCAATCATCTTAACATCATTAGGAATCATAGATTCATCATATTCTTCATCGGGATCTGCGTCATAAGCATCTCCAATTTCATCTTGCATTTCCTTCCACATATCTACAAGCGCATTTCCAATAGCCATAGGACAACAAGAACCCTTTGATGTGTCATGCTTTGTGGCTGTTCTTGCCGCGTAGCTTGGGCATACACCGGTTGAATCTAGTTGGTCTTTAATTGTAGCAATATCAACCCCTGCTCTACATAGAAGAGATACTGTACGACTTAAACCAGTCATAAAATTAGCACAACCACCAGTACTACCTTTGTTGAAATATACTTCCTGCAAGTCTCCATTATATGGATCAAAGAAAGCCAATACATGAAGACTTCCGCATCCAGTAGTCAACTTACGCTTTTTACCAACAAGGTCATCGGAACAGTTCATGATTGCACCACGTGGAATAGATTCTTCAGTCTGAATTCCTTTTTTGTTTTTATTTTCTACGATCAATACACCTTCACGCTTACAGCCAGAACGATAAATTGTAATACCCTTTAGACCATTTTTCCAAGCTGACATATAGATATTTTTAACATCATCAATCGTAGCCTCATTTGGTAGATTTACGGTAGAGCTAATACTCGCGTCAATACCCTTTTGCCAAGCAGCCTGCATAGCTACACGTTTGTTATAGTCAATTTCGGAAGAATCAACAAACCAATCAGGGAATTTATCTTTGACAGTAAGCCCATGTTCGTCTGCATACTTTTGATAAATAGGGGTAAGCACATCATAGTATTGAGTTGTTTCGTGCAGAGATTCTGTCTTACGCTTATAGCTCTTTGCGAAAATAGGCTCAATACCACCGCTGATTCCAAGCATTGTTGAGATTGTTCCAGTTGGTGCAATGGTTAAAAGCTGACTGTTGCGTAGACCATAATTATCAACCATGTTTCTTGTTAAGGTATCTGCATTTGCTCTAAAGAATGTGGTATCAATTGTTGCATTTGTATATTTAGGATATGGACCCTTTTCACAAGCTAAGTGAGAGGAAACATAAATTGCATGGTTGGCCATTGCCATAGAAAGGTCGCGGCAGTGTTCGATTGCTTCGTCACTATCATAACGTAAATGCATCTTGATGAGCATATCAGCAACGCCGCATACTCCTAGTCCAACTTGACGCCAATCTCTTACACTATCTCTTTGCTCTTGTAGAGGATGAAGAGGAAGACCTTCGTCAAGAACCTCGTTTAAGTATCTAATACCAATATCTACTGTATCATAAAAATCATCATACATAAAATTGCCATAATCATCTACAAAGGCAGAAAGATTGATAGAACCTAGTAAGCATGACCCACCAGCTGGAAGAGGTTCTTCTGCGCATGGATTGGTTCCAGCATACTCGAAATCTGGATTATTACTTAACAGATTATATTCTTCAATATTATCCCAGAATAGAATTCCTGGCTCTGCCCAGTTCCAATTGTTCTCACATAGCTTATCAAAAATATCTCTTGCTTTTGCAGTCTTTGTGATTGTTTCACCAGTTTCTGGACGAGTAAAGGACATTACCCAATCGGTATTATCTTCGACCGCTTGCATAAAATCATCTGTTACACGAACAGATATATTAGCTTTAGTAACGCTATTTTCTTTGGTCTTGATGTCAATAAAGTTCATTAAATCTGGATGATGACAATCAAGACTGATCATTAAAGCGCCCATTTGTGGACTATCTCTTAGGAGAAAATCTCCCTTGGATACTAATACGGTAATTAAGAAATGTCGCCATTTCTCCGTTAGTCTCTACACCTTCCTACTCAGTAGGCTCGGCACGGTATTATTGCTTAATAGCACCTTCACCGTTTTCTTCCAATTCAAGACGCAGCGCTTTATATTTTAAATACTTTCTTTTTAATACAACAAAATCATCTTGATAGATATAATTAAGAAACTTAAGTACATCTATTCTGTTAGCAAATTCAATAACAAAACAATCTTTTTCTCCGCTCTTTGGACGAACAATAGTAGATATTCCAAGATATTTAATTAAGACATTTTGAATTCCAATCGCAATTGATAAAGATGTAGTAAATGATATTTTATGCCAAATTCGATTTTTATCTTTTCTCCGACCCCAAGTTAAACATCCATCTGCATCAAATGCACCAAGGAGGGAATATCTAACTAATTCATCATTAACAATTGGGAAGTGTCTATCCTTCTTCGATGGTCCTCCAATAAATGTTTTAATATCTGGTATTTTCTTTGATAGTCTAGCTCTTGGGAACCTTCGTGCTTTTTTATCGTATGTATCATCTACAAAAACTCTACCATTAATTTGATTTGCAATAAAATCAACAAACTCTTTGTCTGTTTTTTCTACGGAAATTTCTACTAAATTATTAGGAGAAATTGCGCCGTCACAACATATTGCCCCAAGTAAATATGCCTTTTCTTTTGTGTCAATTTTCCCAATTCTATAGTTTGGCAATTTATATTTTTCTTGCATATGTGATAGCCCAAATTGAGCAATAAAATGTCCTACATTACTTTTACTACATCCAATAATTTCGGCAATTTCTCTATTTGTTTTGCCATCTGCTAAATATTGCTCAAGCAATTCTTTTGTTATATTATATTTCACATATAAGACTCCTTTACTTTAATAATTTCAAGTGAGCAAGTATTTAATTATTTACGTCTACCATTCTGACCGATCTCCTCGGTAGTCTGACTATAGCCCTCCATAAAGCTTACGGCACCACTAGTTTTTTCTGCTTGGTTATGCACCTTAGCACCAGCAGGAGCAAGCTTAGATAGGTCAATACCGCAGCCGCCACCATACGAATATGTACGTGCTAGTTTCTTACGGCTCTCATAGATGGATTCGATGGAATCTTCTGGAGGGGAAACGACATAGCAGTTTGAGTATGTAACTCTTGTGCCTTTCACACCTCTGTTACTAAGGATACGTCCACCAGGAATAAACCTCTTATCAATAATTGCCTTCTTTACTCTCTTATTTCCACCACTAACTCTGTCGAGCCATTCATCAAATGACTCTTCGCCTTTACGATATTTGCGTAGCCAAATATCAATTCCAAGTTTATTGTCTTTTCCTAGCCACTGTTCTACTGTCATAGGCATCTCTCCTTATCTAAATAACTTTTTATATTATATTCTTCAAACAGACATTCTTGTGGAGCAAAATTTTCATAATATAAATATTCGGCCTTAAGTCGAGCAACTATTGCATCTTCTTTATTTATAAATCTACCAAGGGCTATAGTTTTATTATTTATTTTTATTTGTGCTCTCCATTGCCCTGTTTGACTATCTTTGTATACTCCAATTATTCCACTACTGTTGTTTATTTGTTTGTTTTTGTTTCTATTGTTTTCAGAATGAGTAGAATATCTTAAGTTGTTTTTTCTATTGTTTAATTTATTTCTATCTATATGGTCTACTTCAAATCCATTTTTATTTCCAAAAATTAAAACATGTAGAAAAACATTGTACCTCTTTCCATCTATCATAATGTTAGAAAATACATACCCATTACTATTCAGAGACCAATAGTATTTAGAAATCTTTTCATAATCGTCTGTGTCAAATATAAATTCTGTTCCGTCTTTTAGCATACCAATACAAACGTCGCCTTCAAATTTATATTTATTAGATTTATATGGACGTGGTGTAATTTCATATTTATTTATTTTCATTTTTCTTGTATTGTTCTACTAATAATTTAATTTCTTCTCTTTTTGGATAAGCTCCACATGATTTTTTATTTTCTGGACAAAATAACAAATATTGACATTCTGGAACAAGTCTAGACTCAAGATTGGGCAAAATCTTAATAACTTCCTTCTTCATTTCTACCGCCAACTGGCGAATAATATCTTCTGCACGAGAACATAGTCTCTTATGCATGAAGTGGATTAGGGCCTCCACGGAAAAACCTATTACAAAAGCAGTATGAGTTGAAATGGGAAGTACATATCTTGCTTGCTCATTCGCTCTTTCTTGAGTCTTGCCCTTAGATAAAACATAAGACTGAATATCTTCATATAGGTTCGTGACATCTTGCATATGCTTATCATACTTTGCTAGTAGTTCAGGATTATCAGTAATTTCTACTGGCACCTCATATGCAAAATGATCCTTCCCTACATATCGAAACGACTGAACGTTCTTAAACACCCCAACCTCATGTCGCACTGCTTGGTCAACAGTGAAGCGAGGAATGTCTGTAACTAAAAACTTGATAAAGTCACCACGACTACCACTAAAATGCCCATTTGCCATACAACCCTTACCAATTGGGGTTGGATCGTCAGTATGAGTATCGTAACAAATCGCACTTGTTTCACCCCAATTAGTGAACAGTTTTGATACTGCATCTGGATTTAAAATTTTTACATTCAATTCGACATCGGCTCCTCATCCTGCTTATAAAACTCCTCTACTGCCGCAACAATTTCATCCCAATTTGTGCAACGCTTAATGCCATAAACTTCATCATGCGTGTTTCGGTTCCAAGGATAATCCATAACAATCTTATCATAATATGGCTTTGCCAAAAGATTTTGTAGATTATCTTCAATCATAACATCACATCTGAAATACTCTTTGTACTTCATTGCAACAATGTGAAATTCATCAATAAATGGGAAATAATGTTTAATAAAGGCAACCTTTTCTCCATATGTATTAGGGATTGCATCTGTGACAATAAACACGTTATGACCATTATCAATAAGTTTTCTGATGCCGTTTTGTGCTCCATCAATTGGTTTAATTGTCTCATATAGACCAGATTCACCGTAAATGCTCTTAAAGTCTATGGCTTCTTGTACAGGTAAATTATTTTCAATATTGTAATCAGTAAAATCATCTAAAGTATAATTCTTATTGTATCTACTATTAAAGATTTCAATTACACGCTCTTGTAACATACATATTACATTATCACAATCAACAAGTACTACCATCTTTGTCCTCCGTTTCATTTAAAACAATACTATATTTTTCGAATAAATCTCGCTGTGGAGCGAATCTACCAAAGTATTTTTGTTCGGCAGTTAAACGGCTTTTTATTGCATCGTCCTTATTGTTATAATATCCTAGAAAAATACCTTTTCTATTAATCATAATTTGAGCACACCATTTATTTCTTTTTTTATCATAATGCACACCAGTAATTCCGGAGGTATTATTTTTAGCAATAGAAGAATTAAACACATTTTGTTGTGGACTTGTTTCTCTTAAGTTTTCTTTTCGATTATCAAGTTCATTTCTATTTATGTGGTCATAATTTTTAAATCCTAAAAGCACATGCATTTTTATAAGCTTCTTAGTTTCACAATCTCTTGCCCATATAATAGAAAAATTATCTCTTGGGTGATGTTCATTCCAACAATAATCCTTAATTTTATCGTAGTCTTCTAGGTCAAAATAAAACTCTTTATTTGTATTAGAAGCCCATCCGATTCCATACTCTCCAGATAAATCATATTTATTATATTTTTTAAGTCTTTTTCTATTAGCGGAATTTGCTCTTTCTTTTCTTAAACATCCACAAGATTGTGTATTCCCATTATTTAAACTTGCAGTTTGTACTATAATGTGTTGTGGGTTCCCACACGAGCAAGAACATTCCCATTGAGAAAATTTTTGTTTGCCATCTTTAGAAGTTCCATCTTCCGCTCTTTGTATTACTTTCAATCTTCCATATGTCTTTCCTGTTAAATCTTCTTTAATTTTAATCAAACACTACTCAACCTTTCTCACATATTTCAACGATATGTTCACATAGCTTATCTGGAATCCTAGAACGGTCTATTGAACCTTTAAGTCCTTGAGTACCAGTCTTACTTCCTCTTGGAGCTGGTTCGTGGCACGGATCCCCATTATGACAAGGTGGCTTAAACTTTGGGTCTGGGTGATTAGTCCAAATATCTGTAGGCTTCATACGAGTATCACCATACTGACAATATGTTACGGTATATCTTGGAAGTCCTTGCATCCACGTCATTTTACGCATTCCGCCACGAGGATTCTCAATGAACCAATATTTTGGTTTAAGTTTACGAATTAAATCAAGAACATGCTGGTCAACATTATCACAGAATTTTGCATAATCACTTACTGGGTCAAGATTGCCAGTCTCTGGATTCTTGCGACGATGATAGCTAATTGCTGCAATACTAAAACTAGTACAGTCTGGACTTGCCCAGATAACATCTGGGCGTCCAAATCTGTCAATAATGTCTTGTGCTGTAATTTTACTAATGTCCTCATACCAATCAATGTTCTCAAAGTTTTTGTCCCATTCAATGGAATAAACTTCATGACCGTGCTTCTCGAAAGCTTTACCAATGCTTCTCGTTCCAGCAAATAATTCTAATACTCGCATTAATTACCTCCATTAATTTTGTACTGTTTCTACTTCAACAATATGTTTTAGTACAGAATACGCCTTATCCTCGTTTAGATTACTAATAGCATAATCGAACCCTCCGTATGCCTTCATCCGAACAAATTGTTTTATCTCCGCTCTACTTCTAGCAAAGAAATCTTCCACAGAATCTCCACGATACAATGCGCGGTCTAGACGGACTTTTGTGGGTACATTGATGTAAATAGAACATAGGTCGATGTCTTCAAGCCCTAGACTTTCTAATGTTTTGAGACCTGCTGGGTCTATGATATAAATATCATTATTATAAAGTTGCTCAATTGTCGTCCAATAGTGGAATCCGTTAATTTCAGTATAAGCAGCCAAATTATCCTTCATTTGCTCATAAAAGGCATCGTCTACAAAAATATGTGTGCCTCCTTCATTTGCACGACGAGGGCGAGTCGTATAACTGATAATTGACTTCATGCCAGTATCTTCACAAAGTCTCTTTGTTAGGGTATCTTTACCAGAAGCCGTCTCGCCCATAATGCAAAACAACTTATGATTACTCATCTGTCTTCTCCTCTTCCTCCACAAACTTCGGGGTCTCTACCTCATGGTCAATAGCCTTTTGACAGAAATCAAGAACCTTCTTTACAGTTCTGCGCATATCGGCCATAGTGCGCTTACCAGGCTTATTCATTTCCGCATTGATAATGTTAGCAATGGTTATTGCCATAGTACGTGCGCCAAGTAAAAGCGCCTGTGTACGGATCTTTTCTACAACGTCTGTTACCTTATCCTTGAACTCGTCTCTCTTCTCATCGATAATATAATTATCTACAACGACATCCTCCTTTTCATTTACGACATTAATTTTTTCGTCCATAACGTTCCTCCTTCATTAATTTTGTATGGCAATTATAGCACAACTTGCAATATTTGTCAAGAGGGATTTTTAATCATATTTAAGAAATCTTCTTCACTGATGATAGGGATGCTTAAATCTATTGCTTTCTTGTTTTTGCCACTTGTACTATTCTTATCGTTGTTGATTAGGTAGTCAGTCTTCTTGCTTACGCTAGAAACATACTTGCCGCCATTATCTTCAATGGCTTTAACAAGTGCATCTCTATTGGCATAATATGTAAGACTTCCGGTAATGCAAAAACTCTTACCATCAAGATTAGAACTAGAACCCGTATCATTCTCAACGATAAAGTTCACTTCCATAGGTAACAATTCTACCATTGGGTCTTTACTATGCCACCAATCGTGCAATGACTTATTAGTAATCTCACCGAAATCATCAATCTGAGAAAAATCATAGTTATCATTAGCTAATGCCATTATAAAATCATAGTGATTACCATTAAATTTTTTGCTAATAGCCTTTGCTGCAGATAGACCAATATTAGGAATACCTAATGCTGCAATAAAATTCTCTAGCTTTACATCTCTACTTTTTTCTATACTATTTAATAGATTTTCAACGGACTTTTTGCCCATTCCATCTAGGGTGCATAGTTTACACACATGCTCCTTTAAATGATAAATATCACGAAAATTCTTTACTAAATTATTAGAAATTAGGAGCGATAATGTCTTCTCCGATAGCCCATCAATATTCATGCATTTACGACTTACAAAGTGAGTAAATCGAGCTAGCTTCTTACCAATACAGTCTGGGTTGGTACAAACGAGGACCTCGGATTCATTATCCTGCTTAATTGATGTAACTCCTCCACAAACAGGACATTTAGTAGGAATCTTAATAGATACGTCTCCATCTTTATCCGCACTATCTACCTGTGGAATTATCTGGTTGGCCTTGAATACCCTAATTGTACAATTCTTAGTAAGCCCAAGGTTCTTCATAATAGAAATGTTGTGGAGAGAAGCTCTGCTAACGCTACTGCCATCAATATCAACTGAATCAAATACAGCAGTTGGAGTTAAAACAGAAGTTCTTCCTAATGTCCATTCCACATCTCGAAGTGTAGTTTCTGTCAGTTCATCATAAAATTTGAACGCATAAGCAGCATTACTATGGTGTGATGTTGTTCCAAGACTTTCACCATACTTAATATCATCAAAACGTCCAACCAACCCATCAATTGGATATCCAAGCTTCTTAGCCTTATTGACCAAAAACTCCTTTGCATCCCAATCAAAAGAACTAGTCCACGGAACAACAGTAAAACCTAACTCGTCAATAATTACTAACTTACGCAAGAAGCTATTTTCATTATCAAAACCTTTGATTACATTCCAAGCAACAAAAGTTAGATGTCTTTTTGCACACTCGTTTGAATCAAGCAGTCTGATACTTCCTGAAGCAAAGTTTCTTGGATTTTTATATTCAGTAGAGAATGGCTCAAAGTCTTCATATGTGCAGATAATCTCACCATCAATAATGAGTTCATCCTTATATGGAATCTTCTGTGGAACTGTCTTTACAGTTTTAATGTTATGGAAAATATCTTCTCCAATTTCTCCGTTGCCACGAGTTTCTGCTGATACTAACTCGCCATTTACATAACGAAGCGAACACGTTAACCCGTCCATCTTGAGCATACCAATAACATCTTTACTACCAAAGTATATGATAAACTCATTCCAATCTTTAGTTTTTGCCAAAGATAGCATGGGGTGGTTATGAGTGACCTTCTGTAGTTCAGACTTTACTTCATATCCAACCTTATGAGTAGGAGAAGTCGCCATAACAAATCCAGTTTCTTGCTCTAAAGAACAAAGCTCTTCTAGGAGTGTATCAAACTCATGATCCTCCATAATTGTATCGCCGGTATTGTAATATGAATCTGAGGCTTTGTTAAGCAATTCAGTTAATTCTTTAATTCTATCAATTTTATTCATTAAACCACTCCGTTAATAATCTGTTAAAACTCTAGCCCTAGTCCAGAAACCAATCTTATCGACTTCGTTCTCCTGCACATCTGCATATAACATAGAGAACTTCTTAATTGCAGACTTCTTACTAATCGCCCATACGACTGCAACATCATCGGTAAACTTGTGGCCTTCCATCTGGTCTGGCCTTGTAAAACAATAAACACCCATTATTTATTCATCAATTCATTCACGATATCTACTAGCTCGTTGATTTTATCAATCAATTTCCTACCAGTTAGGACTTGATATCCATTGATATAAGATTCTGTGTAAGTCAGTTTCTCAATCTTCTTAACTTCAGGTTTTGTAAAATCGTACTGACCGACCCTGTTATATCGGTAGGGGAAATCACCATTATGCATAATGCCATATTCCTCACCTACCTGATAGCCGTGACAACCAATTACACAGACCCACCATGCATCACCAGTAGCAAGTACAGAACTGATATAACCAATACCGCCCTCTTTAGTTTCAACATAGTCGCCTACATGAAATTCATATTTCATTTAATTTCCTCCTTAAATTCCAATCATCTCATCAATGCCCACGACTGGTTTTCTCATATAATCCTTAAAGCTCATAAAAAACGGGCACTTATCCGTTCCATTACATACTCCTTCTGGTCTTGCAAATGTGCATACATAACCATCAGGATTCCACCATGTGGCATCTTCATGTGCTAACCAGGGACAATCGTCTCTATCTTTTGGCATATCGTCAACTAATATTTTCATATTTAATCCTCGCATTGATATTTTGGAGATATATTACACATATCTCTTCTGCCATTACATTCACATTTACTCTTAGTTTTCTTATCAAAACGTTCTCTCATGAGCTTAACCCAGTTTTCCAAATCTTTTCTAGTCATCCAATCAATATCAAAATCCTGTGGTAACACAATTAGATTTGGATATTTTTTCTGAAGGTTCTTTGCGAAATTGTATACTTCATCTAAATTATATTCAGTTGTGAATCTAAACACTGGAGTCTTATCCATTAAGAAATCAACCTTATTATCAAGGTCTCTTCCGCACCAAGGGCAGTAACTAATGTATTCCTTTTGATACACCCAGTCGTCACTGTAGCTATCCCATTCTGACGTTGGAATATCAAGAAAATATTCATGCGTCAAAGGTTCAAAGAAAATTTCGCACTCATTGGATGTTGAATCACAATATTTACACATATTAGTCCTCCTTAAGTTCTCTACCGCACATTGGACAATAGTTAATTCTCATTGACCTATTGTAATAATAGTCGTCACAAGATAAATACAAATATGTACTATTGCCATTTCGATAAATTATATCGCTCTCATCCCAACTGTAATACTTATTGTTTTTATAAGTTTCAAGGCTATCCCAAATTTTATCACAAAAATCGCACATATTAATTCTCCATATTTGCAATTAGGAAATCATACACATCTCCCCAATTATTAATTACAACAGAATAACCTCCAATCTCAATATCACCAAGCTTAAACTTATGTAACCAATCACACTCCCAAATAAAGTAACCTAGCCAGTCATTTTCCTTGTCGTTGAAAATCTCACTCAGAACATCTGTCGTAATGTTGAAAGCGTCGCAAATATAAAAACTACCAAAATCTTCACAAAGACCACGCATTGCTCTGTCCGCTATATCCATTCTGTTGCTCAAATCCTCAAGACGCTTGATAGTCTTAATAAAAGTTTCCTTAGAAATCATATAATCACTCCTTAATATTTAATTTATATCCAAGCTCTTTTTCTAGCTGTTTCTTTGACATCTCTCTTTCAATCACTTCAAATGTCGCCCACTTATTATCTACTGCAAAAATATCAAATTTGGTTATAATCCTCTGTTTATAACCAAAATAATCATATTCCTCCTCTTTTTCTTGCATAACTTTTGAGAAGGTTAGTCCGATCTTAGGGAAATGAACTTTGCATTTACTACCATCTGTAGCATAAAAAGTACCAATATAATCAAGATAAGGCACACCGTCTTCAATATAAATCTTTACATCAGTTGGTCGTACATCGCTACTAATAATTGGAGTGTATTTCATTATTTAGCACCTTTCCTTTTGTTCAACCAATCACAATACTTCTGGCATTCTTCTTTAGATTTAAACCCAATCTTTTTCCCATATACAAGTTGTTCATGCTTTTCAATAACATCATCACAAAACTTATCATATACAAACTGGATTCCAAAGTCTCCGTATGAGCAATCGTTCCATCTTCTATCACCAGTATATTGATAACTTTTATCAAGTCGATAATATCTTTCGGATTGATAATTACTGTCTTTAACATTATATCTTATACACTCAATCCATGTTTCTTCTGGCTCATACCAATAATCCGGCTGTGAACACGTACAGTTCTTACTTGTAGTTGTACCATCAGGCCAAGTCAACACCCACTTTCTATTTTCATCGCATTTATCACACTTAGGCTTTTCATGTTGTTTATTATCTGCAAACCATAGCTGAGATTGTTCGATGGCATCCTTGAACATGTCATCAATAGCAGTTTTGTAGAATTCTTTTTCTACTTCTCTGCGAAGATTTCGTGATTTATATTCCAAATCACTTTCTTTTCTTGATACTTCTTGTGCTTTTTCCTCAAGCTCTTTATTGCGTTTCTCAAGATATTCATTACGACGTTTTAGAGATTCCATATCGTTCTTCAAGGAAACTTTTGCTGCTTCAACAAGTTTTGATTTCATTTCGTCAAAAAGTTCATCTGCTTCTGACGGCTCCCAAACAGGTTCTTCATAGTCCCAATAACTCATTTTATCCCTCTTTTCTTTACAATTGCCCTCATTGCATATCTGGCTCCGTATTTGCCATACTTCTTTCTACAACTCCAATAAATCATCCAATATAAGTTAGAATGTCTCATACGCCACTGATACTCTTGTCGTGCAAAGGCTCCGTTGGAACAAAGTCTTTATAATTATTGGCATGATGGCAATCCTTATGTTCGCATGCACGTTCTACGCCATAAACGTAATAGCTACAATCACAATAATCACAAATATCTTTATTATAAAAATACGTCAATTCATATTTAATTTTATCTATTTTCTTTAAATGGCTAGATTCGTGCTTAATACACTTATTAATATTTTTAAATTCTTTATCGCAATAATCACATTTATAAATAGTAGTCATAATAATTTCCTCAAATAATTTAATCTAGTATATACCATATTCTTCAAACAAATGTCTTTGCGGAGCAAAATCTTTTCCATAATATTTTAATTCTGCGTTTAATCTAGCAACAACTGCATCATTAAAAATATCATAATCCCCAATTCTTATTCTCTTTCCGTTCCCATTTATTTGAGCAACCCATTTTAATTCTTTTTTATCCCAATGCACACCAATTATCCCACTTTTATTATTTGATGGTCTTGATCTATTTATTGCGTTTTGGGAATAATTTGCATCTCTTAAATTTTCTTTTCTATTATCTAATGCGTTTCTATTTATGTGATCACAATATTTCCCAAAAATAAGATAGCTCATTTTTATTAATTTATTTGTATTTGGTTCTCTTGCAATTAAATATGTATATTGACTCTTAGATTCTTTTTGTTCACTCCAACAATAATCTTTAATTTTATCATAATCTTCTAAATCAAAATGAAATTTTTTATTAGTGTTTAACGTCAATCCAACGCCATATTTATATGATGTTAAATCGTATATGTTTGTTTTATGAAATTTCTTACAATGCTCGGCAGCGTGTTCTTTTTGAATGCACCCACAAGACTTTGTTCTTTTAAGAGCGCTACTTCTTAAAACAAATTTCTTATTAAGTCCACAATTACATTCGCATAACCATTGAGCTCCAGTTTTCCCATTTGGCGAAATATAATTTTCTACTCTCTTTATAACAGTAATTCTGCTACCGACAACTCCGTGTTCTGCCATTACCCAACCAGTCATGTCTATAAATTTACCCATTTATAGTTCACCTCAAATTAGTTTCTCGACATAGTTTCTGTCTTGAGTAAAGATAGGAATCTCATTATCAATTACCCACTTACTTCTCTTGATATAACCACAAATATTTCCTACTTCATCATATTCGGTAAGACTATCATCAGCCTTAATGCAACAGCTACCACGCTTTAGAGTTGTAGAATAATCATTCCAATTGATGCCTTTCTGTAGCATAAGCATATCCTGAATGTTGCTGCAAGACTTACCGTGAAGTTCCTTCTGAGTGAAGTTTGCCTGGCCTACAGATAGGATAGAGTTGCGAGTGGCATCCTGTTGACGCCAGATTAGCGCATTGCAAACTTCATCCTTGGGAATTGTAAAGACACGAGAATCAAACATAGCACCTTTATTTCTTGCGTTAATGAGAATTTTTGTATATTCGGTTAAATCCTTTGTAACACCACAATCGGCATCGAGATTGTTGTCAATATACTTTACAATATTGTTGTTAAATGCTTTATTAAATGCCAGCGTTGCCATACTTGCAGATACACTACACATCTTCTGTAGATTGTTGCCAAACCAAGCGTCAGTTGTAAGCTCTGCATAGTCAGTAAGCACAAGAGAAATTTCGTCGCTCTGTGTATAGCCAAGGACACAGCCTTGGATGTTCTCACAGAGATACTTCATGGTATCTTGCATAGTCTTGACGAAAATATCATCAAAAGGTTTCTTAAACCCCCTTGTAAAAGTGTGAAAAGCCTTGCCATCAATACGAATGATTACAGGCATCCTACGAGTAAGATAATATCGAGTAATATTCTCGTAGTTATTTTTCATACGGTTGCCAAGCGTAGTCCTATCCATCTTTAATCCTCCTTAACGATTTCTTCTAGGCTATTGGTTTGTACGTTATAAACATAGGGCATTCCGTTCGGTGCATAATAAGGAGACATATAACCGTAGCCAGAATATCCTTCACATTCATTAAAAAGTATATAGACGATTTTTGTATTCGTATCATAATATAAATCTTGCATCATTGTAGGCTGTAGCCTACCATTTGTGCGTGTTGTATAGTCTTTAGAACCAGCAGATGTTGCACTACACCCAGCTAGACAAAAAACAAGAAATACAGTTAACATCAATATAATAATTCTATTTCGCATCAGTCTTACTCCCTTCAATAATTTCATCAAGCGTTCTTGGCTGATACTGCATCCAAGGCATCATACAACCAACATTGATAATATTGCCACAGCTATCACTATTTGTTTGTTTGCTACCCTTTAACTCCTTAGTCCACTTTTCAACAAAATCCTGCTCTCTTGTTATATGAGTATGACCGTGTAGCATGTAGCAGTTCGGATTATAAGATGCTTTATAGCACATGATTGGATAATGGCACATAATAACATGTCGCCCACAGTCTGTAATTTCTTTATAATCAACTGCTTCTACAATATACTTCTTAACGTCAGGCGGATAATCCTTCAAATCATGATTACCCTTGATGATATGAATATTGCCATTTAGAAGCTTTAGATACTTAATCCAATCATTCTTCTTGCCCCAGCAAAAATCTCCGAGATGATATACATGATCTGCATTACTTACAACGGAATTCCAGTTGTTGACTAGTGCTTCATCCATCTCATCAATTGTTCCAAACGGTCTGTCATCAAATCTGATAACATTTTTATGCATTAAGCGCCTTCAACTAATGAAGGTCAGAAATATAAAAAATCTGACTCATAGCTAATATCACGCTCCTTTCTTTGGTCTTCCACGCTTTTTCTTTGCTGGTTTATCTTCAATTTCTTCAACTTCAAATTTTGGAGCCTCTGGCATTGGCATCCAATATACAACTTGAAGGTATGTAGCAAATTTTTTATTTCCAAGATACATTGCTGACTTTATGACTCCAGTATCACTACAAATAATTACGTCCTGATATTTCTCAGGGCATTTATCATTGATGTTAATCCAATCCATTTCTACCTCTTAAAAAGTTAAACATATCATTGATGTCATCCATAAGAGGATAACGGTCTACTGCGCAAGAGTTACGAGCAAACTCCCGATTTACCATATCTACGTACATGGATGCCGAAGTCATCTCGCCATCAAGCCCATCATCTCCCATATACATCTCATCCCATGCTTCCTTGGACATAATTCTTTGAGGGTTAAGCTGCTTGATAGCAATGTTGTCAAAACTAACCACATCGAACCAACCATGGCCTACAATCTCTGGTAGATAATTGTACAAGTCTTGTTTAAGACCATCAATATGCTCTTTTGCATCGGCATTCTCATAAAGCTTTTCACCACGGCGAAACTCCTTATAGCCGAGAATTAGAATTTTAAGTCCATAATGGCGAAGTCGCTCAAGGTCTTGCATAGTTACAATACCATTGATAACGTGGATGACTGCATTTGGAAACTCTTTCACGGCATCAATGAAGCCATCCTGCCAAGGATTAGAGAGGGAAATACCAAGACCATAAATAAGTCCCTCGTCACTAAGCTTACGAATAAAGTTAAGGTTCTGCATAAAGTGTTCCTGACGAATAGTAGTGTTGCAAATAAGCTTAAGATCCTTGCACTTAACAAGGAAGTCATAGAAGTCAGGATGCTCAAGAACATTACCGCCACCGAGAGCCAGTTCAGTATAAGGATGAAGTCTATCAATGAAGCTCTCAGACATAATGTCTCCGTGAGCACCATCACACTTGCTATCCTCGTGGCACATCGGACAATTCATATTGCAACAATTTGTGATCTTGATATCCATAGACTCTACTGTTTCTGCATTAAAAAAATCTAAATCATTTTCTCTAATTTTTGTTCCTGTGTCCAGATCAATATTTACAGTGTAATTACCATTCTGATAGCTTACCCAATTACTCATAATATTTTCTCCCTTATTTTCTTCCTTATTAACCATCGTAGCCGAAATATCCAAAGGCGACAATCTTATCTCCGCTTTTAGTCGTATAATGCTTTGTGAATGTCTCTGTGCCACTATTATGACGAACGAGCCATTCATCGCGTGTTAGGTACTCATCGTAACTTTTCTTCTTTTTATTTCTTAGAACATACTCTGTAGTATAATCCTTTTGATCTTCTGCACTTAGTTCATCCCAACTCTTGTAATATTTACCTTTGCTAGATTCGTACTTAGCCTTAGCCTCCTCATAATCATATGAAGTTAGTTCTTCTGCTTCAATAAAGTTTTCATTCCAATCTCCAAACAAAATCCCACCATCACACCACTTTTCATAAGTTTCCTGTGGACAAATGGTGATTGAATGAGTAGAAGAACTGTTTGTTTCAAATGTCATTCGTCTTATCTGTCTCATAATTAATTCCCCTTCCAGTACCAATCATAGTCGTTGTGGTCTTCCATATAATACGGATTTTTAATCTTAGATTCAGTCTTTGTTAACCAGTTATAATCATCGAGATACTCATGGTCTCTTTCGATAAAACAACGCTTTTCGGCATCAGAATTGTCGTTACCAGTAAATACTAGTCCTCTACTTAGAAAACGTACAAGCTTATCTCCGTCGTTTAGTAGCTCATTTACAAAATCCGTCAATTCACTGCCATGGTCAATATAACCATCATCAAGATATAGATAATAGTTATTGCCATAAGAAGAAATGTGGGTTTTTGCATCCTCAAAATAATATTCAATGTTATGAGAATCTAGAATATCCTTTAAGGTTTGAATTTTCTCTTCAACTTCGTTCTCTGTATTAGATGTTTCATAAATTGCCGTGTAAAAATAATCCGCCGAATCTACTTCTTCCCAGCCCCAACCAAAATCACCTACATGAAATGAAATGAAATTAGTTGTTTCACAATTCTTTGGAATAGCAATACTGTGAGTGCTCGATGAGTTTGTCTCAAATACATTACTTCGAATAGTCTTCATAATTATTCTCCTTCATAATTTCGTATTCATGATCAATTGCCTCTCGCATTGTAGAAAACATCTTTTCATCAGAAGTCATATATTCTGCATGAAGAATCTGAATCCTCTTTGCAGCCTTATTGCGACTAGTTTCAGATGGATTAATAGGATATAGCTTTGTAACATTGGTTGTATACCAATTCTCTCCGTCATAATATGTGGCAATAGAAGTAGTTCCATTTACTCCTACAGAAATGTTATATACGGAAACTACTTTATCATTTTTCTTTAGCTTCATCTGGATAGGGTACATATTTGTTCCTCCTTTAATTTTGTACTGTAATTATATCATATACTGCTCATTTGTCAAGTTGGCATATTGCACAAAAGGTACGGCAAAAATGCCGTACCAATTGGTTAATGTGACTGGACATCACACTCATGTAGCTGGTCTACCATAGTCTTTAAATAAGGTGATAGATTCTTATAATACTTCTCATTTAGAAAAGGAGCCATATGCGTGCTGATGAGCCAAATAGTGTGAATATCAAACGTAAGTCCACAAGCCATCCATGCTCCGGTGCATTGATGCTGATAATAGTGAGCAGTATCAGAGGACTCCCCCCTCGTGTTAACAAAGACCTTAACATATGGTTTACCACAATCATGGTAATATGCAGCCTCACGAATCTCCCAATCAAATTGTTTTTCTACTGCATAATTGAATGCTTCCATACAATGATTATAAATATCCAATTGATGATGAGGGTTATCGTGTGGGATTTTCATGGCATCAATAATGCAATCATAATATGAATCCCAATCAAAATTCTCTGGTCGAATAATATTAATCTCATCAATGCCCTCATCATAGTAAGGCATCTGGAAGCGCTTAAGCATTCTGTCAATAACTTCTTTGCCAACAGTACGTTCTCTTGTATAATCACGCTCGATGCAAGTTTCAATAGGCGCCCAAATAATGTTACACTGGATGTGTGTAAACTTAGGACACATACTAATTATACCAGCCCTATCCTTACGAGTCATAGAGGTTGCATCGTATACTACATTGTACCCAGCATTTAGTGACTCTACTGCTTTCTTCTGCATCAATGTGAAAACCTCTACTGGGTTGCCCTGAATATTTTCGTCACCATATAGTTCTGCACGAATTACATCGGAAGACAAATGTACAAAATCTGGATTTTTAGATATGTAATTTTTTGCCCAAGTGGTTTTCCCGGAACCAGGAATTCCGCAAAGGAGTATTAGTGTTGGTCTATTCATTTAATCACCCAATCTCTTTTTTAATTGCGATTCTCATAATTTCATACTGCACATCATCCAATAGTGCGTTGATAGTTTCATCAATACTCCATTCATTCTTTAAGAACTCGTCACACATTTCGTCAATGTGGTCAATTGACTTCTTGGCTACAACTCTTGCTGCATCTAAATCAAAAAATTTTCCGGTCTTTACTTGTTTGAGAAAATCTGGCATCTTCGAATGTAAACAACTTTCGTAAGACTCACCGTCAATATATCTTTCAATATACTCTTCTACACGCAATAGATGATGCAGTTGTTTTGGGTCGTAAAGATATTTGTTAATCCATTCCATACGAGAAGGATAATGATGTTCCATTGCAAAATACTTTTCTTTAGCAATTCCTCTCATAGACTTAATGGCTTGAACGGGAGAATAATGTGCAATATCTTCTTTGGAATTAATAAGTCTATTCCATTGATTCCCATACATTGGATTGAGAATTTTATATGGTGTGAATAAGATTTCTAGAAAGTTCAAATTCTGCTTCCTAAATGTCTGAATATAAAGCCGAATATCTTTCCAATCGGTATGCTCATCATTGGCTCGAATATGAGTTGTGCTAACTGGATTTTTATTCATTGCAATATCTTTGAATGTTGGGGTTACAATCAGTTTAGTATCAACATCTGAGTCTTCATAATCGAGGCCGTAATTTCCACTACCTTGATAGAAAATACCAACAATTCTATCCTTTGGAAAGGATTCAAGAGCCTCATTATAGTGCTCTTGAACCCTATCCATAATCCATTTATCTGAATGATAATTCATTTTATCCTCACTTATTATTACTTACACTAGTCTTAAAATAGCTACCAACCACAGCTAGTGTACCACACACTACAGGAATTAGGTCTGGCATAAATCTAGTTGTTCCAAACAAAGCATTCAGTCCAGTTACAACTGCACCGCCAACAATCTTCATTAGAATCCAGCCGCCAAACCAACCGGCACCGAAGATGATGATAGGTTCGATAATGCAAAGGATAATTACCCCAATAATTGCTCCAGCTACAGCTCCAACGTTATCTTTCATATTAATTCTCCTCCTCTTCATTAATCTTTTTCTTAAATTTCCAAATATATCCGCCATGACTTTTTTGCCTTCCACAACATGTAGCTGAAATCCCACGAAAATGAATTGTCGGTGTATTGAAAAATCTTTCTGCTTCACGAGCAGAATCCCATTCTCCAACAAGATTACCATTCATATCAAAGCATTGAACTGGTTTAAGAATTTTATAATGTGTTTTTTCGAGAGATTTTATATGTTTTTGGTAAAGTTCATTATTTGTTGCCAATGCAATTTTCTGTTTTTTACTTGCTTCTTCTTTTGCTTCTGGGTGAGACGCCCAAAAATTTAACATACTTTCTTTATATTGTTTTCGTGCATCATCTGTCATTTCTCTTGTATGTCCACCGTCTCCACCTTCGGCTAAATTATATCCCTTTTCACGATTTCTCAAATCAAAGGACTTAATAACAAACTTTTCAAAATCATCAGCATCTTTCTTTGTTAAATTTTCTTTTAAAATTTCTATTTTAATATTATCCCATCCATATTTCTCAATGGCGGCTCCAATATAGTAATAATAACCAGAACGCTTTCGTTCTTCTATTGTTCTACTAGTTTGTCCACAATATTTTTTACCATTTGGAAAAGTATATAAGTAAACAATATATTTTTTATCAGATGAACTCATCCATGCTATCACTCTCTTCCATATCTGGAGCATCTGCCTCTGCCTTTACTAGACCCTCAAGACACTTAAATGCGAAATTCTTATGCTTATATGCGCAGAATTTAGGTTTGTTAACAATGCGAACTACAACGCCTTCACGCACATGAGTCTTGCCAATAGGATCTGGGCCATCATAATATTGCTCTGCAATATTTTTAATCCATTCACCAGGAGTACCTTCACGACAGACTCTCCAAGTGCCATACTCGCCATAACAATCATAACCTTCTTCAAGGCCCTCATCAGCGGGGATAAAACCTCTCCACAACATCGGGACACATTTACAACCCATTTGCTCACAACGATAACGCATAAAGTCAGGTGGATACTCGACAATATCTCCGTCTTCATTTATCATAGTCATACGATAAACATAAAAGTCAGACTGAGGGACTTCTCTTTCGGTGATACCAATACCTTCTTTGCCGTCTGGATTACAGCCATAAGAGAAAGTCGTAGTCTTACCATACTGCTTCACAAATTCCTTGTCATTGAGCTTCTTATTATCAGCGGTTGCCATAATAGGAGTGCCAGTATGGGTGAACCCAACTACCTCATAGTAGACCTCTTCACCCTTATGTAGTTTGTCCTCAAAGAACTTGGAGTGCTGTTCACGGAACTCATTAGAGCCATAGTAGCCGCCATCAAAATTCTCAAGAACGGTACGACGAGTACCAGACACATAGCCCCAATCATAAATAGGAGTTGCAGAAGAGAGTCCGAGATCCGCGAACTTCTGAGTCATAGCGCCAACTTTCTTACCAGACATTACCGCATTGAGAGCGGCTTGATAGATACGGTTTGTACATCTGTAACCCTTAAATACAGGTAAATAGCCGGTGCGCTGAGAAGTACCATGCATCTTTAGAGTGATTTCAATCTGGTCTCCCGCCTGAAAAGCTCCAAGATTATAGGCTAGCTGTTCAGTATCAGCATGTTCAGTAAACAGAGGTGCGATAGGAACCTTCTTCTTACGAGTATGATTACCATTTGTAGCATGGCCGCTATTGGTATTTCTGCGAGGAATGTACTTAGTGCAAATCTCATGTCCATTGAATGTAGTAATAACATCTCCAACCTTTAGATTGGATACGTCACCAAAAGAATCTAAGCAAGTTAGTGGTAGAAATAGACCATCTGACTTTTCACCACGAAGCCTAATAGAAGTTACATTGCGCTTGTCTGGGTCCATATAACCGCCAATGTTATTACCATCTACATCCTTCTTGCGAAGCAAATTATTAACATCTGCAAACTCAACAGAAAGCTGACCATCAGTAGGAAAATACACACCAATCTGATTGTTTGTATATTCCATACTTACACAAACCGTATTGCCAAAACACTCACCAAGCTGTAATCTGTCTGCGTTAGGATGCTTACGCAGATTTTTAATTGTTGTTACATACGCATTATACATTTTGTTCTCCTCTCATTAATTTTGTATCGTTAAGAAAAATACTGTATGTCAAATTCATATCCTTGTGAATCAACAAAATAATTATTCACAAACCGATTAATAAACTTATAACTCTGCGGGTTTCCTTGGATATGACTAATAGGATAATAATCTGGCATATTTTTGTCATACCATCGAGAGCGCTTATTCTGCTCAATCTTCTCTAGCTTTTGCACCCCAAGAATGCCACCATTATGCTTTAATACTCTATCGTCAAACGCGTCCCAGTTGTACTCATAGCCATACTCATCATAAATACGGAATTCGCCCGTATCGTATGCGACCTTATACTCCGCCACAGAACTAATGCCATCCTTGTGTGCTTGAAACAAAGGCAACCAACCAGCACTTGTCTTTGCAATATGAATTTCATAACCAAAGTATGGCTCATCTGTAAGTTCATAAGAATATGGTGCATAGCGTTGTGCCTGTTCTTTATTCTTCGTAATCATATAAAAATTTGTGCTCATATTTTAGCCCTCATAAAATCTGAACAGTTTACTTAGTGGCATCCCATTCGCCTTAGCAAGACCCATAGCATAATCACATACGTCATCATCATCTGTCACGCCAAGCTCATCACTCATGTAATCACTCAAGGTATCATAAGTATCATTATTGTTATTACTCCAGCCAATTAACATCTGTCCATTTACTGTAAAAATGTCACAAGGAGAACCACCGGCACCATTAGAGAACTTACACCAAGCACCTTCGAGCATAGAGTTACTCAATCCTTTTGCATTCTTCTTGTCAACTTCAATTACTTTATACTTTTCACCAGAATACGTCTTATTGAAAGCAATGTCGTTGTCCTTTAGAATCTTTTCAATATTGCCAGTCGTTAGCATTTCTACTTTCATCTTGTCCTCCTTATTAATTCCGTATTGCTCAAATAAATATTTTTGTGGAGCAAGCCCTCCAAAATATTCCAATTCTGCTTTTAGGCGTGAGATAATTGCTTGCTCTTCTGTATCAAAAGCTTTATGTAGCACATATCTTCCATCTATTTTTAATACAGCAATATATTTTTTTCTATTTGAATTATAACTTATTCCTACTATTTTATTTGTTTTATAGCATTTATTATTTATTGCCCTTAAAGAGTTATATTTATCGTAACTACCGATAAACCCAAATTCTTTTGCGCTATTTAAATATTTTCCAACTGTACTTCCACTTAATCCATATATTTTTCCTATTTGAATATTAGTTAATAGCGGATGATTTTCTTTATACTGAAAAATGTCTTTCATTAAAGAGTTTGATGCAAAACTTTCACATAAATCCCAATCTATACTTTCTGATGCGACGTTAAATAATCTTAATAATTTACTATCAATAATTGATTTTTTGATAAATTCGGCACTTGAATATCTACAATCTATGACAATATAATTTAAAACACCATGAGACATTGCATATGTGTATTTATTTATATCATTTGATTGCACATCATTTAATGTTGTTGAATGTCCATAAAAATTACATTGTTCATAATGTTGTTTTCCATGTGTTTCAATAATTAAATTTAAGTCTTTAATGCCAAAATCATATCTATAATTAGTATTTTTATCAATAAACCAATTAGAATACTTTGATACTTGATAGATAAAATTTTGATTTAAAATTTGCAATAACTTCATCACATACTTTTCGCCATAACTAGCTCCACGGCTACAACCACATGCAATTGATTTATTTTGATATAAATTACTAATTGTTTTATTTTTATGTAGCATACCACATTGTGGGCAAACCATATCTACTCGTTTATTGGACTTCTTGGCGTATTTTATTGCATCATCTTTCCCATTAGCAAAAAAATCAATCATCCAACTTTCCGTTGTGCATATATCATTAATTCCTGGAACAACAATAGTATTTGAACATAAAGAACAAGAAACTCCGTTTTTTAATCTGCTTTCTGGAACCCATAATTCTTCTCGTAATATCTCATTATAATAATGTTTACTACAATTAAATCCACATGTTAAACATTTGTATTTATATTTCTTATGAGGATACCCTTGTTTATCTGGTATTCGTTTAGCATCAATAATTTCTAAATTATTGACAACATCTCCAATATTATATAAAAATGGAGTTTTATATTGATTACGCTTCATTAGATTTCTTCCTCTTGAATTTTAATCGCCCTCAATGCATCTAATACGTCCTTTCGTGAAATAGATTCTTCCATCCATCTACAATAATCTGGATCCACACGATAAACATTAATTAACTTCTCACCCTTATGCTTACCAAATGTCAGTACATATTCCTCTGGTTTAGACTCAACTCGTGGAGTTTCAATATTCTCAAAATCCATCGTAAGTGTTTTACGAGATGCAAGATAATCTGCAAGATGTACTAGCTTTTGATATTCATCTTTAGGCTTCGGTAGCTCAATGCCAGTCTTTTTATCAAAGGCCCACTGTCCCATGTGGCTCTCGATACAATGTGCAATAAAATCACGCTCACTAGCTTCAAGACCATCTGTAGAACGAATTACATTTGCCATTAGAATCGGATGATTGAATTTTGTATATTTGGATTTATTATAATCATCCTGAGTGCCAGACTTCATACCATCATGAATCAATGCTGCTGTTCTCATTAAGTCTCTTTCTCTAGAAGTCATTCCAGCACCATATTGCTCAAGCTCAAGAAAGAAATTTAAGAATCTAACAACGGCTACTTGGTGTCTCATTAGCCCTCCTAGACCCAAACTGTATTGGGGATGGTATTTCCCCGTACTTGATGCTGGTACACTCCAAATATACTCAGGTAGATTGTCTAGTAACACAATTGCAAAATTTTTAATATCATCATTTTCAAATGTATTTAGTACTGGCTGTACTATATTTAGTCTTTCAGGTGTCATATTAGTCCTCCGTAGTGTAATACTCTAGTTCATCAAACATATTCGATAAGGTGATGACCGCATCTCTGCTATGATTATGTACTGCATCAGTTGGATTCTCATCTTCATAGTTCTCTACAAACCACAGGATATTGCTTAGTACGGTCTTTGCAAAATCAACAACCTCTACTACATCGTCTGCCTGGACATTTATAATACCATTTTCTGAAATGTTATTACACACATTGAATAGGTCATTAAAAGTCTTCATTCGTCATCCTCCTTAATATCATCTACAAGCTTTTCAATTTTTCCACAACAGGCACATGCCTCCATATAAGGTGTAAACACAATTCTATCAATATTCTTCTTTGATAATTTGTGTTTCTTTAGGAAACATTTCCGGCAATAAATTCCATAATCAGTCTCGTTCATTTCTTTAATCCTTTCTTAATCAAATGTCTCTTGAATATATCCATTATCTGTTGTATAGTTAATCTTTTTAATGCCAAGGCTCTTGATAAGTTTTTGACATCCAGGACACGGTTTACTCAATGCTTTGGTGCCGTTTTTCCACTCTCTATATATGTAAATCTGTACATCTTTCCAGTTGATATCTTTTCGATTCATAAGTGGTAAAAGCGCAGACGTTTCTGCGTGAAGAAAATGATTTGTATCTCCGTCAAAACGTTCTTTATTAAGTTCTTTTTGAAGGGGGTGGCTTTTTTTGATGTTACAAGCACTTGAAATAACTCTGTGCTTATATATCACGGCACAACCTATATGATGCTTTTCAAAGTCGCTTAATTCAGAAACAGCTTTTGCCACATTAAAATATGTTCTATCCTTTTTTGTCATAAATTAATTTTGTACTGTTAATCCTTTTTAATAATTGCCCACACATCATTATACGTAACACTTTTACTTAGTGCTTCATCGTGTGTCTTAACCAAAACATCAATATGATTGCCGTTTACGGCACCACCTCTATCTTGAGCCGTTCTATATCCAATTCCATCAATATAAACTTTTGTGCCATATGGGATTACACTTGGATCAACTGCAATTGTTGTTCCAACATCTGTAGGTGCTCCAGATGCGGTTACTCCAGACCCTCCACAAATATGATCTCTTCTTTCATCACAATAGTACGTAATTTTATATGATCCGAGATACATAAATTCAACACCAGGAGATTTCAGGTCCTCAATTTCTTGCTTCAATCGAGAATTTTCATCATCCTTTACAGAAATCACTTCATTCAATCCATCAATAGAACCACTCATCATAGAGATTTCGTTATTTTTCAAATGGATTGTCATTACAAGCAAAACAATCACCGTAGCCAAAATAAGATAAGATATGTATTTCTTTCTAATCATTCTTAATGTCCTTCCTAAATTAATTTTGTACTGTAATTATAACAGATATTTTCTATTTGTCAAGATGTTCTTAACCTTTCAATAAGTTTTTTTAGAATTTTAGCAATATTAAAAATATCGTGCTGATTCAATGTTTCGTCCAATGTAATACGAATCGTGCTTAAAGCTTCTGCATCTGTAAGTCCAATAGCTTTTAACGTGCTACTTGGCACGGCCTCCCCACTACTACAAGCAGAACCAGCAGAGATATAAATCCCATACATGCTTGCTAGAGTCACAAGGTCACTAGCTTTTACTCCATCAATACGAACAGATAAATTATTATATAGCCGGTTAGCACTAAGTTCTGGCCCATTTAGATGAACTCCTGGTATTTCAAGAATCTTCGCTGCGAGTTCGTCTCGATTAAATCTCGTACAAACGTTCGTATAAACATGTAATACTCCACGATTAATTTTTAGAGCTTTGCCCATACCAGCAATTGCAGGAGTATTGTATGTTCCACCACGTCTTCCATCTTCTTGAGAACCAGCAATCAACGGATTTAATTTAATACCATCTTTACAATACAAGAATCCAATACCACGAGGTCCATGAAATTTTTGTGCCGATACCGACATTAGGTCAATGCCAAGTTTTTTAACGTCAATACGACGCTCTGGATAAAGTTGTGTCGCATCTACGTGGAAGATGCTATTATATCTATGTACAAATTTGGAAATAGATTCAATGTCTTGAATGACACCAATCTCACTATTCGCAGCGTGTACAGAAACTAGCCATTTATCTTTGCTCAAAGCATCATCATCTGGCATAATAACATTGCCGTATTTATCGTTGTTAAAATACGCCACATCTTTACATAACATTTCAATTGATTTATGTTCAAGTCTTGTAGTAAGAACTTTATTTATTGCAGTGAACGCGAGGCTATTAGCCTCACACGCACCACTTGTGAAAATCAAGTTAGACGGTTCGCAATTAATATCTTCTGCAATTTGATTTCTTACACCTTCAATTATATTTCTAGCATCTTGCCCCATTTCATGAGTTGAAGACGGGTTGCCATAATGATTATACATAACATCGACAACCGTATCCACAACTTCTTTGTATGGGCGAGTTGTGCTTGCTGTATCCAAGAAGTATTGTTTCATCATTACACCTCAAATTTAATTGCCGTCTGATGCCCATCGTGAACTTCTGTATACATATGCTTATCGTCATCTGCATAGTCATTATGAAAGTGCGTCCATTTATATGCGTCAATCATATTTTCAAAAATTTCATTGCATCCATAATAAATCGTATAAAATGATTGTTCGTCTTTGTGTCTACCAATCATAATGACAAGATTACTTTCATTTTGTAAAACGTTTGCAAGATACATTCTAGGAATGCTGTAAATATTACTAAGAACATCATCGACAATATCGTATTCCATGGAGTCTGTAATATTTTTTGTAATCATAATTGTATTACCGTTACACTCGCATACTGCGTGATAATATTTCTGACCCTTGATTTTATTTTCTGTGAACTCACCAGAAACTACTTTAATTTTAGCCCCTTCGACTTCATAGACTTTGTTCATATTAAACCTCCTTAATTAATTTTGTATTATAATTATAACACAAATTTCTCATTTGTCAAGTGTATTTTAGAAAAATAGCCACCTTTTACAGGTGGCTTATTTTTTACATATAAATTGGATGTAGTTCGCATAGTTGACGAGCTATATCGGAGATATATTTCTTATTGCCATCGAAGTCTTTGATGGCCAACGAAATAAGTCCCGCCACATTTCTTGCGTCAAACTTATCAAAGCCACGCGTAGTAATTGCGGGAGTACCAATACGAAGACCACTAGTTACAAATGTGGATAGAGGGTCGTTAGGAATTGAATTTTTATTCGTTGTAATGTTTACACTATCGAGCTTCTCCTGTAATTCTTTGCCAGTAATTCCTGTGTCTCTAAGGTCTAGAATCATTAGATGATTATCTGTTCCTCCAGAAATAAGCTTAATGCCATTTGTGTTAAATACACTTGCCATAGCCTTTGCATTATTAATAACATTATTCTGATATTCTGCAAATTCTGTCTTCAATGCTTCACCAAAACATACTGCCTTTGCTGCAATTATATGTTCTAAAGGACCTCCCTGAGTACCAGGAAATACCGCCGAATCAATCTTCTTTGCAAGTTTACTCTTGCACAAAATAACTGCACCACGAGGGCCTCTCATGGATTTATGAGTCGTAAATGTGCAAACATCAGCATAAGGGACAGGACTTGGATGTACGCCTCCTGCTACAAGACCAGCAATATGTGCCATATCTACAAAGAGATAAGCACCTACTTCATCTGCAATTTCACGGAACTTTGCAAAATCAATGATACGCGGATATGCAGAAGCTCCTGCCAAAATCATCTTAGGCTTGTTCTTTAGTGCAAGGTCTCTCACATTATCATAGTCAATAAAGCCATTTTCGCCCACTCCATAACGAACTACATTAAAGTACTTGCCAGAAATGTTGAATGGTGCTCCGTGACTGAGATGTCCACCGGCAGAAAGATCCATGGACAGAACGGTATCACCAGGAGATAATAGTGCATAAAATACTGCCAAATTTGCGCTTGCTCCTGAATGAGGCTGTACGTTTGCATGTTCTGCTCCAAATAGCTTTTTACAGCGTTCAATTGCAAGAAGTTCTACTTCATCAATATACTGACATCCACCATAGTATCTTGCATAAGGCTTTCCTTCTGCGTATTTATTGGTTAGAACAGATGACATTGCGTCAAGAACTGCTGGAGACACAATGTTTTCTGATGCAATAAGTTCGATTGTACCACGTTGCCTGTTAAGTTCTTTCAAACAAATATCGTATACTTCTACATCTTGCTTTTTTAGGTTGTCTAGCATTATATTCACTCCTTACTTAAAAATAGGGGAGACTTTCGTCTCCCCTTATGGAGCAGGTGACGGATCTCGAAACCGCATCACCAGTTTGGAAAACTGGTATACTAACCTTTATAATACACCTGCATATAATATCCCATACAGGAATCGAACCTGTTTCTCTACGTTCGCGGCGTAGTGTTCTATCCGATGAACTAATGGAATTTGATGGTGGGTCTGGAGGAACTCGAATCCTCGACCAATAGCTTAATGGTGGGAACGGTAGGTGCTGCCCCTACTTAGCAAAGCTTTTCTGAATGCACTCCCAAGGCTACTGCTCTACCTACTGAGCTACAGACCCATATTAAGCTAGTTCAATGACTAAGGCTCCGCAGGCATCTTAATCCAACAGTACTAGCAAACTGGTGCAAGATGTCGGTGCCGCCCCGCTACTCAATCTCCCAAAGATCGTGTGTTACTGTTACACTACATCCTGCATATAGGCAGTTTAATGTCTTGCTTAGGACAATGTATTCTTATTCGTTTTTCTCCCATTTATACCCATATGCCGTTTTTCTATTTCCGTTTAACACAGCACTAATATGAGTACCACATTTAACATCTATACCCAAATATCTACACGCGTCAGAAATACTTTCAAAAACATTAATTATTATTCTTGTCCTTTTATCTATCTGTCTTACACTTATTTTGAAATCTCTTATTTTTTCTTTTATAACATTTTCTTTATAATCAGATGAATGATATGGAAGATTATATTTAATACACCATTTTCTAATTGCATTATCACTAACGCCATACTTTTTACTAACCATAGTAAAATTTCCATTACATTCACATAATTCACCATACAATTTATTTTTATCTGGTATATTAGAACTTTTTTCTTTATTATAACACTCTAAACATAAACTTCCTTTATTTGATTTCTCCTTGCCACATTTTATACAAAAATGAATTCTTGGATTAGCATATTCTCTTCGTTTATGTTGCTTTTGTAATGGATAATCCACATTATGTTTCCAATACCTTCCTGTATTAATTCCTTGAACCATCTCGGTAGATATATCCCACTTTTCAGCAATTTCTTTATGAATCATATCTGTATTTAATAAATCATTAATAATTCCAAGAATCTTTTCTTTTGGCTGTTGTGAGGTAGTATCTCCACCTAAAGTTTGATTATAACCATTAAAAAATGTATTATAGAATTCAATCCAATAAATTTCTCTATTGTTTAAATCATTTATGCCACATTCTTCAACTATTTCAAAATTAAAATTCTCAATACCATATTTTCTAAATGCTTTCATTAGTGGATAGTTATATCCTGGGTTGCTTTGATTGTTTGACGCATTCTTTTCTTGCGTCCATCTTCTCTCAATGTCTTTTACTTGTCCAACATAAGCATGCCCATTAATAAGATTAGTAATTTTATAAATGCCTGTCATAATACTTCAACCTTTACTTTAAGATGTGAAGTATTAATTTTTATAAGCATCTTTTTGTTCTATTATATTAATACTAAAGTTTTGGGCAGTTTCAGACATACCTAGGTCTATATGGCACCCGATTGAGAACTCGAATCCCAATTAATAGAGTAGAAATCTATTGTCCTATCCAATTGAACGAATCGGGCATATGGCGCGGTTGGAGGAACTCGAATCCCCAAAGGCTATTAACCCCGACGCTTTTCAAGAGCGCTTCCTCATCCAGCCGGATCAACCGCATATTTTTGTAATCCCAAACTCCTCCACACAGATTACTGGGCGCCCCTTACCTCGAATGCTAGTTAGTAGCAACAAACGTTTGTGCCGTTTCCACAAATAAAGACACACTTTACTGCGTATTAACCTCTGTATATTCAGCACTAGATAAGGTAATCATTCTTTCGCATCCGTCCTGTGGACAAAAAATATTTGCAACCCCAAGATTATTTATTCCGTCAGACGGATTAAATGTAAATTCACAATCACAATAAGGGCAGATTGCTTTATAGGTCTTAACTTTGCCTCCCTTGATAATATGTTTCATAGTAACACCTCTTAATTAAACTTACTCAACTGCCGCTTAACCTTACGGATAAGACCCTCGTTCATAGTCTCGCCTCGTGCCAAAAGCTTTGCTAGACGATTTTCATAATGTTCCTTAGTGCGAAAATTCATAATATGTACCTCCTAAAATTTTTGTATGGCAGGGGTAGCAGGGCTCGAACCTACGATGAGGGAGTCAAAGTCCCTTGCCTTACCACTTGGCTATACCCCTATATGGTGGATCTGACGTGACTCGAACACGCAACCTCTTCCTTGCAAGGGAAGCTTTCTCCCATTGAAATACAGACCCAGATTATGCTCACACTCTTTAAGATTCTCTGTGAGCTGAACTACGAGACGCTTACCGTTAGACGTACCCATGGATACATTGTCTATTAGCCTGATTATAGAGCAGTAATACATATAGAACTTTCTCACACTTGCTCTCTGGCGCGATAGGAAGGCTTCGAACCTTCGCACGGCTTTCACCGCCTAGCAGATTAGCAATCTACCCTCTTCAACCACTTGAGTACTACCGCATAGCGCTAGTTGGTTCTTTTTATTTTTAGTTTAGGTGAAAGGTAATTACTCTTTCCTAAACCAACAAGCCTAAATGGAGCTGATGGAGAATTTCGAAATCTCGACCTAGTGATTACAAATCACTCACTCTGCCTCTGAGCTACACCAGCAGATTTATGAGTCAATCATTTTTAATGGTTTTAGTTGACTCAATGATAACCCGTGGTACTCCCAAGGGGATTCGAACCCCTGTCTCCGGCGTGAAAGGCCGACAACTTGGCCAACTTGTCCATGGGAGCATATCAATAGACAGTTTATACAGTGATGTCCAGCACTGTCACTTTTGGAAGTGGTAGCGGTGGTGGGCTACGATCCCACACGTCATAAGACATTGGTTTTTGAGACCAACCTGTCTACCTGTTCCAGCACACCGCCATATTAAGCACAGCCTACACTGAGCTAGCCTCGCTCACACTTGCTTTCCCGAACACGTCCCACCCTCGGTCATGCTTATGGTTGCGTGAGGTTGGGTTCGAACCAACGTTCTCCACCTTATGGGGGTGGCGAGATGACCGCTTCTCTACTCCGCAATATCTGGCAGACTATAATGCCGTCTGCTATGGCATCAGAAAGATGTGTTGCATGTGGTCCCCTACCGGTGGATTGAACACCGAACCTCCCGATTATTGGCCTCCTCAGTAAGTCCTGCCCTTACATCTCTAAATCCAGATGTTTAGTAGTTTTACTATTAAACTATGAGGAGAAGTCGGGTGCTCTAGCCAGTTGAGCTAGCAGGGGATATATAATCCGGCTTTTACGGTACGACCAGTAAGATGGACGCGCTTGAATTTCACAATCGCCTAGCGTTTCAGGTACTTTTTAGGAGTTTGGATGTAATCCATTATCCATTCACGCATAGTCCATTAGTACCATGGGCTATAGGACTCACTCCAAGTGGCCGGATTCAACTCCCCTGTAAATTCAGGTCTTCCTATCCCATACCCTTGAAGGATGTTTACCATACTTTTATACCGCTGGTACACATCAGGCGGCTGTGATAATGATAGTAAGCGGAGCCGTGCATGACTCCATTTCGCATCCATTCACCAACTACTTTCAGCGGGTTTAATAATTCTCGATATAGGGAGCAAATCCTACAACGGCTTCTATCCTCATTGGCTATCTGATATGAAATTTGCACTACTCACTATCATCTGGCGGGAGTAGAAGGACTTGAACCTACGACATCCTGCTTAACAGGCAAGCGCTCTAACCAACTGAGCTATACTCCCAAATGGCGACCCATACCAGACTTGAACTGGTGTCCTCTTGCGTGACAGGCAAGCGTGATACTCTTCTTCACCAATGGGCCATATTATACCGGCTTTTACGGTATATTTAGCTAGGATATGCTTGAATTCCACAAAAAATGATTTTCTCTATATTAGACACAGTTATTCCCCAGTAGAAAATCCTAACACCTGCTGCGTCTTGGTGGGCCAGGTTGGTGTCGATCCAACTCCTCCCGAAGGAAACGGGTTTACAGCCCGCCGCGTTTGCCGATTCGCTACTGACCCATATAACTATACTTTAGTATTTTGTTTTAATATTTAAGAATGACTTGCCAAGGTCGTGGTGCGGGTAGCGAGACTTGAACTCGCACGGATATTTCACCGAGGGATTTTAAGTCCCTTATGTCTGCCATTCCATCATACCCGCATATCACAGGGCAGCTTTAAGGTGATGCCCGGCACCATACTTAACTCCTTAAGAGTTCTTCAATGCGGCTTCCACCGCATCATATCTATCACTCATAAGCGTCTCAACGAGACACTCATAAGGATCGGTCTTGCCACTCATGACCATCTTGCAAACATTAGTGGAGAATCCACTAACAAGAGCAACACCAAGGTCATTCTCCTTTACAGGAATAGTTCCAGTGCGAGAATTTACATTCCAGAAGACTAGTCTAGGCATCTGATACCCAGCATCATCGAAACGCTTCTTGATTACATCAAAAAGTCTTGCATTAGGTCTATTAATACCATATCTAGCAGAACCACCACAAGTTGCACAAGAGTCAAACTCCATGTCTGAAATAATGAGTACATTCTTAGGCATATCCTCTTGCTTCATATGACCATTCACCGCAGTAGTAAGAATCAAATCAAACACCTTTTCAATGTTCGTATTTGAGCACTCATTATGTCTATATGCAACACGAAGCTTATCTCTCAGAGAATCACACTGACTAAAATCAACCAACTGAGGTCTGCTAGAGAAAGTAATGTACTTATCCTTAAAGTCTCCAGAAGAATGCTCTGCAAAGTAAATTGCAAGCGCATTCGCAACTTCAAGCGCCGTAACACGGCTATTTCCACCAACATTGCAACACATAGAACCAGAGCCATCTGCAACTACAATGGTGTTTCCACATTCATTTACTGTGTTAGGCAAAGCTTTCCAAAGAGATTCAAGAGTTGCATCGTATTTTCCGATACCGCCATACCATCCAGTTGCACTAGAATACTTATGCACAATGTCGTGAGGGAACAAAGTTCCAGCATTAATCTTAGTTTCGCCCTTTTCAAGCTTACTCAGATACTCTCTGCGACGCTCCTCATCATTACGAAGGAAAGCTCCGTTATAAATGAGATTTGCACGAGAAGGAACCTTTTCGTACTTAATGTCTTCCCACTTCTTTGCAGACATTTTACTTTCTACAATGTCAATGTAAGAACGCAGAGAAGAAAGAATCTTACGATACTTACGTTCTGTCATTCCAAAATTCTTGCAAATATATCTTGCATCCATCTTAGTTTTTGCAGAAGAAGCATTCACAGAAGGAAGCCACTTGGCAAGAAGAGATACGGGCTTATTATCAGCCATATTTGCAATATCATCAGTGAGCTGCTTTTTGATGATGTCAAAAATAATACCATCTACGTCTGTACCAAACAGACACCACAGGTCATCATAACGACCATACTCACTCACCAGAGGAGCAAGATGCTTAACAATATCAACGTCATCCTTTGCCATATTCTTAATAATCGCTCTGAACAAACGTCTTTCACCAAGACCACCACGAACATCTCTGGCGAAGAACAGCCAACGTAGAGCCATCATTTTATCTTCAAAATAAGCCTTAGTAAACTTATTATAGATATTCTCCTCACTCATACCACGCATAGAAGAAACTGCAAAGTTTAGGTCAACCAGTTCCTTACCAGAGGTACGATACCCAAGAGCGCCATTCTCAGTTACTGAATAGTTGAAATCCTCGTTCAGAGTATTCTTTACTGCATTCATAAAAGACATTTTCTTTCCTCCATTTTTTTGATTTATTTCTAAATCCCAAGACACATTATTATGTACAATCTCCAACATTAAAAATTTGCTGTTAGTGTCTTTGGAGTTTATTCAACGAGACGCCAAAATAAAACCATTAGTAAAAATATCATTTTCATCTTTTTAAATTGCTGTAAGCGTCTCTATGTAAGGCAAGGCACCATCAATATAAATCCATATCATATTATGTAAAGTTGCTGTTAGTGCCTTTTTAAAGTCTCCTGGCAGGACTTGAACCTGCGACCTCTGGTTTAACAGACCAATTAGAAACTTGCTGTTTAAGGCTTTTACAAGTCTCGTTATTAAGCGCTCTATCCGACTGAGCTACAGGAGACATATTTATGAGCAGTTTAACGAGGTGCTCGGCTCACTTTAATTTTGTACTGTGATTATACCACAGATCGCTTATTTTGTCAAGTACTTTTTTACTTTTTCTTCCACAGAAGCCATCCGCAAACGGCTCCGAGCAAGAACCAGAAAACTTCCCTCATCTTTACTTCTTCCTTATTATACCATATTCTGCATCATTTGTCAAGCATTTTCTCGATTTTTTCTTGTGCAACTTACTCGATTGCAGAACTCAAACTGCGCCGCATTCAGATCCTCCGCAAACTCGTCACACTTGGCATCCAGTGCTGTATAGTACCGATCCAGAAGCTTCGCCTTTGCCATCTTCATGCCGATAGCAGGATTATACTCATCATCAGGATGACACACGACAACTGCACGATAAGAACTACTCATTAGGTACTTGCTAGGATTGAAGCACAGAGATTTGGTTTGCCCCATAATCTTTGCAATCTTATGAATAGCATCATACTTCGTATTCTCAAGAATCGCGATGGTCTTGTTTTGCTCCGGCACATGTACAAACTTAATCATTTTTGTTATCCTTTCTTGTTTTAATTTTGTATCGTTATTATAACATACTTTCTTGAACTTGTCAAGTCCCTTTTTAACCATCCCGGTAAAGGTTCTTGCCTCATTCATTGTTTGTATTATAGCACATTAATTTTGTTTTGTCAAGTATCTTTTTTAAATAATTTTCTAGTTTCTTCATAAGACAAGTACTTAATATTAATATCTGTCAAATTCAGTAGTTTTTCATTTTTAAACTCATTAACATGAGTTACTGCCAGAGACACCTTATAAGCAATATTCCCAATGTCTTCCTTGATTCTTTGCATAAGCTCACCAACATCAAGATGCCCATACCGAATAGACCCCTGATACTGGTTTGTAATATTCGTCTTGTCATCAATGTTAATGTTAATTTCCGACTTATCACATTCACATTCAAAGTCACCAGCGCCATGCTTCGTCATATATGTTCTAGTAACATAACACACTTCAACGTTTGCATTAGGTAAATACTTTTCAATGATTATATGAGGATTTGCAATGCCAGTATTGCTAGGAGTTGTATTATCATAATACTGAACATGACGCTGATCCAACAACAATCCTTGCCCATTTTCAAATACGACATTATCAAACTTTTGCAAAATCCTACTATAATCAAATACTACATGAGAATGCATAAATTGCACATCATTAATAAAGTTATAAATCAAATTGTCGGATGCCAAAATGTCTTCCCATTCCTGCAAAACTTCAGGACTAGCTTTTAGCAGCCTCTTAGACGTATATTCATCCCTGACACGCTTAAGAAATGCGACCTGCTCGTCCTTAGTCATATTATAGAACTGCTGGAAAGACGGACTTGTAGTATTTCTATATCTAAGAACAGTTTCCCAAATACCCATACCACAAGAGCCATACCTATTTTTGCCACGACTATCCTCAAGGATTTGATTTGTAATCATATCATATGGAGTAGACCATCTGCAATTCCAATGGCTATAAACACGAGGTGCATAGCCTAATTCCTTCAATTCCTCGTACTCTTTTCTAAAAGTCATAGGGTTTAGAATATACTCTTCCCCAAAATAAGTATCTGCTCCCGCAAAAGTTCCTGAACCAAAATGGTGGAACACATGTCTAATGCCATCTGGAGTAACTACAGTATGTCCTCTTTGTGCGCCGCCATTACATAGAGCAACGATACAAGATTCATTCCGCTTACTTGCTTCGGCACAAAAGTAATCGGTCATCAGACCTTTCCCCTCGTCGCCAAAGTTGCTACCAATTACTACCTTAACATTAGACATGTGTTTATCCTTTCTTACCAAGAAATACCTTCACTAGATGTTGCTACATTGCCGCCAGAAAATGCATTAGTGACAATATCAATAATGTCGTCTGCAATCTTATCAATAGACGTATCTCTAAGATGCCTCTCGTCCAGAAGTAAACCAAAAGTCCTATGAACGGCCTCATGATAACGACCATAGCCATGCTTAACATACAGATGATAAATGTCAAATTTCTCAGACGCATCAGCGTAAAGCTGTGCCGTTTCAACATCGCTCTGTAGATAATCGCCAGTTGCTGCGGATAGAGCCTTCTTCGGCAGATATGGATTCATAGGCTCGTCACCCATAGTGATAATAACACCCTTCTGTCCACGATTCCAGCAATCTAGCTTCGTGTGGTTAAGACCGAAATACCATGCGGCGCTATAAGACTCATAATCATTGCCGCCACCGCCGCCCTCAAAATAAATCTTATCAAGCTGTTCTGCGATGCGGATATCAGACTCAAACTGTGATGCCTGAATAGGAGCGCAATCGTAAGCAAGATCCCCAATGCCCATAACCATGAACTCTACGTCTGCGATATTCTCGTATAGCTTAGTCATTACTACATTGATCTGCTTTGCAACTTCCATAGCCGCCTTGCCCATGCTACCAGTTACATCGAGTGCCAGAATAACAGGCTTGGTATTAGGATGTTCCACAGAGTCAACGCACTCACGCATTACATTCTTAGGATTAAGGTCTGCTACTAGCATTTTAGATTTAAAATTGTCCTGCACATTAGAGGACATTCCATCGACTACACCATCCATTGATACACTGTACCCCTTAGTAGTCGTATAAGAGGTAAAAGCATTTCTAGTCCAACTGCCACCACCCATTCTTACTCAGCCTCACTTTCATCATCAATATCAAAATCAAACATGCCACTAAACATGTCGGATACATTGTTACCGTTCATAAGCATCATCATAGGAAGCATAGAGTTAATACCATTGCCTGTGCCGCTATTGCCCTTCATCATCTCTGACATAATCATATAAGACATCATCTTGTCCATACCCTTCTTGCCCTTCATGAAGTTGTTACCGAACATGGATACAATCTTGCCGTAGAAATAAGTGCTACCCATAAAGACATGGCGCTCAGGAAGAATGGTTTCTACGGTAGAGTCCTCGTAGTTGATTACGGTGATAGTGTCCTTCTCAGCCTTAATCACACACTTTGGCTTACCAGAAACCAGAATAATGTCACCAATCTCAACCTTATTCGTAGGCATAACAAAGAAGAACTCTTCACCAATGTCAAAAACAAAGCTGTCACAATTCGTCAGACGACCATTCTTTACATTGTAACTCTTATAACCATTAGAAGTCTTGACTGCGATACCACCATTCATAGAAAGTCTGCACATACCAGGGGCAATCTTGCCGAACATGCCATTAAATACGTTTGTCATAATGTTTCTCCTTTTTGAACTTTAATTTTGTATTGTGTTTTTGATAATTGAATAATACCACACTATTTTCGTTTTGTCAAGAGGTAATTCGGTGGCAGTATGCGTAAGTTTTTGACTGAACTACCTCTCAACTGTATTTTGGATTATAGCACAGGTTTGTTGGTTTGTCAAGAGGGTAATTGTACATTTACAAGATAATTTGTAAGCCAAGGTTCCTGTTCTGGAAGTTTAATCCATTGACCATTCTCGTCCTTACGGCTCTTGTTACGCATTTCAGAATGGAACTGTAATATACAATCCTTATTAAAAGGATTCTTCTCATAAGCCTTTTTCTGTACCTTATAGACTACAGTTTGTCCATCCCAAAGTTGATAGACCGTAATACGAGGACTCCAATTTGTATTTAAATCCATAACATAACCAATATTCTTTTTCTCTGGAATTACTAATGAACAGAATCCAAAAAGGTCACATTGCCATTTTATTTTAGACTGAATAGGAACTTCTACTTTTGGAATCATAGAACATAATTCTTTAAGTAGTCCATCTGGATCAGTAATTTTATATTTCTTTTCTGTCGCTTTTGTATATTTATCAAGAAGTTCTTGAGGAAGTTTACAATTTTCTTTCTTAAATTCCTTCCTTCCAGCAAATTGATCATATATCTCTACAATACGCAAAAGAGTCCCAGAAGGTCCAAAGTCTGAAAAGTAATCAATCTTAATCAATGTGTCAATCTTTGCAGCATTTAAACTAGGAATTTTTTTCATTGCAGTAAGTAGTTCGATAAAGCTACTAAACTTTTGCTTCTGTGAAAGTTCATATAAATCATCTGCACAGGCTTGGCTTAGTCCCTTAATTGACAATAGAGATGGGTTAATTACATGCTTCTCCTTGTCTGCAATAAACTTTCTGTTATCAACACCAAATTTATACTCACCCTCTTTAATGCCAAAAGCTACTTGCATCTCTTGTTTAAGAGCTTGAACTTTATCCTTCTTGCCCTTATCAGAAAACACTTGTAGAAGGACTTCATAAAACTCATATGGATAATGAGCCTTTAACCATGCACAATACAGACTATCAAGAGCCATACAATAAGCATGAGCACTATTAAATCCATATCCGCATGAGTCATCAATAATTTGCCATACCTTTGCACTCATTTCTTCCGCTTCTGCATCTGGAATGTGATCGTCTTCCATAATACGTTTTTTAAATCCTTCAATGAATCTAGACTTTAAAGGACGAACCTTTTCTGGATGCTTCTTTGCAATAGCTTTAATAATTCCATAGCATTCATCAAGGGGGAATCCGGCATAGTTTAATGTATTCATACTCTGCTCTTGATAAAGAATATAAGAATATGGAAATTGTGGTGTTTGAAGAATCTTATCAAAAGCTTTAATTCCATATTCAAAATGCTCTCGTGATTCAAACTTAGAATACATAGACTTAAAAGCAGGACGAATGGCAGCAATCCAAGCGGCTAACTCTGAAATATTCTGAGGCTTATACTTTTTGAGCTTTCTCATTGCAGATTCTTTCTCACACTGATTAACTCCAATAGTATATCCATTAGCATAAATATCCCATACTTTCTTGTCACCATCAACAAGGTCACTAATCTCGCTAGCCGTATGTACTGGAATACCAATACGCTTATAAATCATATCAATGAGCAAAACAACATCTACTTTAAGCAAGTCATTTTTAAGGAACTTGTACTTTTCTGCAATTGCTCCATCAATAACTGTAGTGATATATTCACGCTTTGTGCTTTCACTCTTGCACTTGATAAGACCAATTTCTTCTCTGATGCTACCCTGGTATAATAAGTAGGCACAAGGGGCCTTGTTTTTGTGGTCAATTACTCCCCAATATTTTTTGCTCTTATCAATATATGGTTTATACTTCTCATCAATATAATCATAAATATTGATATCTTCCTTGTCATCATCATCAGCATATTTTACTGCTTCTTCATACTTATCAATCTGTTTGGAAATTTCATTTGCAATATCATAATCTAAGTTAGCTGCTCTTGCGTACAGTTTGAATGCTGACTTCTTCTTTAGTGTACCAAAAGCAACCATAGGATATGCATGATCTTCTCCAAGAATTTCTTTCTGAGCTTCTGCAAAAGGTTCTACTGTGCCAAGGTTCATATCCAAATCTGGCAATGACTTTGTTTCCAAAATTCTCGTCTTACTAATAAAACGCTCTGGATACAGTTTAATTGGAGATGTAAATCTATCAACCTTAGAAAATCCACATAGAGTATTGGTAAAATAACCAACGGCACTACCTCTGCCAGTAGTTGTGATAAGTCCACCTTTTTCAATGCCACGCTTAATAATAGCATAATCCATCAAAGGATAGTCCACCATACCAGTTTCTTTATATACTGATACTTCTTGTTTAACTCCATCAAAATATTCTTTATATTTATCCTTTGGAACATGTTTCACATAGTCTTTAAAAAGCCTAGAAATAAGCTTACTATATATTTTATTTCGTTCCTCCTGTGTTTTATCTGGATACAATGTAGGTAACTTAATGTCTGTAGTAAATACTGGCACATTTTCATAATCATCAAAAGTTAGCAGAATATCCGTATTGTCCATAGCTTTTTGCACAGTTTCTGCATCAAATACACCTTGCTCTGCAAATCTTTGACGAACAGTATCATCATCTGGATAATCCATATACCAGCCAACTTCATTGTCATCAAACTGAATATTTCGCCCAGCTAGGATATCATCTCTTTCTACCGATTGTTCTGGATAAATATAATGGCTATCAAGTCCAACTATCATTGGAATGTTATACTTCTCAGACAATTCTTTAATATGCTTGTTTAGAATAATTTGTCTTGAAGTATTGTGATTTTGAATTTCTAACATGAAATTGTCTTTAAAATAATCGTGTAAACGCCTTACAATTTCATCACTATCTTCGTATTTCCAAAAGGCAACGCACGCTGTCGTAATAAATACATCATCAGCAGGAAGCGAAAAGATTAATTCAAGATCGATTCTTGGCTTATAATAATATCCAGTTTCATTAGCATCAGACAAAATACGATTTATGGCTCTTCTACCATTCTCATTTTTGGCAAGAATAATTATATGATTATTGGATTTATCCTTGTTTGTACGAATAGTTCCATCTTTATTCTTAATAACCTCACCAGTTTCTTTGTCGTGCTCTTCGTACTCTTTTTGTCTATCTTTAACCCAATATGCTTCCGTACCAAAAATGAACTTTAAATTATATTCTTTTGCCAACTCAAATGCTTTATGATAATAGCCTTGCCATCCATGTTCAACAGAGCTAATAACCTTATGTCCAAGTTCTACTGCTCTTTTTGCATATTCCTCTGGCATTGCTGCACTATCACCTTCACTATAGCTTGTATGACGATGGTAATTTTGCATTGTGTCACCTCCTACTTTAATTTTGTACTGTTATATCATAATTCTTCTTCTTTGTCAACCACTTCATAATCATTAATAATCATTTGGGCAATTCTTTTTCCCCCATAATCATTAATGCTACATTCTCCAACAACATTAAGTTTAATATTTTCTCCTATTGCCTCATTTGCCAACTGTAGCAACTCATCATCTTGTGGAAGCTTGAACTTGCAATATTTTACACCATCGGCAAAAAACGATATGGAATTCTTGTCTTTGCCCATAATTGCAATTTCATCTGTAGAAACCTCAACCCCTTCTACTGCAACCAAAGGCTCAGAAACTCCATGTCCCCAAACCCATTGATTTTTATCAAGCGTCTGAAAGAAATCTGCGTCTAAATCATACGGGCTAAAAATAAAATCTACATATATAGTATCATCATATTCAATATGATTCAAAGCTTCATTAAGTGCTTTTTTTGCATCTTCAAGTTTATCCTTATCAATATCACAGCCAAATGCACCTGAATGACCTTGTGCGAAATTAAATAAACCAACAGAATTTACTAATTCCTTAAAATCTTTCACTGGGGAACCATCGTAATTTCTTGCAGAACCACCTAATGCACCGTCTTTATATTCTTGAAGAACAATAGTAGGTTTGCTTGCAAAGTCGCATAGTTTCATACATGATAGACCTACAATGCCACTATCGGCACCATTCACTACAAGCACAACTACCTTATCGTCTGGATTAATTTCATCTTTAAGCTCATTATATAAAGCATCTCTCATTTTGTCTTGCTTGGCTTTAATATTTTTACAGAGTCTTGCTGCTCTTGTATAAATATCTTCATCAACCTCGATATCACTTCCACGTTTCTTATATGGAAATCTTTCATCAGTTTCAATAAATGCTCTAAATACAAGATCTCTATCTTCCATACTTCCAATACGTATCATACTATTTAAAATTGGGGTCCAATACCATGAAATTGTATGAATGTTTATAATCCCCTTTGTACTAAATTCTTGTGCTTTTGCTAGAGCTAGTAAGAATTTATTTTTGATGTTCTTAATGCCTTCTTCAATATAATATCTTGTTTGTGAATTGCGTATATCCATAACATCGCTAATGTTTGCAAAGGCACATAGGTCTAAAAACTTATCAGCATAATCACAAATGTAATAATCATCAAGCGCTCTAAGAAACTCCATTGCAATTCCTGCACCTGAAAAATCTTTATCTGTGTAATTTTTGCTCATTTGATTATTGACAATAATAGCTTTATTTGATTTTGCTATATCTTCGGCTTCGTGATGGTCTAAAACAATACAATCAATACCACTATCAATAAGCTTATTAAATTGCTCTGCATCATTTGTTCCTGCATCTGGTACTATAAATAATTTCGTACCATCTGGAATACAAAAATCTCCGTCATTCATCTTTGTAAGACCATGTGCTTTGTTATTGTTATGTAAAATATATCTAACTGGATAATCTTCTTCTAGCATTTTAATATAACTATATAACATTGCCGCACTTGAAAATCCGTCAGGATCACTATCAACGAGAATGGAAATACAGTCATTGTTTTCAAAATGCTTCGCAAAGCAGTCAACAGTTTCTTCCATATTGTCAAGACTATCATAGTCATTTATGCAACTCGAATCCAGAGAAAGATACTCCTCTGGATTCTCTATACCTCTATTGAGTAAAACTTGCTCAATTAAATTTTCTTTATCGTTTTTACCAATTAATTTATACTTCATCAACATCACCTAACGCATCTACAATATCTAAATAATCATCAATAATATCCAAAATAATTTCTCTGTCGTTATCACCTCTAAAGATACACTCTCCATGACTTCTTGCTTCTTTAACTCTTATGATAAATTCTTCTTCTGCTTCATAAGGATACTTCATTCACATCACATCCATTAGTTTTGTATTACACATTCATGTGGACTAATATAAAACATTCCGCTTCTGTAATCTGCATAAGCTACCCTTTTCTTTTGCTTATATATTTTTATATTGCTTCCATCGGCAATAGTCATCCAAATGTATTTTACATTCTTTGAATACTTTGGATCATTGACTCTATATTCCTGTCCTGGAGCAATAATATATTCATTAAAATTAGCTTGTTCTTTATCAAATTCTATAAATGCACCATAGTCGCCAACTACAATACGAGTATAGCCATTACATACTACTGTACCAGTTTTTGTACATAATACAGTATCTGCACCATCAATAATGAAACAATCTGGAAGATTATCAATATAAAATTGTCTATATTTTTCTGACAAGTCTTTTGGCAATGGTTTATACCCATATTTTTGTGCAAGTTTAGCTTCAATGTTTAAAGTATTCATAAACCACTTCCTTTAATTTTATTCAGTTACTGAAAAATATCTCTGGTCAATATTAGGAATAGTTTTTCGAGCATAGCATTTTCTACACATATAGTCCGTTCCTGCTGTGGACATTCCAATGCATTCCCACTCATGATCGGATTCTAATTGGCATGTTTTATTAGTAGTAGCATCATCAATAGGATTACACTTTACTCTTTGTCCACGCTCTGGTGTCTTTTTATCACACTTCTTATCCCACTTTGAGCACCATCCACATGGGGTTTCATATACACAATTTATTGTTCCCATCATAATTTTCACCTCATATTCACTGTAGCATAAATTTCATAATTCTCATGCTCTCCAATTCCATATCCACTATATACTCTACTAATCGAGACAATAATCTGTTCATCTTTGACACCAAATTCTTTTGCGATTAGCTGTTTAATATCCTTTACATTTAACACAATTGTTTGTTTCATGATTCACCTCAATAAATAATTTTCTGTACTATTAATTTGGTATACTGCGTACTGTAATAAATAGTGTTAGTAATAGGGCTTATGCTAAACAACTTACTCATTAGTGTTCATTCCTACCAAGTAAAATAAAATTATAAATAGAAATATTAGATGCATCTTCGATTGAGTCTTCTATAGCCTTATTTACCTCATTAATATCTTCAAATGTATCTATCTTTTTATTGCGAGAAATCTGACTCGTTCCATCACAACAAGTTAAATATCCTTTTTTTGAAAATTTATACGCTACTAAATAATCATACATCTTCATAATTTTAGGCTCCTAAATAAATATAATATTCTAAATCATAATTTTGATTAAATTCGACCTCATCTATATCACACATATCTCTATCTAAATCAAATGTGCGAACAGGAATATCATCTCCATATTTATCGGCATACGATTCTAATTTTTCAATTAACTCTCTAACTTTCATGCCTACGCTCCATTCAATTTGTTTACCCATCTATCAAACTCTGCAAGTTCTTCTTTTGTAGGCTCAGTATCTTCTAAGCCATATATGCACCCAGATTCAAAGCAACATCCATCAAGGTCTTCTCTTGTCTCAATCCAATCTGGATATGACGTCCAACCATATTTACATCCTTGACAATACTTCATAACAGGAGAAATGCAACGTGTAGGTTTATTATTTTTCATTGTTTATTCGCCACCAATCTTTCAGGTTCCATTGATAACTTCTTTGAGCTTCCTCAAGCATTTTATTCAGAGCATCCTTCAAAAACGCCTTAGTCTGCTCGTCCCAGCCAATGCACTCTAACTGTATACGAGCATTATCATCACATTTACTTAAAGCATGATTCAGATCTTCAAGAAAAGAGAATGCCTTATTATATGCTGGGTAAAAATATTTATTATAATCAAATACAGTCATAATTGCATCTCCAAAATTAGTTTATACTGTTATTATAGCACATAATCTCCATTTGTCAAGTTGCACTTCTTAGATATGCTTGACTATTAGAAAGCAAACCAAGCAATTTTACCGCCGTATTGCAAATACAATCTCCATCTTGCCACCACATACACTTCTCCTTTTCACACATCAATGTCCCTGGAGACAGTGCGGTATTAGTAAGGCAATAGCATAGCGGACAAAACTTTCTATCTTCCATAATAATCCTCCTTAATAGCTATCATAAAAATACGCTGTGTCTTCTGGGTGTTTCTTCAACCAACACTTTAATCTATATAGCCCAACAAGATTTCTTGCCTGATTGCGTCGAGTATATTTGTCCCAATCCCAGATAGTATTTCCTTCATATACCCAAGTGTCCTTGTGAAGAAAATGCTTGAATGCTTTAATGACATTATCAATATTATCAAGTGTCACAGGATACACATACTCATTTGTTACTGTCTGGTCTACCGCTCGTAAAATAGCATTTCTAATACCCCAACACTTCCTCCAATAGCAAACGGAACATTCACCTGGTTTATACCACTCTTCGTGTCTAAATAGTTTATATGCTTTCTTGTAGTTTTCTGTATTTTTTACATGCAGATCAACGCCATTATCAAGTCCGATAAGTCACTCCTCCTCCCATAAAATCGCCTGACCACATTCTCCACAATGACTAGGGCTATATTCATTAAGTATCGGTGAATCAACTAGATCACACATTACAACTTTGCCACAGGTAGGACAGTATACATAAAAATCCCCACTTGGTAGTGTTTCATATTCTGGCTCTTTAGGAATCTGCTTCTCAAGTGCTTCTTTACATTTGTATAAACAACTATAGTCTCTTTCAAAATCAGTCGTATATCTTACATCAATTTGAATTTTATGCATTAAAACATCCAATGCTTCTTTATATGTCATTCTTTTCCTCCATTTATCAATCATCCGCCCACGCCCAATGCGTAATAGACAAATCCTTCCGATATTTAAGATTCTTGTCTGTAATTTTAAAAAGACCGTCGATTCCTTTTCTAGAAGTAATTCCTTTTGTAATGATACTATTGCCACTTCCATTCATAACAATTAGTAGAACTGGAACACCTTCCATCGTAGGCCACTCTTCAATTGCAGAAAACCACTTCATAATTACCTCCCAAAATACAGCCAAAATCTATATTTAGACAAGTTAATCTGATCCTCTTTTAATTCTTTAATCTTATCGTTGTTTTCAACATAAATCTCAAGTTGTTTCATGGCTAAATTATTGCTCTGTAGCTCAGGATATGCAGAAGCAAATAGAACTGCATTTTCAGGCTTTAAAGAACTATATGTATCAGACTCGTGTTTATAATAGTCCTTTACAAGAACATCAATACTCTGCTCAATTGCTGTATTTTCTTGCTCATACATTGCGATTTTGTCATCAAGGGTGCGCCCATGAACAAGACAACCAATATTGATAAAAATGCCCAATAAAGCTATTGCCACAATAATAATTCCAAATCCGCCAAATTCATCTTCATCTAGCCATATACCTAATGTGGTAATAATAACTCCAATAAGAAAAAATAAAATAAACATAGTTACCTCCAAAACTTCTTCATATCAATTCCGCGAAACTTTTCTTGCCCCTTATAAATCTCTCCTTTATACGGAGCTGATTTCCATGTATGACCTTCTGAGTATTTTTTGATGTAATAATTACTTTCACCCTCATGATATAGCTTCTCGGCTTCTTTATCTGTCATATAAATCTGAGATAAGAACACGCTAACTTTGTTACAATAAAGAATATAACCATTTAATTTGTTCTTGCACCAAACAAAATAAAGTTTACGGTAGATATAGCCAAGTCCATTACAGATAATAACAGGAATAAAAAGAATAACCCATGCAAGTATTTCTTCTTTTTCTCCACTTGCTTCGTATACAATAAGGCCAATAATCTGCCACACTACAATTCCGATAAGCCCAGCGATAATATAATTCACCTGCTACCACCTTTTCTTTCAAGGTCAATCAGCGCAGTAATATCTGCAATACTTAGTCCATAATCTTCTGCCACTTGTTTGATTTTCTCAATGCTAATCTCAAAGTCGTTTTTACACTCCCATGCCGTGCATCCATCAAATGAGTCATAGCATTTGCAACAATAGCACTTCATGTTTTTAATATCACTCATCAAATTTTCCTCCCTAGACAATCAACTTCAATAATATCATTGTCCAATACGTCTGTTTCGTAAAGCATTCTTTCTAATGCATGAAGTTCATTAAAATAATATTCAAGTTCTTTTTTGAGATTTTCTATTGCTTCTTCTTTTGTCTCTCCATATCCATAGATGTTTGTTATGTCAAATCCAGGATAACCATTAACATCATTAAACAAATAACAGGTATGTGATTGCCATTTTTCTTTACCATCATTGTGGTGTGCAATTTTCATTAACATGGATTTCTCCTTTCGGCTCATACATATCACAAGCGTCCGTATCTTCATAGCACAAATGCCCGAAGATAAATATCATACCATTTTCCTGCTCTTTAGGCGTTGGATGCTTAATTGTGCAGCATAGATTCCAATCGCCACCACCAATATAGTGTTTACAAGTCCCACATTTGTTCATAATTAATCATCCTTACTCAAAATATAATGTTCAACTAATTGCACATCTGGGAGCATATTATATCCTGTCCGTTCATCCTCTGGAATGTGCAAATCAATTTCCTCACAATAGTTAAAAATACGTTCCATTGCTTCAAGAGCTTGTTTTTTATCCATAATAACCTCCATCCGGTGCGTCTCTCTTATAAGATTTACAACCTACTGGATTGCCATGACAACCAACTTCGTAGACACACTTGCTGCAATCTCTTGTGAATGGAACTTTGTCTCCAAGTGCAACATCTTTAACGTCCACAAATTGCTCTGCATGTTTACACGTGGCTTTTTCTATAACTTCTGGATGTTCGTGTATATATTCATCAAACTTCTTAACGGCATCTACAAATGCCTGATATTGTTCTGGTGTCAACATAATTACTACCCTACCCTCTTTCTAAACAAGTCAAATTTTCGGAAAAACTTTCCCCATGGTAAGCAACACCAATATGTTACTCTATACCTACCATTTGAAGTAGTCTCGTAATAATGCCAAAAGCCGAAAAACGAATAAATCTTTTGCCATAGTGTCTTTTTCATCTTATTTACTCTTCGCTTTCCTCATCTTCCTTTGCTGGTTTTCCATGAATCCCAAACAGCTTACCATCCCACAGACAATCTCGTGCTTGATTAGCCATTTCAACCAATTCAGCAACAAGATTTTTCAAATCCTCAACAGAACGACACCCATCATAATCACAACCAATTGCCCAAATATCAGATAACCACTCATCCACACAATCTGCTTCACACATCTTACAACCAGTCTGTTCGTCAATCCAACTCTTCAAAATTTATTCTCCTTTCATCACAAATAATAAAATTCGGTTTAGCTTTGGGGGTATAATGAAATGCTAACTGCGCTAGACTCCAATCTAACTCACAAAATGTTCCTTGCCAATGCGGACAAATTGTATCTGGAGCAGCACAATATCCATATTCATGGTCACAAAAATGACTACTGATCAAACAGCTCCCTCCTTAGCATTCATACACCAAAAGTCATCACAATAACTACACCTTCTTACCAACTGCATATGTTCTTCATCTAAGTGTAATTTACAAAATATGGGAGCACCTAAAACTTTATTGTTTTCGAATTTAATCTCCTTGTGAACCACATATTTACAATAATCACAACAAGGTGTACATTCTTCACTACATAGTTTCATAGTTTCCTCCTCACCATTGGCTTTCATAAATCGTCTGCCTTGCTTTTACAATAGTATCCTTATACATTTGTTCTGTCCAATGCTCATTTCTGATTCTATATCTTACGGTCAGCCTTTTTACCCCAATATCCTTCATTGTATCTTTAAATCGTTTTGCAAGATGATCTCCTGCCATTTCGTTACCGTGTACATCATTGTAATGGCTTGATTTTGGAACAGATATAAAGATTTCAAGGCTATCAATGGACTCATTTATTTTTTCAATTTCAACACCAAAAGACGCCCATACGATATACACGGCTTCCCCTAAACCTTTCATAGTCTCCTCCCAATTTCATTCGTAATCTTTTCTGCTTCTCTAACTTCTTTCTCTGCTTGTTTACGGATGCTGTCAATGTCCTTTTGAACAAGTTCAAGCATCCCTCTCATATCTTCGTTGTGTTTGTGCTTTTTATTTACCCTTTGTCTATGTTTATCCCAATAATAGAATCCAATGTATGAGAATAGTTTGAACTTGACTTTATATTTATTTCTAAACTTTACACAATATCTACTACAAAGCATATCATATCCATCATATTCTTCTCTAATATTTAAAGAAGACAAGCTGCCATCATAATTATATGTTATTTCATATCTGTCTGGATTTAAATTATAAAAATCTATAAAATCTTTGAAAGATAAAAATATTTCACTTTTGCCATCTTCACAAGTACTCTGATTGAAATACTCTTGCCTTATAGCAAACATCGCTACAAAAATAACAACACCAATAATTGTACAAAATATTAACAAAAAAATAGGAAATGTCATAACTTCTCCTCCAATTCTGTTTCGTCTTTTATGTTTTCCGCCAATATATATTGAAGAACTTCTTTACCTTCGTCAGAGGCAGAAGTCTTAGCTGGAAGGTCTAAACATTCTGTCCAATCAAAATAACTTATTTGTAAATCTCTCATAGTTACTACGCTTCGTAACATGTCTATATTTCTTTTCGTATTTTCCAATGGTAAATCATTATCAAGCATGAAAATTACTTTTTGTGGATTTAATGATAAAATCATCTTTGCTTGATATTCTGATAGGCTATTACTGCCAAGAGCTACTGCGTTTCGGTAGCCGTAACTTGCACATTGCAACACTGACTTTTCGCTCTCAAAGACCATTACTGTGTCCCCATACATTGAACTGTAGTTTGCGCTATAGCCAAATAGTGTCTTGCTCATTTGACATGGAATGAGGTATAGATACTTTGGATCGTCCATATTATCCGTTTCGTAGTTTCTTCTGCCCTTTACTCCTATGATCGACCCATGCTGATCTCGAATAGGAATTGTAATTCTGTCTGTTTCTAAAGAATATCCAATGCCAAATTCCATTTGTGTTTCAAGCGATATATGATCGCGCTGAAATCTTACATTTGGAACCTTTATGTATTCATCTAGCATTGATTCATCATATACTTTTGGTGGTATGTCTGCCTTATGTATTATATTTTCATATACGCCACCAAATATAAGGCGACAACCTTGAGGCCGCCAGTCATCTGATAGGCGGAGGATACGTTTGATAGTTACAAGTACATCTTTAAACTTTACATTCTTCTCTTTGCAAAGCCACGATACTATATTGTTTGCTTCACTACGAGCAAAGTCTTTTACAAAACAAGCATCATTGTTTACAAGTCTAATTGATATATTAAGACCACTTTCTGGTCTATCATCACGTGCGAACCTAATCTCACGTGTATTTACTTTAATTTTGCCGCACTCATAATACTCAAGGAGTTCGACAATGGCATCTGGATTTTCACTTAGTTTTTGTAAGATTTCATTAATCACTCATTGTTGAACTCCTTTCGTTAATTTTGTATTGTAATTATATCATAAATTTTGTATTTGTCAAGTAGGAATGCTTTAATTTGAACCAATGAACCCATGTTTTGGTTTTCCCCAGCAACATTCACTAAATGTAGCATATCTACCGTTAAACCTAAACATCAATGCTGAACCAGAAGATGTAGAGTTTTCTGAATTTCTACTTTTTGCCAAGAAGCAGAATTTCCATGGATACTTTGGGTCGCACAAATAATCTTTTGTTGCAGAATTTCCATTTTCATCTCTTACAATTTGATATGGATGACAAAAATATTTTGAAGATTGGTCAAGCTCATCCTTATATACATCTCTAATACAAAGCAATGTATCAAGTTGTTCTACCATTCCCTTTGCGCCTGATAGCATATTAGAATCTAGGAACAAGGCTCCCTTTTGACTCTGTGCCAACTGAACAGAAGCGCACATAATCAGGTTAAATTTCTTTGCCAGAATGTCAAGATCGCGGCTATACTGTACAAGTTCTTCCCATGCTGCCAAATTACCATCTCTCTTATTGCTATCAGAAATCTTTAGTGTGTCGAAAATAACCATAGAATACCCATACTGCAACGCATAGAATCTGATCTTTGACTTTACTACGTCAAATGAATTTTCAGAGAGCTGAATAAAATGCATTCTTCCTTTATAATGCTCGTTGAAATAATCCTTTGCCTTTTGAAGCATCCTTTTATTTTCGTCTGTTAACTTACCAGCCATAAGGCTCGACTTTGTGATACCATACTCCTTAAAATGTTTGTATAGAATGAACAGTATCATATTGATCTTCCAAACTTTTGATGATTGCTCATTACACAAAATCAATATCTTTTCTTGAAGTGCCATAGACATGGCAATTGAACACCACATTGCAGTTTTACCACTTGACGAAAACCCAGCAATATAGTGTGACGCTTGTCGAGTGAACCCCAATGTCAAAGAGGAAAGATAAGGAAAGACGTTCATGTTGTCCCCATTTATATCTTTTCCTGCATATGCGTATGGAGTTCCGTACTCTTCTGCATTTTCCAACGACTCTAGAAATTCATCCGTAATTTCAATATCTACATCTTCAAGCAACTTTACATCGTAACCGCCAACATACATTTTATTAAGCTGCGTTTCATACCACTCCACAAGTTCTGTTGATGTAAGATTTTTAGAAAATTCGAGTGGTGTCATTTCTTTTTTACCAATTTGAATCTTCTTTGTAAGATTAAATCCAGCATCATATAGGCGTAAAATTGTATTATATCTATAAAGTTCATCTAGAATGCTATCTCTATTCTTCAATGAAACAACGCTTGCCATATTATCAATTGCTTTATACCCTCCACGTTCATTGAATTTTTCTAGTGCTTCTTCAGATAAATTACTAATTACTGCAACTTCATCAAACTCGTTCAAATTTTTCGAACGAAGATGCTTTTCTACACCGAAATAAAAGCGCCCATCTTTACTGAGAAAGTCCGCCGATGATAATGAAATTTCATCTAGAATAAGTGGGTCTTGCCATAGGACACCAATTACAGACGCTTCTGCGTTGATACGTCCTTCTAGTAGTTCTTTTGGATATTTGTCTTCTACGCCTCTTAACCAAACATCATTCATAGATCGCCCTCCAATTCCGCAAATGATTTTCGTACCTTTTTATTCTCCCTTACTGGCTCGAATAATACAAAAGAAGATTCCTTTGGCATAGCATTGTCAACAACTGGAGGTTGTCCTCTATAATCATGTAGCTTCGACGACACAATAACACTATAATAGCGCACACGATTAAAGTCATTTGCAAATTCCTTTCGTGCTAATATAGAAGATAAGAAATCTTCATTCTCTTTGAGATAGTTTAAAATCTTCTTTCTGTCCGCAAGCTTCTCCCAATTCTTTATTTCTCTTTTCAGCATTCCATAGCCCTGAAACTCATACCCGAAGATAGTTTTTGTTTCTTCAAAAATTTCATCGTACTCTTCATTTTCTTTCACATATTCTTCCTTTTCTTGCTTCTTTGCAATTCTCTCAATCTCTTTTGCTTTCTTTTTTGCATTTGCTTTGTCATAGCATTCTTGATTGCAAAAATATGTGTTATTTTTCTCCCCTGTAATCTGGAGAGCATCTTTCTTTTCTATTTTAGACTTACAATATCTACATACTACCTTCATTCCCATAGTTTACCTCCGATAAAATAAGAGGAGGAGCCTTCGCCCCTCCCCATGTTTGTTAAGCTAGGGCCTCTAGAATTGCCTTTAGAGTATTCTCATCGTGTACATCAGCAAGCTTTGCACCATTTAGAATTCCCTTAATAGCCTTCTTGGTTTCTGCATCCGCATTCTTGAATGCAGGTCTGATAGCTGCCTTGGCTGCTTCTTCATCGAAAGGCTCTGCATCGTATTCGTTATCTTCATCAAAAAGATCAATTTCCTTATCTGTGTCATCGTCCCAAGGAGCAGTTTCTCCTTCATTTACATCATCTGACTGAACTAGAGTAGCATCAATCTCTTCGTCTTCCTCAACGACAGGCTCCTCAACCTTTGTCTTCTTAGCAATCTTCTTTGCTTTAGTAGGAGAGGCTTCACCGTTAGGATGTTTACTCTGTTCATCTAATGCATCTCTTACTGCATTAATAAAATTCTGCGCACCAAAATCTACTTTTGCTACGATATAGGGAAAATGACTTTTACAGTCAACTGCATTTTCCGTATCTGCAAAAACCATTACTCTCTTACGGTCTGCAAGCTGACCAATTTTATTCATCTTTTTAGTAAAGGCATTCTTCTTTTCCTCTACATTATCAACAAGGTTCTCTGTGTAACACATTGCTACCAAATTTACTTTGTCCTTTAAGGCGTTGTAATACTTATTATCAAGATTACAAGTTAGCTGCTCAAACTGAATCTTAGTGATTACATCTTCCTTTAGTTTTGTCTTCGTATGACCAACTAGAAGCAGAGAATAACCGGCATTCTGTAGCTTCATAATCTGCTGAAGCATAAGGTCACAAGCTCTGCTCTCTCCCTTTTGGAATCCCTTATACGCCTGAGAAATACTTTTCGCTCTATCGTTAATATCACAAGTCTTGTTCCACTCAGCAACTACATAGTTCTCCGTAATACGAGCAAATTCATCCATTGAATCTAGCCCAATAAACTTAGTATATGGATATTCCGCCTTATTCTCACAAAGTTCTTTTACAATATCAGTAAAGGTTTTAAAGTCTGGTGCAACATCACCAAACGCATCATCAATATGCTTCGGCTTATTCTCGACACCACAGGTAATAATAAATGTACCTTCGTTACTACCTGTAATTAGCTTACCAATTTCATAAATCATAGTAGTCTTACCAATACCACCAATTCCATTAATGATATAGCTATAATCTTCAAAATTTTTACTTAGTCTATAAGTGTGTCCATATTTTCTTGCCATATTATATCTCCTTTTCAATTAATTTTGTATTGTATTAAAGAATATCATCATCATCGTCATCATTTTCAATTCTAGCAGGATGCATATCGTCTGTAGTATAACTTGTATCCTCAACGGTCTTCTTTCTAGCATTAAATCCCTTTAGACGAATTTCTGTAATTTTCTCCCCGGCCTTTTGACCACCCATTGCAGCAGCAAGTTGCTCAAATGTCACGAGTCCACATTCAATGTCTTCACGATCCTCATCACTTAAATCATCCATAGTAATTGCAGACATACTAGCTCCCTGAATGACTTCTCCGACAAGGCCAATGTTCTTAATCTCGTCGTCATCTGCGACAAGTCTTTTCTTCATTACCTTTAGTTTTGCCTTATCACGAACCACAAGGGTCATAGGCATGAAGCCATTTTTCTTTACCATACTATCCCAATATGTAGTATATCCATTGATATATCCCTTGCCATTTTTCTCAAAGTCTTCATCGTCTACACAGTTGTTACCGAAATAGAAGTCAATGGAAAGATCTGTTGTCTCATCAAGACCTTCCTTTGCAATATCAACACGGTTCACACGATAATTTACATAGAAAAGACCCTTTTCTGCATTATACTGTACCTCCTGATAACCAGAAATACGGAACACAGTATCCTTAATTTTAGGAGAAGAAATTACCTTAGTCATAAACTCGGCAAAATCCCACTCACTTAAGAACACATGGCGTCTCTTGTTGCTCTTATCAAGAGCTTCCTTTGCCTCTTCAAGAGTATTACAACCAGTTTTTTCAATTAGCTCATCCGTAATATTATCCTCTTCAAATGCCTTAACCGCATCTTGTAGAGCATAACGCATCTGTGCGTCACCAAGATCCACAACAAACTTACGATACCCGGCAACTTTTTCAATTTCCTTTGTGTCAAATCTCTTTGCCCAAGGGATATCAATCTTCTCTCCCTTAGTAACGGAGCCATCCTCGTTAGTTACAGTCTTTGCAATTGTCTTTACAACATTCTTCTTGTCATCTGTCCATTTTCCACCTTGTGTAACACACATAACACGATTAGTCTTAGAAATGCAATTAAATCTAACCGTAGTCATAGACCATCCAGAATCAAATGTCTTTCTCTCTACTGGATGAAACTTTTCACTATCTTTTATTGCCTGAATTCGTCCTACAAATGTAATTTGATTCATTATTATATTTCCTTTCTTTCATTAATTTTGTATTGTTAATCATAAATAAAAAATCGCTCATCTAAGCACGGGTTATAATATAAATATTTATCTTCTATATTATCTCCTACCCATAAATGCCTTGCCTCTTCTTCACATTCTTCGCACCAGAATGTATTATACAAATTCTCTGTTTTATATGGATATTTTATGTAATGTACTGCTCCGCAGCTACAACATTGAAAATACGCTCCCGCTTTCATACACTCGCCACAATGTCAACCCGACATTTTGCTGCCTCCTTTCTTTATGTGGTTCTAACCACTTTTCTACTTATGGTTGGATTATACCACATAATGTAAGTTTTGTCAAGAGTTTAAAATATTTTTTATTGTCATCGTATTCCCGTTAATTTCCACATTTCCGCAAATATCATATGACACAATGTTGTCTTTATCTATGTTAATTTTATCAAATTTATTTGACAAGTTTATCTAGAATAGAAGTTGCCTTAGACTTCATTTCATCAGAAATCTCCGCATAACGTTGTGTTGTTTTAACACTGCTGTGGTGTAGTTGGGCAGATGTCAAATAAATATCTCCTGTCTTTTCATACAGATTAGTCGCACAAGTATGCCTCATTACATGAGGTGTTACTTTTTTTGTTGTTACGCCCTCAGAATATTTTCTCAACATATACGCAATGGAATCATCCGTAAGTCTTGTATTAAATTTAGATACAAACAAAGCATTTGTTTCTGCCTGATAATATTTACTTCTATCTTTTAGCCAATCAATAAGAACACTCTTTACAGATTCACCAAATGCCGCATCAAATGTTTTATTTCTCTTTTCAACGACACGAATCTTATTGTTTTCAAAATCAACATCCTCGATATTAATTTGTGTAATTGCAGAAATTCTCAGCCCAGTAGTTACGCCTAGCATAAAAATACATAAATCTCTATTTTTAATTATAACATCTGCCTTTTTTCTAATATTCCTCATAATCCCTCTGACTTCTTTTTCTGTAAGATATGTGACAGAAGGATTGTCTGTGATTTTAGGTCTACTTTTTTTGGGTACTGGGTTTACATCAAGCTTACCGGTAGAAACAAGAAATTCAAAAAAAGAATTAATTGCATACCACTTATTCGCTCTAAAAGAGCTAGAAGTAGGCTTAATTTCTCCATTTTCATTTTTTGTTTCGAGAGTAATCATAAACTTATTAACATCCATGGCATTAACATTTTTATAAAAATCCTCATTATCTTCTCCGTTTGTTACGTATTCCATAAAACTTTTAATAGAATTAACATACCTATCAATAGTAGCATACGACTTCTTTTCTGCTCTCATTGTGTAATAATACTCAGCAATAACGTTAGGGAGAACATTGATTTTTTCTTCAATCTTTTTAAACTCTGTAGTTTCCTTCTCCAAACGACCAGATGTCATTTAAATCACTCCTTTATTTGTAATAAGATTCTTCCTCTTTTGCCTTTTTTCTCCATCGAAAGAAAATTATACTTGCCACAATCCATCCCACAATTCTACCATTAAAAATAGTTAAAGTTAACATAATTAAAATATACCAAATCCATCCAACAACCAACCTATTAATGTCAATATCTTTTAGTGTTTCTTTGACTGGAGTGTATGGTTTGTAAACTTCAATGCTAATAATATCTTTATATTTTATCCAGACTTCTTTTCCATTGTCAAGAATAAAAGAATATGTTGCATTCATTTTGCCTTTATATGTGGCAATAAATATTTGGTTACAATACCTAATTTTTGCAACTGTCCCCTTTGCATAATGTTTATTTCTAAAGAACAAACTATCCCTCATTACACAGAATCCTCCATATAAATAATAGCATCAATTATTGCGTCAATAGCATCATCATTAATGAAACCGTCGTTCAACAATGTTATTGCTTCATATAGCGAGTTAACTGCTTCTCCTAAATTCTCTTGCGCTTCTTGCGAAACGATTCCATTATCAGATTCTTGCAATCCATCTGGCATATTGTAAAACGAATATTCTTCATCACTCAAAATATCACTAACTATTTTTAAAAGTTTATTTAATTTGCTCATAAGTTGATCTTTCTGCTCTTTATTGACAGGTCCTTGTACGTCCTCAAATTCTTTTTGAATTTTTTCAGCCATATTTATTGTACTCATAATTTCTCTCCGTCTTTTTTTGTTCATAACAAACCTCCAATTAAATACCATATGTTTTGCAAATATTTTCAATCTCCATTTTTCTATTCTTTCTCTTTTGCTTTGCTCTCCTTCTCTGATCCCACCACTCATGATCCTCATTTTTTACAAAATGCCAACACTGCTTTCCAAGACAATTTCTTCCCTTGATTTGCTTTACAGTCATATGACAGCAGTGACGTTTACAGTAACCCGCACAATTATCGGAACAACTACCATACAATGTCTCCATTTTTCTCTTCCTTTCTATGATAATTTTATCACTTTAATTTTATCTTGTCAAGAATATTTTAAACACTTCGTTAGTATGCCATCTTCCTCATTCTCCAAATAGGAGAAGATTTAGTTCCACCAACATTTTCTATATTTCCAAACGCTTCTTTAATGATTCCAGCAATACAATCTGTCGTCATATTCATCTTTCTAGGGCTACTAGGATAATTGCAAATAAACTCGCCACCATATTTAGTTGCCTTATAGATTTGCATTAATGTTTCTCTCAGCATCTCTATAGAACTCTGCACATTGATAACATTTGAAGCAAACACAACATCATACTGTCTATCTAAAGCGTACTTATCTAACAATTCATCTCCTTCTCCACACCACAAATCATATGCAGCAATATTAAATCCATTATTCAACAGATATTTTGTACTAGTCGCTCCCTTTCCGGCCCCAAAGTCTAAAATTGTTTTATTTTTATCTACATTTTTCTCCACAAAAAGAGGAACCACCGCTCGGATAGTTCCGTTCTTAATAGCAGACGCTCCAGCGCTACGACTGGTTGCTTTTGCAATTCTAATCTCTTCACTTGTCATAATTAATCTCCTTTCTTACACATTACAAGCAACGACTTCCGTCATAATAATATGACTTCCAGTACAATGAAAATCATATCTGTGATACAATGCGCCGGGAATCACATCATTTTCCTCTCTTACACCAAACAAATCACATTTCTCTTCAAAGCTCATTTCTTCAAAATCCAAAACCTCTTCATCATTCTCAAGTTCGTACACATAAACACGGTCTGCCGATTCGTCCCAACCACAAAGAGGTGAGGTATAAATGTGTTTCATAATTAATTTCCTTTCAATATTCCATAGTCGTTACTCTACCAATCACATTACAATGACTAATATATAGCCACAAACACTTTCCGTTTTCTATATTTTCCATTAGGTCTTTTACTTCGTTTTCCTTGTACTTTGACCCGTGTACGTTTTCACAATTTCTACTTTTAACTGCGACTCTTATTGCTCCATAGGCATTATTACTGGCTTCGGCTCGGTAATTCCCATCATCATCCTTATAAATCTCATAAATGAAATTGCAAACTCCATCTGGCATTCGTCTACTTCCAATAAATCCTGTATAATACGGTTCCCAATCAATTTTTTCGTGCGTCCGACAAGGCTGCGTATAATGAATAGGTCTATTAATTTTCATAATTAATCTCCTTTTTTTATACAGACTTCCAAGGTTTATGTTCAATAGCATCCTTTACTAAATTTGTATTAATCCATTCAAGGACAGGCTTTAAATCTCGCTTCCAAGTTTCAAAATTAGCGAGTCGCTCCTCTTCGCTCTTCTTTGTATAATGAAATCTAGTCAGAAAATATTCCTTCATCTTATCATCATTAACACAGAGTTTATTTCCAACAGGAAAATAACGAGGAAGTTCAGGAGAATCAATGCCGCATTTTTCTTTTGTAATAAGCTCATATTTTTCGGACTTAATCTTCCTCTCACCGCTCTCAGTAAAGAAACAATCCAGATTATAAAACACATCCATGTTTCCAGTATTGAGATAATTATGAGTTACCTGAAGCATCTGCTCATAATAAGGAAAGAACTGCATTGGGAAAGTATCCCTGCTATATGTTCGCAATTCCTGACGATAATCATGAATCCAGTATCCAAACTGACAATAAAGTTTCTTTTCCTCTTCCGTTTCATGAGGACAATTCCAAATTAAATCACACCAAACTTCAGAAAGCTCATAAAGTAAATGCTTATACTCCGCAATATCACTTGTAGAAAATGTAATCCTAAACGAATGCTGCTTAATTTCGTCATGAATCTGCACCATCTGTCGCAGAACATTTTCCTTTGTCATTTCCATAATTAACCTCCTTTACATTTTCAAGATTTCCTCAAACAGAGCTGCTGCTTTTTTATTTTCTGTATCGTAATACACAACACCCTCATGATAACCAAACCTCTCTATAAGATAACCAAGGTTTACCAATTCCTCAGCAATACTATAAAAATAGTAGTCTAAATCTTCTGAATCTCCTTCTACTATAGTTTCTAAAACATGAAAGAGATCGCTTGCTGGGAATTCAACTCCATCAATAATATAGTATCTCTTTGGAACCATCTTTGTAATTTTAGTAATCATTTCAATCCTCCAAGAAGTTATCTTCCAACGTAAGTACATTTACCTTATGTGTCCAAGCAGTGCAGGCGTCTAAACCAATGCATCCATCGTGCTCAATAATATCGCAAATATCGAAATCGTCAATCTCACCATTGTTATACCACTTTTCAATAAGTTTCTCACAATACTCAATTGCCTTATCAATATTATTCATTATTTTGTTCCATTCAAATTTTATATTGCTCAAATAAATGTCTCTGTGGAGCGAATTCACCATAGTATTCTTTCTCCGCTTTAAGACGTGCAATTATTGCGTCTTCTTTGCTTATAAACCTACCTAAATTTATATTTTTGTGATTGATACATATTGATGCTTTCCATTTGTTTCTATTACTATCAAAACATACTCCAATATACCCGGTCTTATTTCTATTTAAAAGACTTCTATTTGAAGAATTTTGAGAAAAAGTAGCTTTTCTTAAATTATATTTTCTGTTATTGAGTGGGTTTCTGTCGGCGTGGTCAAAATAATCGCCCACAATCAGTCTTGCTATTTTTAACTGAGATTTAAGTTTTGGAATCCATGCTTCTATAGTACGATATTCTCCGTTTTTCACCTCATACCAACAATAATCCTTTACTTTGTCAAAATCTTCTTCATCAATATAAAATTCTTTGTGAGTGTTTGTTGTTAGTCCAATACGATATTTTCCATTTTCATCTTCAAATATATCGCCCAACCACTCGTTGTATTTTTTATTCTTCTCCTTTCTTATACAACCACAAGACTGTGTGTCTCCATTTCTTAATTCTAATCCTTTTACAATAAACTTTTCTTCATTTCCACAATTGCACTTGCACCACCATCTTGCATAATGTAATCCTTTTGGAGAAACGTAATCTTCTGCCTGTTCTAAAACGGTTATTCTAGAATTTGGGAATCCGTGTTCAGACATATTCCACCCCGTCATATCTTCTTTAACTTTCACCATACTAAGTCCTCCAATAAATTGTCTTCCAAAATAAGCACATTGCAAAATTTACTGTAGGCAACACAACTGTCGATCCCTATAAATCCATTTCCGTAATAAGGTTTAAAACAAGCGTCATCACCCCATTCACTTCCAACTCCATTTCTTGACCACATCCAACTCGTATGCCAGTGTCCAAATACCAAGGTTTTGTTTTCTGGTAGATTTTTATATAAAGTTGCCTCCTCGAAAGGATTAGGCCATCTGGCGTACATCCAGTCTTTTTTATGACCTTCTCTCCAATCGTCTCCTACTGGAAGTGCTGAGTGAACGAATACATAGTGCTCACTTTCAAAGTAATCAACCATTTTATCAAACAATGGATTTAGTTTTTCCATTGTAACTGCACAGGCGGTATGAAACTCTTTTGTATTAGGAGCCAAGTCGCATACCGTTTTGTGCGTTCCATTGTGAAAATCGTTTGAACGCGGAAATCCTCTTCGACACATCGAAGTCATAAGATCTTCATGGTTCCCGAAAATTAGAACCTTATTAGGCACACTCATCATATAATCAAGAACCTGTTGACTTTCGTCCATCCTGTCGAAAAGATCTCCGCACACCACTAGAAGATGCTCCTTGTTCCCTGGCTTAAAACCAGCTTCATCTAACGCCTTTTTCATAGGCGTGTACGCACTATGAATATCTGAAGTCACATACAGTTTCATTTTCATTCCTCCTTATACTATCTTGCGACGAAAAGTTTTATTATCAATCAGAATAATATACCCTTTCTCAATTTTTCTCATGAGGCTATTAAACTTCTTTTCATCAGTTTCTGTTATATCAATACCAATACCACCAATATATTCGGTACGAATTGTCCTATAACACTTATTTTTGAGTTCTATTACCATCTCCTTTCTTGTTACTGGTTTCCCATTTACATAATATTGATATTTGTTCATTAATATCCATCCTTAATTAAACCATTTAATTTTCGGGTCTCCATTAAATCCCTTTTGCCAGACATACCAACAGTAAGCGACTGCTGAATCAGCTTTCAGGTTTCCATTTTTGTCTTTCTTAAATTCACCATTCTTTGCACAGCCAATACGAGAAGTAGAAACATAAATCGTCTTCGGTGGATACTTTTTGAACAATTCTCTCCTGCTTTGCCCTTCAAGAAACGTCAACTTAAGAAACATTGCAACCTTATGCCCTTCTGTTACAATTTCCATTGCATGTTCTACAAATTCTTTTGCCATACTATATGGAGGATTTGTAACAATATCTACATCCATTGGTTTGTTCACACAGAAAAAGTCTACTCCTCCAACACTATATCCCCTGTCAATAAGATCTGTTGCTATAACTCTATGTCCATGAGTTTTAAGAACCTCCGCAATATGTCCTTCTCCACAAGCCGGTTCCATAATTATCTCGCTGAAATCCTCAAGTCCAAGTAACATCTCTACTGCACTAGGAGGAGTCGCATAATAATCATTTACTTCTCGTTTAGTATCGCTATGATTGCTTGCTCCGTGGCAAGAATAAACCGCTTTGCTATTACCGGTCCAATCCTTAGTTGTCATTGTATTATTTCCTTTCTGTTATTTATTAATCAAAATTACAGCTTTTAAATTCTTCCACATATACCACATCAAACCACCTCATTACATTAATTTGCGATTTAATGCTGATTAAATTTAATAGATTGAATTTTCTTATTGAAACACTTTCTACAAATACTACAAGTAATCGTCTTATCTTTTTGGTTAGGACATCCTGTAGTTCCATTCGGAAACTCGGGATTCAAAGTTTTGTCTTTAAAATCTACATAGGCAATAGGTAAGTTGTGAGGATTTTCTACCTTCCAACCAATATGCCATGCAGAGAATCTTACTGTGAAGTTATCTGGCAAATCTCCGTTTTTGTCAATCCATTCGTTAACAATCCAATATTTCTTTGTGTATGCAAGAAACTTAATGTTGGGAAATGTGTTCGCCAAGTCTACCATACCAACAAAGAAATCTGCATCTGGAATGTCGCCGCTATCAGTCCAACGAAACAAAGGATAGGGACGGTGTTTAATCTTAAATTTCACTTGCTCCCAGAAGTCTACAGGATTTGTATTATACAATCTCAAGTTTCTTGCATATGCGGCCTGTACAACCGCTAATTGCTGTCTACCCTTGTTGCAATAACAGCCACCTTCTCTGCACGGCGCATCCTCACGGCACGTACAAGTTGGAAATGCTAGGTCATTACACAAGGGACCAGTTTTACTATTTCTGTCGCTGATATGCACCTCATTACTTTGGGCTGCGAGATAATTAATATAGTCCTCTCTCTCCATCCATACTTTGTTTTCATTTTTCTTTTTCATAATTTGCGCCTCCATTATACATTAATTTTGTATTCTTGTCAAGTAAAAAGGAGCCTTTTGGCTCCTTACATTTCCCAAAATCCAACTTTGTTCCCGTTAATGTCTATAATTGCACCGTGGTCATATCCTCGCCTTACCTTATCCACAATTTCCTCAAGGATACGAGCCACCTCAGCGTCGCCATATTCATCAAAAGCCGCATTACTTGTCTTGAATTCAATTTTCATTTTCAATTCTCCCTTAAAAATTCAAAGTGTTTTCTGCAATCTCCGAAAGCATATGCGTAAAATCTTCAACAACTTTGCTCAACAAATATACATTTACCCAATCTCTTTCAGATGTTGTTGTCATATACCAACCGTTGCCTGAGTACTCTTCAATTCCGTAAATGTCGCCATAGTTATATTTTAGATATGCCATAAACATATTGAACTCATTTTCTGAAGTGATTTTGTAAGCGACGTGAGTATAAAGGTCATTATCTCCATAAGGAATTTGTACATCAAACTTCTGCAAATTGACATCTTTAAATGCATTTGCTTCATACTCAACGCAATCGCTACGGCTCACAAATTCCTTTCCATCAAATGCCTTGTAAACTGTGCTTGTAATTTCTTTCATTTTAATATTCCTCCCCATCAATCTGATTTCCATTGTACCATTCACGAAGATAATCTTCGTCAAAGCAATCGACTTCCCAAGAACCATCCATAAATGTACCATCATCTGGAATAGGAATAACACCTGCATCATCTTTTGCAATTTCAATTGCTTCTGCAAGAGTATTTTCCTCAACCTTTACAGTTCCCATCATTGCCCAGCATACAGGAATCTTCCAAGTTTTCATTTAAATTTCCTTCCTTTCATAAATCATGGAATGAATCGAATCATTTACAACATCAAGGTCTTCCCAATATTCTTCTGGGATATTAAGAAGCCTCAATTCTTGTTCATCAAGTGTAATATATGTTTGGACATACTTATTATTTTCCATTTAGCCTTCCTCCTCATCAATCTCTATATTAAACTCAACATGGATACTCTTTCTTTTCTCATCATAGAAAATATCCATACCTCCAATTTCGTAATCTTCCCACTCAGAACACCTCAGATCTTCTTCTGAAATATCAAATGCTTTTTCGCTATTACAATCAAATATCGAAAATTCTACACCGTCAACAGTACAGCAAATGTTAATAAAATCATAGATTGTCATTTACTCGTCCTCCTATTCTCTTCATAGTACCCGCCGATGTAATAAGCAATACAGTCTGCCTCAATTTCGTTCCACACAGTTTCGTAAGGAATCCCCTTTGAATCGTACACAGTATACATTTTAATTTCCTTCCTTTCCATATAGCTAGCCTTATTTTTACCAGCTACTTACATAATAGACCATTTCCTTTTCAAAGTCCGTTGTTTCAAGTACTCGCGTCAAAATATCAATTGTGTACTCAATACCTCTCATGTACCAATTGTCATACTCAGTTGCTCCAAAGAAGAAACCTCCCTGAGTAGGAAGAAGTGCTGCAACTTCATCAGCATTTACAATGACCTCTCCATCCTCATAACAATTTTCCCACTTTCCGTTTATAAGCGTCTGTCCGTTTACAACCTTTCCTGGCTTCAATACTGCAATCTGCTTCACTTTCTCGCAAGTATCAAGCAATTCCTCAAGAATTTCCTTTGTACACTCATTGTGGTAGCAGCAGTCGTCAATTCCATTCTGAACATGATCCACAAACCACTGATGAATCATATTCTCTTTTCGCCAGTAACCGACCTCTTCCATAATGGAATTATGTCCATAGTCGTGTTCAGAATCCCAGGCATAATACTTGAAGTTACAGAATTGCATATAGTATTCAACTACATCAATATCTGGCATTTTATTAATATCAATACCACACCACTCTTTCAGTGTACAATTTGCATACTCACTCCCTTCCTTTTTTTCTTTCTGCCAATCAAGATAGTTTTCAATTACACTCACATCACTTGCAGTAGCACTCTTATAACGAGGCATTCTATTCAAATACATATCCAATCCTATGATAACGCATCTCCCTTCAATCATTAATATTAATTTTATTCACTGACCTTATTCATATCATTTATATACTCTTCAACAGAATGTTCATTCATAGTTTCAATAGAATAAAAAGATGCCATCTTGCAAGGATAATATCCATTATCACTTTCAGTTCCATATCTGTTGAAAACGTTCGGCTCTTTCTGGAATCCAACATAAAACTCAAGTGTATTTACATCAAGATCAATGATGTATGCATACTCACAAAACAACGAATCCTTAATGAAATCACTGCCGTCTATCATATATGCAACTGGACTATTATAGAGAGCATCCAAATTCCCTTGTATATTTCTCAGTAGACAATACCAATCATTTGTAGACCGCGTTGATACACTGAGATCACACAGGCCCGCATCTACACAGACTTTGATTTCCTCCTTTGTAGGGCTTGCACCATTATACACCATCTGAATTCTGTCATAAAACTTTTCAAGTTCATCAATTGAATGCTTTTTGATAAAGCTAATTACATCCGCCCCAAGCCCATCTGGATAACTATCAAAGTGATTATAAGTTACCTTGTCTATTCCATTCTTACGGAATCCGTAAAGTCCTCTTGTACTCATAATAAAATCCTCCTTTAATATTTTGTTTCTCTTTCATTCATCAGCCAGCCAACACCTTTGCTGTGATTTTCATCAAACCAATGCCAAACCTCTTCTCTGTTAGTTCCTTTCCTCCAACCTTTCCAATCAACATCAAGACATTCATTTTCGTCAATAGGTACATCTTCAAGCTCATCCCACATAGATTCAAGAAGTTCATCATCGTATTTCTGATAAAGGCTCATTTACATTTCCTCCTCGTCATCTTCTGTAATATACTCTACTCTAATCGCAACAATCTTCCCTTCCTCATTATGCGCAGTCCAACAACAATAACTGCCATCTCCATATCCAGAAGAAGAAGCCAAGCCAAGACCATCAATGGTATTTCCATCATTAATTTGAATCATTGGCCAACTTACATCTGCGTTGTTGCTCCATTCTCTGTATTTTTTTAACTGTTCGGCCATATCTTCTACGTTATAATCAAAAACGAATGCTACATAATTTGGATTTTTCTTAGTCGTTATTGTGAGTTCACATACTCTCCAATACCAATCGTTATCTACATGTTCGGTTTCATTGTCGCCACTATGATACTTCTTATAATATTCATAATCAAAAATACCAGCCTGACCACTATCAACGCCGACCACGAAGTTTTCCTCACTGTATTCAAGGAACTTATTCATATAATCTGCATGCACAACCTGAATTGCGGAAACTCGTCTACCCCATGCGCCTTCATCAGAAGTTTCTACCGTACACTTGTAATTGCCTTTGAGCACATTATCAATCGTCCCTTGACACCAAGTATTCATTCCATAACATGGATCGGAAACCATCACCTTATCATCAAGAGTTATAAAGCCCTTATCATTAATTTCAATATTATTCACTCTTCATCTTCCTTTCATATTCATCAATTTGTTCCATACTCAACCATACAGGCTTATCTTCAAGTTCATTCCAAATTCGTCTCATGGCTTCAATGTGTTTTTCAACGCTCTTTCCCCATAGATATTTTGTACTTCTGTTTCCAAAACCAAGATAATAGTCACAATCTGACTTCATACGGTCAAGCATTTTGTATTGAAACTCACTATTCATATTAATCATCAACCTCACATTCAAAGAAGTTCTCATCACATTCTGAACATACATAATCGTATTGTTCTAAATCACTTAGAAGAAGCTGCCTTCCACAATGTGGGCATTTCTTTTCTGTAATGAGCATATCAATCAACGCCTTTACCTTAAAAATTGTGTACGTATCAAGCTCAATATTTTTCAATTCTTTTCTAATGGTTAGTCTTTTATCGTAGTTCTTGGACATTTAATTGTCCTCCTTTAAAACCAGTCGCATGCGTCACTGCACATCCAACAATATAAATCATTAACATTTTTAAATTTAGAAATATCTACATCGACGCCTCCATAAGATACGCTAACAATTGGGTCGTCAAAAGAAATAGCGACATCAATATCATCGCTTTCGCAAGCCATAAGGAAACAAGATGCTGTATCAAATTCTCTTGTAATAACAATCCCATCTACATTTTCAGTTTTAATAATAAATTTAAACATTTTTAAATCCTCCTTTAATTTTCTTCGGAACAAATATCCATGATTGTATCAACCAAATTCTGCAAAGAATCCACTCCATACCCATGTAGCGGAATCATTAACTCTCCAGTTCCCTTATCTCTTAGTTCACAATAATGTGTCCATCCATCTTCCTCAAGATAATCGAAAGAAATATCGAGTTCGTTTCCGTTAATAGAATTAATGTCATAAGTCACAATCCTTGTGTCAAAAGATTTCGGTCTTCTTCCTTCCCCATTCCAATTAGTAGGATTCATTTTCTCCAAAAAATCATCTGCAATTTTTTCTGCCTTTTCTCTGTTGAACATAATTAAATCCTCCTTTAATTTTGTATCGTTTTAAATACAGCCACCGCAACATCCCCACGAAACGTTGTCATTAAACACTTTATCAATTTCCGTTGCATATTTGCGAAGCTGTTCAGGAATCTCGTTTGTGTCGATTTCCCATTCACCTTGATGTACATCAAAGTTCCAGTTCTCATCGGCCAGAACACATCCACCACTATGCCAGAACGGTTTGTAGTTATGATCTCTAAATTTATTTGTATTAAAATCATAACTTCCAACTTCATGCCCAAAACAATATGTGAGTCCATCAATTCTCAACACGAGAACACCACTACAAAGATTTGGATATCTGCCACTATAAGAAACAAACTCGACATGATTAGTTTCATTGTTGTTATGATTAATAAGCATTTTACTTCTCCTTTTCTTTTAACTCCGCAATATATCTTTTGGCCTCCTGCAAATCTGCAATCAAAAAATCAATCCAGTAATCAGAAAAGCCATGTTTGAAGTCTCTGAAATACCTTTCAAAACGCATAGTTCCATCATCTTCTGAACCGAGGACAACTCCATAATGCTCTCCATATTTAAATATCTTTATTGGAGTAACTCCGTCACCAGCAGACATAAAGATAATATCGTGCTCTTCACGCAACTGTTTGAGAGTTTCCTTATTCCAACTCTGGTCTTCAGCAGTAATTCTTAAGTACCCTTCTCCCCAATCATCAGGAGTAGGAACTCCTTCTTCCCAATCATCATTGATATAATCCTCAACATACCGAATCATTTTATTCTCCTTTCAGCATCTGCTCAATCAGCTCCATTGTCTTATCATCTTCCAGATAGAAGCCGTCACTTCCAATTTGTGCCTGAAGATTGCATACCAACTGCATAAATCTCCAGTCAGGGACCATGTACCAGTATGCCTTGAGCATCTCACAGAACTTATCAATTCTCTTGGGGTCTCTCATTTTTGAACCTCCTTTAAATCACAGCCATTTCCATACGGGCAAATAAATGACACATGAAATTCATCGTCAATCGGTTCATATCCGTCATACCATGTAATATTTCCGTCTGTGTCACGATACCCAAACCCGTCGTAAATAGATTCAAGTAGCCCGTTTTCATAATATTGCGTTGTTCCATAGACATTTGCTGGATTTGGTACAGTTTGTTTAGACGTATTATTTTTCAGTTCTCTATTCTCTCGAATAAGTCTGTTACATTTTGCCTTCAGCCTTTTTACTTCTGACTCAAAATACTCGATTTGTTCCTTGTAATCAAATTCCATATCTAGCATGTTGTATGACATTTATTCTCCCTCCTTATTTACTGCAAATGACCAGTTCTTTTTTCATCATCATATGTCCACATAAAATTAGAAGTAACGAGTGGTTTATCTGCATCGTAAGTGAACAAATGGGCATCAATGGTAGCCGTAGCAAAACGAATGAAATGTTTTGTATCGTGCGAAAGAAACGCATATTGAACAGAAAAACTATCGGATTTCACTTCAAAAATTTCTGCCCCATTAGCATACTTTTGAATATAGTCAAAAGCATCTCCAAATGTTTGAAACATTCTTTTATGTTTGATATAATCCACAATAGTAACAGTAAACAAACAAAATTGACCTGCGGGAATTGTACGTCTAAATTCCATGTTATATCTCCTTTCAAATCAACAAATACAATGACTAATTCTACCGTTCTCTGTGATGGGTCTACCACAATTGGCACAGATTCCAGAATGACCAATGCTAATTACATTACCACGGCTCTCGCTTCTTTCTCTTGGATAAGAAACGTTACAATCTTCAAAAGCTGTATAGTCACGATAGTGTACTCCGTAGGAATCTACATTACTGCTTACATCACCATTTTCTTTCTTTTTCCAGGTAGTATCCGTAAGCCCAAGAATAGGGGTGAGTATATTTTGTACATAGTTACGGAATACTTTATACAAATCTGTTCTACCATCATTCCCCTGTGGATACACTCTGCCCTGTACAAGAATGTTCTTTCCATAATGAAACATACACCTATAAATCTTTCCGTCCTCCCAATTAGTCGGAACATGATTATGCACAAATGTAACAATCGAAGTGCTATCCAGCATATAACTTACAGTCCCTCCGCAGTACATACCAGAATAGGCGTTATCCATACCTCTACGGTTCTCTTTGTCAATCGTATGGCAAGAAGCCCAGTTTACACCGAAGCTCATAGTTAAATAATCAATAGGATTGACGCTAATAAAGAACTTTAGCTTTCTCTTGAGTCCACTTACCATGTCGGCATACTTTGCAAATAGCTTATTATACTTAGGTAATTTATCTATTCCATAGAATCCGCACACTCGATTGAAAGCACGGCTGGTTTTCATACCTTCCCTTACTTTATATTTCTCATCCATTCTTTCAGAAAATTCTTTATCAACAGTAGAAAGTCTGAACATCTTAAATTTGCGCATTGCACCGTAGCACTCATTTTCGATTGCATGAGAAGCAAGCGTTGCTTTATCATCTGCAAATTTATTGCGTGCATCTGTTACATTTTTTAACTTTGTAACTACTTCGGGCTTCATCAAATCTTTTGCTGTAATGCACTCTATTCCAGTTCTGATGTAATCATCAATTTTCCTTCCATGCTCATCTTCGTACTTTAGAATCAACCTACTTGCGCCAACATTATTATAGAAGTTTTCGCAAAATGAATAAATATCATCTGCATTATTTTCTCTTTCGAGTTCAATGTCAATCATAATTCGCATGTCGCCCATATAATTGGCAGACTTTTGAAACAGTTCAATCAAATCCTTTTTGTTGGTGAAATATTCGTTCAACATCGTACATACGCCGTGCTCAGTATTTCTATGCCCATATTTGGTAAGTAGCGCCATCACATCATCGACGAGCTTGTCTGTGTCGCAATACTGACCCCACGCTTCCTTGATGTCTGCTTTTGTAAGAATGGTGCTTGGCTGTGCAGTATGAACGGTACCATCTTCTAAACCAGCAAAGTCAGCGCTGCCCCAAGAAAAATTACCATTATCTTCTGCAATGTTATATTCAGTATCGTCTTCAATACCGTTATGTTCAATAACCCTCGTGATTGTTACAGGACAGCCATTAAGACGCTCCATTCCATATCCGTGCCCATAACGATAATTGCTGCTAATGACGCCAAGATTTTCCCTTACAACAACACGATCCCCAACATTGTAGAGTGCCATAATTATATCTCCTTTCAATTATACAAGCTTGCAATTTTTTCCTTAATGCTTTTAAGGGTTTTGTCAGGAATGGATACGGAACTATTGTATTCCTTATACCAGCCACCATTAATAAGAAACAGCTTGTTGTACTTTTTAGAATACACAACATCAAGCGACTGACTTCTGTAACAAATTACAAAACGGTCAACAATGTTTAACTTATTGACTATTGCAGTAATATGATTCTTCCCTTTCAGCTTATAGTAAGTAACACCCATGTGTTTATATTCAATCTTTTCTGTGAACCCGTTTTCAAAAATTCTATCCACAGTAATTATGTCATCAAATAGGCCAGGATAATTTGTAAATATATCCTCAATGGGCTGCATTTCCGCCGTGGCGCAACCTTTGAACCTACATACTTCCCTTGCTTCCTGAGAATTAATATCGTAAAACCTAAACGATGCTCTGCAATACAATTGTGTACTCTTTTTTGTGTTTACCACATATCTCCCATCCTCTTGCAGAGTATATTTTGCAGATAACTGCTTACCATCTCCTTCTCTCATATATTGGCAACCAAAACAAGATGCAGAAGTTGAAGCCCTATCGGTATGTTCCTTAATTGCTTCCGGTGTATTTCTGATAAGTGCTCCGCAGGAAGAGCACTTTACAAATTTCTTTCTGTTATCTCTTGAAATAGAAACAATGCCTGCTTGATACGCGCAAGTTCCATCTTCTAAAGCAAATGTTCTTGCATCTTTCATTTCTGCTTTCTTCCATACATACTGGTCTCCGTTTGGGCAGCTTCTGAGCAGCACTCTCATAAAAATACCTCCATCTTTGATTTTATTTCAAATATATTAAACCACTGTATTTTTGCGGCTCCTTTTATCTTTATTATATCACCTTCCCTCTGAAATTCAATAAACAAATTTCACAAATTTTCTTAGCCGATTCTTACGAGTCCACCAAACATTCCTTTTACGGCAATGCTACCGAACTCGCTGAAATAGTCAATGGTCTTGTTCCATACATAGGCAAACACATAGCCTTCTTTAATATCGGCATTGTCTGTCTCCCATTCTTCCTGATAGTCGGACACATACAGAAAGTTGTACATATCCATCATTTCTCCATCAAGCTTCATAAGAGTATGGACTACATGATATACAAGTGCATTATTTTTTCTTTCAAATTCCTGCACCTTTGCAGTAAGCTCCATGTCGGCGCTAAACTCATATAGACCACCAGTCTGCTCAGAGAGTTGCACTTCATTTCTGCTCTTAAATGCCTTGATGCATGGAGCAAATAGCCCAAGCTCCTTCATGCGATTAATTGCCTCTGCCTTTTTAGTTTCTCTTGATACGTTCATATTTATTTTCTCCTTTAATATCGTATTGTTCTTCGTTTTATATTAATTTGCCAAATTATAGGACGGGATATTTGTTTGGTCTAAAAGTCCACATGCATTTGCAATCATTGCAATAACTGCAAAGACTACGATTGTTCCAATGAGCGCAACAATCCCGCCTTTTGTTTCGTCCTTTCCGAATAATAGTACGCAAGCAATGATAATAAGCAAAATAGTAATCATTTGTTTACCTCTCTTTATGCTGAAAGAATTCCCTCATATCAAGCCACTTCTCATTAATAATATTTCCGATTTTATATACTGCGGAACCCCAGCCATTATCTTCAAATCGAATGTATTTTCCAGGAAGATCCTCCCACTTATCCACACCAACCACCTCCAAGACCTTGGATATGACCTCCATAGACTTGGCTCGAAATACTCTTGTCTGTTTAGCTGGGTCAAATTCGTCAAGACAGTACCCTCCAACGCCACAAGTCATCCCTTCGGCAGAAATATAAATCATGAATGTCATAATTCCATGATCTTCTCGTCCAAGCATGGTGGACGTAATTCTTGCATTTTTAATCATTTTCATTCTCCCTTCAAACTCTTAAATACGTTATTATACTGTTTCTTGGTCATAAATACTACATGTGGATGATATTCATCTCCCTCTCGAATTAGTTTGTTGACTTCTTCTTCGGAAATATCTCTGTCATCAAATAGTGCAACATTATCTTGCTCGGCAAAGAAATCATATTTTTCTGTGTATTCAATCATTTTTACATGATGATTTGTGTTCATATTCACCTCTCATCTCCATAAGTTTTGGTTTGAATTCCAAACCACTCATTCTCAACCGTAATTACTGCTTGCCTAATCCATAGCATGCTGCACTTTTCATCGAACCACTTAATAATTTCCTCAATACTATCGTGGTCTCTTAGGTCTCCGAATACACTAATTGTAAATGCATCCATACAGCTTTTATTTGGATTCTCCCAAACACTCATTTGAAGGGAGCCCTCTGAGCCAAGAGGAAGAAAATGTTCTGGGCGATCACTTGCTTCATTCCATTTTTCAGTAGAGTCATAATAATCCAATTCCTTTCCAAAGATTTTTGTAAAATCTTTTCCTTCGTGTTGGAAACTATCAACCCTAAAGATTGCTGCAACGTGTGTCCAATTACTCATTTTACTTTACCTCCTTGATATCATTCAGTAGAATTTTCAATGCGGTAATATACTCATTGAGGTTTGCCATATTGTCCAGATGCATTTTTTCCTCTTCCCACACATCAGAACCCATCAACCAAATTCTTTCGTTTGAAATCGAACCAATGGCTTCTTTGATTTCTCTTTCGTACAGTTCAATCAACCAGCTTTTAACCGTTTCGTTCATGTCAACAATCCCCTTTAATCTTTCGTTGTGATTTCTATCGTACAGTTTAATCAGCCAGTTTTTAACCGTTTCATTCATATCGATAATTCTCCTTAATCTTGTGTTGTGATTTCTCTCACATAATGGTTAATTTCACTTTTGTCAGGTTCTCTTTTATAAATACATATTTTTTTTGAATCTTGCCACCGCGTTTTCATAGTTCAGCCAATAGCTGTCGATCCATGAAAAGCTACCATCTTCATTTGTTGCATATACTGCATAGAGCGTCATTACTTTGCCTCCATCAATTTAAAAATCCTCCTCATCCAACATTTCATCAAGTCTATCTGCCATTTCTTCAAACAGGAATACCGGTTCGTAATTCATTTCATTTGCAAGAGCAACAATTGCCCTCTTGTTCATATCGTCCTTGTGATTTTCTTTGTCCATTTTGTGTGCAAATTCACAAAGTTTTCCGTTGATATACACATCGGTGTCGGTGATTTTGATTGTGAATTTTTTCATTTTATTTTACCTCCTTTAAAATTATCATTTTAGAGTTCTTCTCCAGTTTCTGCATCGAATACTGAAAGATTGTTTACGCAATCAAATCCGGTATGTTTAAGTTCGTCATTCACGGTGAACCAAGGAGTATAATCTGTCGGATAAATTTCGCATTCAAATACTACTTTAACTTTCATTTTATTTTGCCTCCTTATTTTTTATATATATCCACAAATATAGCTGCAAATGCTCCAAACATTCCTCCAATCATTGCAGATAAGATAACAATTGCAGCAATTGTCATTTCACTTTACCTCCTTCACTTCAAATTCCTCAATGCATTCTTCATATGCAATATCAATTAGTTTTGCCTTAAACCAATCAATGAATTGCTTTTCTGTCATTGTCTGAATTGTGTTGTATTCCGTTAAGAACAGTCTAACCATCTGTCCTTCGGAAATAGCATACTCATACATCTGATTTGTCTTGACATGGATAGCATGGTGAACAAGGGTAATATTAATTTCGTTGATATATTCACTTCCATAGTTACAGGTGGGGCAACCATCATAGTGATAGCAGTTATCTTCATAATTTACGATACCGCCGTCTGTCATTTTAATAAGCATTTAGTTTACCTCCCTCTAAATCGTCAATGCCAATTACGTTAAATAGCTTTTCGAGCATTTACTTCTCCTCCTTGTCCAAATACCTCTCAACTGCATTGTTCCACGCCTTATTTACAGAGATTTTCTTGTTATTTGTCCAATCTCCTCTAAAGTCGCAGAAAGAGCATCTCCTTTGTGTTCCATCTTTACCGTGCCATACACTTGTACCCTTCTTGCCACATACTGGGCAGGGTTTAATAGGAATATACGGTTTCTTTTTGATTAGACTATAACCGAGCTTGCTTGCCTCAGTTTTCAGTTCTTCAAAAGTCATTTACTTTTCCTCCTTATCACATCTCTTTTATATCTTTCGTATTCTTTATCGCCCTTCATTTTTCTTTTTATGTTGTCTATGCCGTTGCGAAAATTTATGTAACTTTCACAACTTGAATGGCATCCAACCGTTCTTTTTGCGCAGTTTTGACAAGGAGATTTCATTCGCCATCCTCCTTGATATTCTTGAACTTACCCATTTCTGCACACAGCTTTGCTTTCTTGTGCTCAATCTCTGCCAACTGGAGCTTCATTGCGTCGTACTCCATCTTGGCTTTCGCATAAATACGATCCTGAATCGCATCCGCATAATAGCTCATGTCTGCCACATAGCAGTACAAATGACCATCAATGGCGGGCTTTCCATCGCGAAGCTTTACACGGAAGTTCGCATAAGGCATATGCTTCAAATCAGCACATTCCTTTGCAGAAGTGAACACCTCGCCGGTGTCCAGATTCATAACTGCCTTACCCTTACGACGGTCGCTCTCCACAATATACTTAGCCTTGATGATCTTAATGTTTTTCATGATGTTAATTTCCTTTCTGCCAGTTTGGCAATAATTAATAATCGTACAAATCCTGAGAACATACGTCAACAACGTTGTCATATGTCATATCGGACTTATCCATAACAAAATGGCCAACTGCTTCTGCTTTGGAACGAGCATAGGTGTCGTAATATTCATTCGCACCATACACATTCACATATTCGATAATATAATATTTTTGGGCATAGTAACTTTCTGCACCAGTGTAACTGTAGTTTGAGTAGCCGCCGCTGTAACTATAGTTTTTGCCATAGTATCCAAAGCTAGAACTCATATCTTCCACATACTCAAACTTATCGCTTTCCGTTGTCCTTTCGAGTATTTTACAAGCCGCCTCAATGCTTGCTTCCATTTCGGAAAACACCACATATTCATTTGTGGTGTGAGCATTATGATACCCGCAGGACAAATTTACCGCAGCACAACCAAGAGCGGGAGCAATTTCGCATATATCCGAATAGCTTCCGTAGTTCGTTTTGTAGAAATCCTGCGTGACGAATTCCTCGAACTCGTCATTCGCACAGGAATAAAATACTGCATCATTTGCATTGGCGCGGTCGAACTCGATAATATAATTAAAATCGAGTTCTTCCAGTAGGTCGCTCTTTGCAAACTTATCTGCGCCAATTCCTCCCTTCTCCTCATCTTCAGTAAAGAGCACTGAACAATTGATTCTTTTAAGAATTTCAAAAATCATATACACTCCACAACGATCATCTCCTCCGATTCCTTGCGGAGAGGAGATAATGTCACCAGTGTTATCGTACACAATTGTACTCGGAAGTACTTTGTGTACTGTGTCCATATGCGCTACCAAAAGCACAGGGAATTTTCCTTGTGCATATACAAAGCCATTTTCAACAACGGCTTTTCCATGAGTTACCTGCAACCTCTGCTTTACATGATTCTTCAAGGATTTCTGAGACATACGGCAAATCTTTTCAAATTCCTTATTCATACACATTATCCCCCTTAGTTTTCGGTTTCGTTTTCATCCTCTTCGGTACAGTTGCGGCAAAGAAGCATGCCAGCAATCTCCTTCATATCTGTGAATCTGTGCAGTTCTCCACACCGTTCACACGGTGCAAAGTTTGTCTCTACACAAGTATCACAGAAATATGCGTCTTCACTTTCCATCCAGACGGAATGTCTGGCTGTGACATACTCGCCACATTCCGCGCAATGATAGAAATTATCAATACAATTTGAACAGACAGTCCCGAAACCTCTTACTCTGGTCCCTTCTCCAATATGATATTCATCACAACGATCGCACCAAAATACACAATCATTGCAATAGTATTCCCCATCAACAAAGATGGCGTCGTCTTCGTCGATTTCGCACCCGCAATGGGCGCAGGTGATTTTATTTGCACAGCAGGAGATATTTCCTTGCACGTCATGCTCTTCCCCGCATTTAATACAGATAGGACTGTGCCCAATGGTGATGCACTCTTCGTTTTCGCTCCCCTTCGGGCGAGAAAGAGTGCAGTTATCATAGCACTCATAGTCCCTGTAATGAGTGCCCTCAGAAATTGCATATTTTGCAGAGGAACCAGTACCTCTGCTTAGCGTCCAAATGTTCGGAAAATCAAACAATTCAGACATAATGCTTTGCACGATTTCTCTGTGAGGAGTGTATGCACTGTTGTTGCCATCATTGTCCTGCGGATACAACCTGCCTTGGATAAGTTTCTCCTCACCCCAATGGAACATTTGACGATTAATTTTAGGCTCATTCCAGAAGTCGTTTCCATTGTAAGAAGCGTCTACAGTATAGAATACCATAGACGGAGAATCAAGCATATAGCTTACAGTACCAGAGGAATACATCCCCTCGTAACTGTTGGGCATATTGCGCTTGTTTTCCTTGTCTATGGTGTGGCAACTTGCCCAGGAATTGCCAAAGGACATGGTGAGATAGTCGAGGGGGTTCACAGAAAGAACCGTGTGCCTTTTAATTTTCAGCGGATTGAGGGCGTCGGCATACTTGGCAAAGGCACTATTATAGATAGGCAACTTGTCATAACCAATGTAGCCAAGGAGTTTGTTAACCACACGACTCATTTTCTGTCCTTTGTGTGCATGAATACTGGGACAAATCTCGTTCAACCTGGAGACAATCTCGTCTCCGATATACTGTTCGGTGCAATTTGGCAACGAATGGATAAAACCGTAAATTTTGCTCGGAAGTTTTATGCCGTAATCAACGACATGATTCCTCATGTCTTTTGGCATGAATTCTCTTACGGCCATAGCGGTGTCATAAGATAGAATCCATTGCTTGAATCTAACGATTTCCTCCTTGTCAATTTCCCTTGAGAAGTCATGATCGAATGCAATCATGAACTTGCCAGGGATATAGTTAGCGTGCTTCTTAAAGGCAGAAATTAGTTCTGCCTTGTTTGTCGCCCAAACGTCGATGATTTTATTGAGTGCTTCATCAGAGCACCGATAATTATACTGGTTGAGCAGGGACTTCATATTATCGAGCAGCATGCTCCTTTCTTCGTCTGTGATGATTTCCTTTACGAGATTCATATCAATCTCCTCCTTTTTCTTTTCTGAAGCCGGTTCAACCAGCTCAAAATAATAAGCTTCCACCATAAAGTTGTTGGATTCATCGACAAGATTAGTTCTCTGTTGAGATACCCAAATCTCATCATCACGGACTCTTGTTACATAACCAGTCCATCCATCGGTTGTAATCGTATACGGAGCAAAGCTAAACGCTCTTACCTTATCTCCAACATGAAACATAATTATTTGCCTCCTTTAGTTCATGTAATCAGTGATATTTGCCCCATTGTATGTTGTATACAGAACGTGGTTAGTATTGTTATACGCCAGAACAACGATTGCATTTTCCACTTCGTCAGTCTCATAAATGGCTTTGCTTAGGTCGCTGAATGCACTGTCAAAACCGTTTCTATTGAAGGTCGAGGTGGTGTTTACACCTTTGATTGATACGAACACATAATAGATTCCATCGTCATATTCTGTGTGGAGAATCATGTCATCGAGGTCCTCACGTAGTTGTTTGTCGACATCCTGCCATGGTTCGTTTCGCTTGATGTCGGTGGTGATTTTCTTGTTGCCGCCACAGGCAGTAATAGAGAAGATGACCATAATGGCGAGAAGCATAGCAATAATCTTTTTCATAGTATTTTCCTTTCTCAGTAATTTTGCATTGTTGTTACCACACGAAATCGGGATGCTCTGCCATGAAGGGTTCGATGACTTCCTCGATGGCACGTTTTGCAATATCAGGTGTTTTGAATGTCGGGTCAAAATACCTATAGTTTTCCATTATAGGGCAAAAGTTTCCTTTTCCTTTATTTGCAATACTGAAAACTCCGCTACCGCCATTCTGTTCACTAAAACGCCACAACAGACGGCTAAGATTTTCCCACATAGCACGCTGTTCTATAATTGCCTTGTCGGTACAGTAGTTGGCTACATCAAAGCAATATTTATCAAATGGGGCTTCGGTTTCATGAGCGGATGTCACTCTTCCAACAGGCGAAATATAATAATAAACTTTGCGCATTTCAGCTCTATCGAAAGGGCTATCCTTCGGTAACTCAATACCAAGAGCCCTCATCTGTTCCGCAGTCAATTCTGCCTTCTTTCCATTAATGCAAATGTAGTTTTCCATCACATAACCTCCTATATTGTTATCATCAAGGGCAACATAGCGTCGTATCAGCGTTCAATCGTCATGATTTTTCTCCTTGAGCAGCTCTCTTACATCGTGAATGATTTCCACAATGTAATCTCCTTTTCTTATTGTGCTGCAATAACCTTTTGCGACGCAGTTGTTGCAGTCTTCGCAATTAATCATTGCGGAAAGAATGCTTAGTTTTTCTAGTACGTTCATTTGGTTTCTACCTCCTTAAACCATCCTAATTACGACTTCTGTTGCGGAAGATGTTCCCGGCTCAATTAGATACGCAACATCTTCCACTTTATACAGTTTACCGTTTACCTTTACCTTTTCTCCTTGTCTTGGAAGATATTGCATCGTCCCGCTGATAATGAGATCTTTACCAACATAAAAATACACCCTAAACATTTGCTTTATTCCTTTCCGTTTAGATTTTTACCAACGCTTCGATAAGCTGGTAAAAAATGCCTATAATTGTTAAAATAAGAACAATAATTCCGTCTTTCCTTTCGTCCTCTCCGAATAGCATTATAAAGAAATCAATGATAAGTACAATGGCAACCATTTATTTACCTCCATTCTATTCTGGATAAAGTTCTTCATCAAGCAGAATGTAACCCAATGCCTGAAGAACAACAGGTGCTTCATCGGGTTCAATTCCGTTATCAACCAGGCATTGTTCTGCCTTAGAAAGATTGTTTTTGATACAGCTTCTCATGTCGCTGACCGCATTGTTCCAACCACGAACGTAGTCCATAGAAGGCGCCTGTGACATAACAAGTTTATTCATTTTGCTTCCTCCTTTATCGAAGATTCAGCTTTTTGACAACTTCAAATGTTTTCAAATTGATTATTACGACATCATCGCAACCGACGGCAAGAATCATTTCGTTGTTTTCTCCAAACACGCCGAAGTTATACAAATCATAAACATAATACATGTTTGTGATTTTCCCGTTTTCGCTTTTGCAAAAGAACTCGCCATACCAAAAGCATCCGTAACCGTCCGCTTCGCTTTGCAGAAACTCTTCATCGAAACGGAAGAACTCGATTACTTCGCCAATGTTGCTATCATTATCGCAGAAGTTATTAGTAATGTACTCACGAACACCTTCTGTCATAGCTTCCCAGATTGTCATTTTGCCTTAAACCTCCAAAATCACATACAAAGCATGTGTCCCTTTTGGAAAGGTGAAGTTTTTAACCTTCGCCTCCCTGTATTCTTGACGGATATAACGGGTGTCTCCAACTGCCTTCTCGCAAATACATCTTCCGTTTCGCAAAACGACGACTCTGCTGATATCGGTGCCAAGTTGGTAAAACATATTGAGAAATTCGATTAATTTCATTTTGCATTACCTCCTCAATTTTCTGTTTATAAGCATAAACAGAATCACATCAATAATTACAATGAGAAACGCATATAACATGTTGTATAACGGTGCGCCGTTTTCGACGCCACCTACAATTGCCAAAATAAGAAAAAATGAAATCATTTATTTTACCTCACTCTCACACACAATTCGTCGTCGTAGAAACCAAAGGCAACAACTTCCTTTTCATGGACATTTCCATAAGACAAAGCAATCGCAACTTTGTCTTTAACAATCGGTTTAAGATTGTCGTCATTGACAACCAAAATTCCGTTCCAGTTGTCGTAAAGATTCACAAAATCATACAGTTTCATTTATTTTCCTCCTTGTGTTGTACGTTTTTGCAAAAGATGGGCAATGCTTATTTTGATTAAAACTCATAATAAAACGCCCAAACATTTCGCTTGGGCGCTTGATATAGGTTTTACTTGAACATGCTACAGTGGATTTTCTCTTTGTATGTCCACCCCATAGACTTGAGCAATTTGCTCATTTCCCCAGTAGACACACACTGGAACTCGCCCTTGACTGGCAAAGGATTAATAGGACACCTTATACGGCAAATGCATTTATTGTCCTCGTAACGGACAAGGAGAATGAGCCGAATTTCCCTTTCCGTTGCGTATTCTGCACGAATACGAGCAGCTTCTTGTGCGTCCTTAAACTTGGGATAGCGGCCATTCAGCCACTTGAGCAGGTTGTCTCGCTTGGCGTAGACGATCGCCTGGGTATACGTTGCCTTTGCCTTTTCATTTGCCTTGAGCAGACCCAGGGCGTCGCTATTCATATGTTCCCTGCAGTCATTCATGTTATAGTAGGGGCATCCCTTACAGTCTGGCGAAACCATACACCTCTCCAGAGCCTCAATAACCTGTGTCTTATTCATTATTACCTTCCTTTCTGAAATAAAATTTTGATTTCTCTTATAGCAAGGTTCGATTGTGGATTATACGGGCAGGGCAATAGTCAGTCTGTCCCGACTCAAAGGTCTATAGCTCCACTTTACGCTCAACTGACACGGTTATCGGCAGACTTTCGTCTCCCTTGCTATAAGATTTGAATGACTCGCTTTCGCTTGTCTGGAATGGGACTTTTTGTTCTTCGGAAATCCCTTAGAAACCGCTATTCAGTTGTCTTGTACCAGTTTCATTTTAGCGCAGCCAAAGTCCAAAAAGGTCGCAACCCCTTATTTGCCTTGCCGAAATAAAATTGGTTATGGATTAACCCTGTATGCTTTACGAGTTGAATATTTGAAATGAACGGGAGTGATAAGGTTTGCCTTGAGCAAATCGCCCAGGCTTTCCTTTCCAATTAGCGAGACAAGCTCTTTTTCGTAGAGAATGCCGTCGCTTTTGGTCTTTTCTTTTAGAAATTTATGCATTGTTTCTGTATAATGATTCATTGCATATTCAATGTAGTCGTGGCAGATCATATCTGCAACAACTTGTGGGTCTGCATTGTTTCGCTTGGACATTTCCAGGTCGAATTCCCTTTGGATTTTATCGTCCCAGGGAATGCAGAGATCAGAGAAAATTTGCTTTTTCTCTTTCAAAATCGGATTCATTTTGTTTTCCTTTCTTCAAAACACGCCATAATGAGACCGTGCGCTTCAGAGATCGCGCATCGGTCACACTCGATACGCATTCCCTTATAGCAGCAGATGTTGCAAGAGATATTGAAAGACTTGATTGCCGCTTCCTTTGTAGCGGCGGTGTACTGATAATTTACTCCAATTTGTTCAAGTTTACGCATATTATCCTCCTTTCCTTTGGGCTTTGATTGTTAAGCCCATAATTATAGGCACCACCGAAGTGATGCCCATAGGTTATAGGCTTATTTGCCTTACTTTACCTTGACGAATTCGCCGTCGTTCCAGTTCCATTCACCATCATCAGAGTAGATATAGCAGAGTTCATAGCCGGTCATGTGGCCGAATGCCGCCGCGTAAGCAGGGATGTTATCAGGGTCAATTTCCAGTTCGAGGGTTTTGCCGATGACAACCATTCCGCTGTAATACGTGTTGTTTTCGTAGAACTCCCATCCCTGAGAGTAATAATTGATCACAGATTCCGTATCGGTGACGCAAATTTCCGCCTTGATAAACATTTTGTAATTTGCCATAATATTTCCTCCTTAACTATCGTACCCATCCATCCTCATGCAGACTTTTGGGCATAAAAAGGGGTAGAGTGCTCAACTCTACCCCTATGATGACGGGCTTATGTTCGCGCCCCCGACCTCTGCATAGTCATCAATCAGCAACCATACGGCTATTCTGCTATTCTCGTACACGTAAATCTCCCGAGATGTATGGAATTACGTCCTTGCTTACCATTTATAGCATTAGGTCATTAACAATTAAGCCAATGATAGTTTTAGGACGTGGCCTAACTCCTACGTCCACTTATACACCAAACTATCAAAAGTGTCGTTATAACTCCTGTAGAGCAGTCAACCCATACCCTACCTACCCTCGGTGCAGTATGCACCTTAATTAACTGTTGCAAGAGCACAACAATTTGGCACCGAAACAATATAGGTACGTTCCTCTGTTTGGATCAGAACAGGTATTCTTACCGCAGAATCTCACTGCATAACATCGTGTGGTGATAATGCTTTGTCCTACTTGCTGACCTCTCGGACTTATTCTGCGAGCAGACCACACGGCATAGTCATAACTTTACCCATATAAAGTTATAGGCTACCCCCATTCTTCAATGGGATGCAATGTTACCACGAGTATTTGAACGGATGCACCAGGGCATACGAACAGAATGGTAACACGGTAGTATCCTTCCTACATCGGCTATATACGGTCGCTTTGTCACCATGCTCCATCACGGCTATGGTGGTTTTGACGACAATACACCACGGTCTAACGGATGCCATTTTCCAGGGGCATCGGTGCATCACGGGTATGGCGCACTGCTGTGGACAATAGTCCTACATAGGGGTAACGCTCCCCCATACCTACAGGTTCATATATGTTTATGGCATCTCACACCTTAAATTATACCACTCCCGTGATATAATATACAATCATTCCATCGGTGACTATATGGGCATAGTCTGTGGTGGTGATATTGTGGGATATACACTCCAAAAACACCTATGATTGCCCGATTTTTCGTGCATTTTTCAAGGTTCAATCTAACAGAATACCGTCAAAACGTCCATTCGGCAGACTACGGCAATAGATGGTAACACAAACACCCCGTCGGCAGGGCAAAATCCACCTATGCCAAAACGATATTTAGTTAGGGATAGTTTAGCCTGACGAAAGTCAGTTGATAGCTACACCACGGAGAGGTACTATCCTTGTAGCCGGCCCCTATAAGGGGCAGAATATCGTGCGGGACAGTTTGACAGTGTTACTTCTTGGCAGACTTGCGCGCAGCGCGTTTGTCCTTGAGGGCCTGCTTGCGGGCCGCCTTGGCAGCAATGACGTCCTCAATAGGAATCATAAACTGTTCGTTGATGGAGTTTGACAGAATGGCGGTGGCGTTCTTAATGAACACCGATTCAGATACGATGACATGTTTATCACGGAAGTGTCCGCCTTCGGTGTTCAGGCGGGTATATTCGGCCTTCCACGACTCGACTTCCGCCAGCTGTTCAGGGGTAGGGTCATCAGACTTGGAGACAACCTTGCGGGACTCCCGAAGCATATTCCAACAGTGTGCGCCTTCTTCGGTCAGGCACATAGGGGCAGAATCAAGCTTAAAAGTCTTGGCCAGCAGAAGGTCAGCAATGGCCTTCGTGTTCAGAGTGTCCCCATTGACTTCACCAATAAGGGAAATCAGGGCGCGGACTGCGGCAAAGTAGTCGTTCTTGACTTCATCGGACACGGCGTCGGCGTTTTTGGAAAGAACCTTCATAGATTCGGAGCTATACTTATAGCCCATATGAAGGATATTGATCAGGGCAGATTTGTAGGCGGTGGCATTTGCCACGCCTACGGTGGTGCCGTCGGGAATCACCTTATGACGATTCGCGGAATAGTGGAAAAAATCTTCCCAGATAGAAGCGTTTTTGTTTTCAGTCGACATAATAAAATCCTCTCTTTCTGCGGCTTTTACCGCACTAAAAAAATTGTTTTTACTATGTCAAACTATCCCCACACGATATTCATTTATCAAGATACATTGCCCATCAGGTTTTCGGCTTGTGCTTGCCTTGTCCCTT